TCCGCCGCCGGCTCGAGCTGACCTCGAACCCAGACCTGCTCGGCTTCGTGGTGCTGTTCAACGAGGCCGGCCAGCCGATCCGCTACGATGCGGTGCGCGGCAAGGTGACCTCGGGGGGCAAGCGGCTCACCGAGCCCGACCGGCTGGTGACGGTGGGCAACGGGAGCGGCGGCACGAACATGGCCGTGCGGCAGGCGCCCTCGGACGAGGGGACCTGGGGGAGCAGCGCGCCCTACATCTACTACTGGACCACGAACGGCGAGTACGTGCAGTGGTCGGGCGCCTACCTCTACTCCGACCGGCCGATCCGCCTGCGCGTGGAGCCCATCGTCATCACCACGGTGACGGAGGGGCGGTGATGGATCGCTACCTGCAGGAGGCCTTCGAGGCCTCCTGTCGTGCCGCGTGCTGCCCGCGCGGCTGCGATGCCGACATGCTGCCCTGTGGGGCGGTCGAGAGATATGGGGAGACCGTGAAGCGGGCGATCAAGGCGTTCCTGATCACCCTGCCGCCGGTCGGGACCGTGAAGGAGGACATGAACCCGTTCCCTCCGGGGATGCGCGAGGTCCGCACCTCGCCCTACGCCATCTCCACCTACTGGAGCCCGACCGTGGTGGCTCAGGCCCTCAACGGCGAGGACGTGTCGTGAAGCCGCCCGCCATCACCCCGGCCCAACGGGCGGTTCTCCAGCGCGCGGCCGACAACGGCGGGATCATCGAGATTGGCGGGCTGGACGGCGACACGGCCCGCCGGGACGTCATCTGGCGCCTCTACGAAGCGAACATGCTCTCTTACGTCGCGCCGCGTCAGGGTGGCGGGCAGCCCTGGCGGCTCACGGAGGCGGGCCGCGCAGCGCTGGCGATACAACGGCCCGTCAAGACGGCGGAGAAGCGAAGCGGTGATGATTCTCATCCCGTTTCCTGAAGAGCCACGCGACCCGCTCTTGGCCGAGATCATCGCGGGGATGGAGCGGAAGACCATCACGGACATGACCGCCTACAGCGCCCGCGTCCGCTTCCTCATGAGGAAGGCGGCGAAGGAGGCGATGCGGGTCGAGCCGAACGACGTGACGCTCATGACCGAGTGGGGCGTCGTCGGGCCTGGCTTCAGCACAAAGGGAGCGGGCTTGAACTGGTCCCTCGGCATCGGGCGCGACGCACCAGAGGACGAGGAACTGATGGGGTGGTGCGACCCCTATCGCCATGGTCTCGATCTGCTCCGCGCCCGGGCGACGAAGGACTACGGCCGCGCCGACGAGATCCGCGCGGCGATCATTGCCTACTACCACGCGGAGGTTCGGCTGGTTCCCGAGGGCCTCCTCATCACGACAGCAGAGAAGGGATTCTACTGATGAGTGAGTATCGCCCCGCCCCCGGCTCGCGCTGGCGGCACCACAGCGGAGCGTTCTACGAGGTCGTGCTGATCGCCAATCTGCCTAACAGCGAGCGCTACCCGGAGACGGTGGTCTATCGCGGGGAGAACGGCCAGACCTGGGCGCGACCGCTCTCCGACTGGCACCGCTCGATGACGCGCATCGAGCCGCCCAAGCCGGCGCCGCGGCCCGCGCCCAAGCCGCGGAGCCGGCGCGACGATGATCCCGACCCGGCCACGGTCGCGCGCGAGATGACGGATCGGGAGCGCGAGCTGATCCTGCAGCTGCCCGACGTGACCGGCATCGGCTTCGATGACCGCATGCTGATGGGGTACGGCACGGGCGGCAGGAGGGTGTGGAGCCGGCTGGTGCAGTCCCCCTGGGGCTGGGCCGTCCACGACAAGCCCTGGGCGCTCACCGAGCTCGGCATCCTCGTCCAGCACGAGGTCAGGCTGATGCGGGCGGCCGCGGCGGTGGAAGGGGCGCCCCATGGCTGAGACGACCATCGAGTGGACCGCGACGCGCGGCCCCGACGGGACGCTGCAGCCCGGCTACACGATGAATCCGTGGACCGGATGCCTGCGCGTGTCGCCGGGGTGTGACCACTGCTACGCTGCCACCCTCTCCAACCGCGCCCCGGGCACCTTCGGGTCCTGGGAGCCGGGCGCGGCGCGCAAGCGCACCAGCGAGGCGTACTGGAAGAAGCCGCTGTCCTGGAACCGCAAGGCCGAGCAGCTCGGCGTGCGCCTGAAGGTCTTCTGCGCCTCCATGGCCGACGTGTTCGACAACCAGGCGCCCGAGGACTGGCGGGTGGAGCTGTGGCGGCTGATCCGGGAGACGCCGCATCTCGACTGGCTGATGTTGACGAAGCGGCCCCAGAACATCCGCAAGATGCTCCCGCAGGAGGTGGACTTCGGGCGGGCGGCGTGGGGGAGGGGCGGGCCCTGGCCGAACGTCTGGCTCGGCACGACGGTTGAGAATCAGGAGGAGGCGGATCGGCGCATCCCGCACTTGCTGGCCGTGCCGGCGCGCGTGCGCTTCCTGAGCTGCGAGCCGCTGCTCGAGCGGGTGGTGATCCGCGAGCATTGGCTGGTACGGCACCACCCCCAGAGCGCCCGCGTGGACTATGTGATTTGCGGCGGCGAGAGCGGCGCCGGCGCGCGGCCCATGCACCTCGACTGGGCGCGGAGCCTGCGCGACCAGTGCGCGGCCGCAGGCGTGCCGTTCTTCATGAAGCAGATGGGCGGGCCGGTGAAGGCGAGGATGCCGCCCATCCCCGAGGATCTGATGGTGCGCGAGATGCCCTGTGCGTGACCCGAGCTACCTGACCGGCCTGCGCCTCGTTGCCGACCCCACCATGCTTGATCGGGTGCAGCACTCCCGCTCGCCGAGTCGGGCGAAGCGGCGCGCGAAGCTCGGGCACCCGCAGCACACCCGCCTCGTCCCGTCTGGCCAGGTGCGGATCGGCGCGGGGATGCTGGTGGCGCACTCGAAGACGCTCGCCGAGCTGCGAGCCGAGGTGGAGAGGAGGGTGAAGCCCCATGCCTGACCTCCTGCGCCTGCTCGGTCTGCCGCGACGGAAGATCGTTCGCATCGTGATCACCTACCGCTTCCCCGGCGCGCAGGAGGGAGAGAGGGATGAGGCGCGCACGGCCATGGTGCGCGTCTCACGCTGGCCCTGGCTGCGGGCGCACTGGGAGGCTGTGCTGGACCGCCCGAAGTGGATGCCGACCGCGGATCGCATCACGCTGACGATCGAGGAGGTGAAGCCGTGAAGCACCCCCCGCTCGAGCTCGACACCGACGACTGGCGCAGCCGGTGGCTGGTGACCGAGGGATGGGAGCGGCTGCATCGGGTGTCGAGCATCACCTGGGACCCGGATTTCCAGGGCCAGAAGATCGTCGGCCGCGGGGTGACGGTCTGCGGGAAGCGGGGCCGTCTGCAGGTGCCGGGCATTATTTCGCGCATGGGCCTGACGCGGTGCGTGCGGTGCTGCCGCATCCTCGGCATCCCGGAGGGCGAGGGCGCCCCCTTCAACGCCTTCGAGGGCGACCACAAGAACGCCTGATCCCGACGGGCCTTGCGTCCCCATCGCGCCCCGAGTATCACATCAGAATGTGAGAAAGGGGCTGATGATGAGCGAGCAGAACGAGAGCAAGGCGCCGTGGGACGGCTTCCCGCCCGGTCGGGAGCAGGGGGGCTGGCATTTCCTGCGGCGCCGCGGACAGAGGGAGTTCACGGTGGGACACTGGAGGCCCGGCAATAATTTCCCGTGGCTGGTCGGAAGCTCCGCGTTTCGCCCAGACGAGGCGGCCGCCGTCTTCGACTACGAGGCGCCCTGCGCCACCCCCACGCAGGTCTGGGAGCGCGAGAACGCGGCGCGCGAGGCCGGCCGCGCCGCGGTGCGGGAGGAGATCACGGCGGTCGTCGTCGCCTACGAGCAGCTCGTCCTGGGTCAGCTGCGGGACGCCCTCGCCATCGACATCACCGAGAAGTCGGGCGCGGACGCCTTCCGCGCCGGGGTGTCCTACCGGGCGATCTGGATGCTGCTCCAGAAGCTTCGCGGTGAGGGCGGGACGCCGCCCGCTTCGCAGGAGACGCCCGAGACCGAGGCCGAGCTGCGCGAGATGATGCGCGACCCGCGGTACTGGCGCCACCGCGAGCCCGACATGGTGAAGCGGGTCTCGGAGGGCTTTCGGCGGCTGGTGGGGCGCGATGCGTCGGAGGGGGGCGCCCATGGGTGATGCCATCCCCGACTGCCGGACGTGCCGGCATGCGCGCCGCGTCAGTATCATGACCCTGCTGTACGACATCAGCTGCGAGCGGCCAGAGGTGGTGGAGGGGCGCCGCCCGATGCCGCACGAACTCGGCGAGGCGGCCGCGCGCGGGAAGCGGCCGGAGCGCGTCGCCGTGTTCTGCTCGACCGCCCGGCGCGACGACATGGACCCGCCGAAGCTGGTGGTCGCCAACGCCAGGATGGTCCCGGGCCCGGCCGTCCTGCGCCCCGACCGCTGCGGCACCAAGGGCCGCTATTGGGAGCCGCGCGAGAGCTTCTGGGCCAAGTGGAGGTTCTGGTGAGCGAGAAGGGCCAGACCCAGAAGCCCGAAGACGCGGCCAGGACCGACGCCGAGATGCGCGCGGCCTGCGAGCAGCTGGTCCATGTCCTGGCGACCGAGCCGCCCTGCACGCGCCCCTGCTCCCCGAAGCACCGCACGGTGGCCGACTCCTGCGAGTGCGCGGAGCAGGCGGCCGCGCTGCGCGCGCTGCTCGCCCGCGTGGACGCCGCCGAGGCCCGGGCGAAGGAGCTCGATCAGATCTTCGATGCGTCTTGGGCCGCGGACATGAAGGGCGTCGAGATGTGGCGCCTCGCCAACCCGGGGCGCGACCTCGTCCTGCCCAGCCGCTTCAAGCTGGTCACCTGGCTGCTCGACCAGCTGAAGGCCGAGAAGCTCCTGGCCGAGCGGCTCAAGATCGAGGTCGATGGCGCCATCGCGCGGGCGGACCGCGCCGAGGCGCGCATGGAGCAGCGGGACGAGAAGGGGCGGGAGCTGTCCGCCTTCCTGGCGGGCGCGCGCTCCATGCGCGCCTGCATCGAGGTCGCGGCCCGGGAGGCCGCGCGCAAAGAGGAGGAGCGGATTCTCGCCCTCTCCACCGCCCCCAACCAGGGATCGAAGCCGTGAACACGAATGTCCCCCCCATCATCGACAAGATCGCCACCGGCGTCGCCTGGCTGGTCACCGCGCTGGTCACGCTGACCATGATCGCGGTCGGGCTGGCCATCATCGCGGCCGTCTCCTGGCCCTTCATGTCGTGGAGCTGCGACGCGCGTTATGGCAGCGTCATCGCCGGCGCCACCACCAGCTACGGCCCCATCCAAGGCTGCCAGATCGTCCTGCCCGACGGGCGGCGCATCCCGGCCGAGGCGTTCCGCGAGCCCGTGCGGTGAGCTACCTCGGCTTCCACCGGGCGGCCAAGCTCTCGCCCTGCGGCGTCTATCGCTACAGCCTCGAGCGGGGCTGGAGCGCGCGGCCCTGGCTGACGGTCATCATGCTCAACCCGTCCACCGCCGACGCCATGGTGGACGACCCCACCATCCGCCGCTGCGTGGGCTTCGCCCAGCGGGACGACTTCGGTGGGATCCATGTGGTGAACCGTTACGCGCTCCGCGCCACGAATCCGGCCGCGCTGCAGATCGCGCCCGACCCGGTGGGGCCGGACAACGAGAAGGCGATCCGGCACGCGGTTGGCGCAGCGCGCGCGGGCGGCGGCCTGATCCTGTGCGCCTGGGGCACGAAAGGGTCCAGCGACGTGACGGGCCTCCTGCGGCTGTTCCGCGAGGAGCGGGCGGTCGAGCTGCTCCGCTGCCTCGGCGTCACGAAGGAGGGGCACCCGCGGCACCCGCTCTACGTGCGGGGCGACCAGCCGTTCGAGCCGTGGCCGCCGCAGGCCGAGAGGGAGGCGGCGTGATGGTGCTCGTGTTCAAGGACGACGCCGTTGAGGCGGGGTGGCAGACCTCTCGGGGTAGGGGATATCGCCCCATGGTCTTCCCCGCCGGCCTGCATGGGGGCGGCGAATATCCGGTGCCGGGCGAGTGCGACTACGGCAGCCCGCGACAGGCCGTGAACGTCGCGGTCTCCTATCTCATCGCGCAGAAGCGCCGGCGCCGCGCCGCCGTGCTGCGCCTCTACGCAGCCGCCCTCAAGAAGGCCGCCAGCCATGCCGGCTGAGAGCATCAGCGTCGCCACCTCCATGACCGAGGAGGAGCTCGAGAAGCTCCTGCTCGAGCTTGTGAGGCGAGCGGCAACGCTCGATGCCGACTGGCGGGCGACGCTCGCCGAGGCCGAGCGGCGCTACCCCGAGGCCGGGCGAGCGATCGCCTTCATCTACGGCGCGCGCAGCGGCCATGAGGTCGTCCCCGTGCCGACTCCGGGCGCCATCTGGACCGACAAGCAGGTCGAGATGCTGAAGGCCAGGCAGGCCGACGAGAGCCGCCACCCCTACACCTGCCCAGGCGAGCACCCGGAGTGCGCGATGATGCGCAACCTCATCCCCACGACGCACGGGTGGATCTGCGCGTGCGGCCGCTACACCCAGGACTGGTCGCACGAGACGGGCGGGCCGCGCCATGCCGGCTGAGAGCATCAGCGTCGCCACCTCCATGACCGAGGAGGAGCTCGAGCGCTTCACCCGCAGCCTCAGCGTGGACCATCGGCGCGCGCTCCGCGCCTTCGTGGGCGGCATCGAGCCGATCGAGAACCCGCTCTGGGTGTCGAAGTCGGTGTGGAGGGGGTGGATGGCCCGACTGAAGGTCAAGGGCCTCCTGCATCCTGCGCCGCGAGGGCAGCGGCACCGTTGCACCCCGCTCGGCCTGCGCGTTGTGGACGTGCTGCAGCGCCCCCCGCCGCCCAAGATCCCCGACTGGTTCACCGAGGCGCATCGCGAGGCGCTGCGCCAGCCCCAGGGGCTCTACCATCACTGGGAGGTGATTAGCTCGCTCGTGGCCGAGGGGCTGCTGATCCGCACCGACGGTCGCTGTGGGGGCAGCGTTCTGAACCTCCCCTGGAACGTCCGGCACATCCGCTCGGAGAGCGGTATTGCCCTGCTGAAGCTGCTGGAAAAGGAGGCGCCCCATGCGTGACATCCCCATCCTGTTCAGCGACCGCATGGTGCGGGCGCTCCTGCGCGAGGCCGAGGCGCCCGGGACAGGGAAGACCGAGACGCGGAGGCTGGCGTGGCGCGCGCCGAAGCTCCGCGGCGGCGTCGAGTGCGAGCACGGCTACGACACCTGCCCCGACTGCGACGGCCTCAAGCCGTCCTCCTGGCGAAAGGTGAAGCCGGGGGATCGGCTCTGGGTGCGCGAGACCTTCAGCGGTCCGCACGAGTACAGCGACCTGCCGCCCCGCGCGTGGTTCACCACCACCCCCATCTGGTACTGGGCGGACGGCAATCCGGCCGGCGGCGACTGGACCAAGCCGCGCCCCGGTATCCACATGCCCCACTGGGCGAGCCGCCTCACCCTCCTGGTGAACAGCGTGCGCGTGGAGCGCCTGCAGGAGATCACGGAGGAGGGCGCGCGGGCGGAGGGCGCGATCCTGCTGCGCTCGGGCCGGATCACCGACGTGGCCGGAGGCCAGTATGGCGGGGCCGTGTGGCAGACTGCGCGGGGATGGTTCCGCGAACGCTGGAACGACCTCCACGGCCCCGGCGCATGGGACCTCAGCCCCGAGGTCTGCGTCCTGTCATTCTCGGTCGCCAAGCGGAATTTCAACCAAAGGGACGACCATGTCTGACACCCACGAGAGAAGGGCGGCCTACGCCGCCTACAAGGAGCTCGAGCCCATCCTCGACAAGGTCACCGAGATGATGGTGACCTGCCCCATCGACGACCGCGGCAAGCGAGGCCTCGCCATCTTGGTCTCGGCGCACTTCTTCGGCTGCCTGCTCGCCGCGTTCCAGCTAGAACCCACCCGCGAGAACGCGCAGGAGATCGCGGGGCTGATCGTGGCTAGCATGAAGAGCGGGGCGCACTGATGGGCAAGCGACTGACCGTGCGCGACTGCCTTGATCGCGCTGAGGCGGCCAAGACGGCCGCTGCGCGCGAGCACTGGTGGGATATGGCGAGGGTGGTCTGCCGCGAGGAAATCGCCGCTCAGGCGCGAGAGAGCAACCGGCGCTACCAGGCCGAGGCGTGGCCCTGGATCGTGGCCGCCGCCGTCGGCTTCTGCCTCATCGCGGCCCTGGCGGGATTTGCGCCCTGATGGCGGGCTGGTGGCGGCGACGCGAAGGCCGCATCTGGCCGATGTTCCTGCCGTGGATCGGCGTCGAGACGCTCCACCCGGAAGACGTGCTGGGGTTGGGCCTGCCGGCCCGCGGCACCTGGCGCGTGCTGTCGGTCGAGTGGTTCCGGCGCGGCCTCACCCTCGCCGCCTGGAGAGCGCCTGATGCCTGATCGCTACGTCTCCTGGGTCAGCGCCACCTGGCATCCGCAGGCGCTCCCTACCAGCGTCGTCCACGAGCAGGACAAGGCGCCCGTCAACACGGGCCTGCTCGACGCCCTCGGCCGGCCGCTCTACCGGGTGCCCGAGACCGTCCCCATGGGCTTCCACGCGCCACCGCCCCCTTCACAGGCACGCCCGAAGATCACATAACCATGTGGCACATCGAGGCCCGCCCCATGAAGATCACGCACCTCCTCTTGATCCTGGGCGCGATCGTCGCCCTCTCGGCCATCGGCCTCTACATCTGGATCAGCGTCATGCTCGGCTCCCCGATCAGGCCGGGCGACCTGTTCTGACCGAGCCCGCGCCCTGGCCCCAGCTCGCCGCCAGGGTGCGCCGCGCCCTCGACCAGAGCGGCGTCGAAGTCACCCTGCCCGACCACCTGGGATGGGTCACCGTCACCCAGCCAGACGGCCAGACCCTCCACGTCTCCCCCCGAATCATGGCCGAGGCGCTCGCGCTGGCCGCGCCCGCTCCATCCACCCCTTGACCCTCGGACCCCTCGCGCCGCCACGGTGATGGGGCTGGCCCGCCAGCCCCCGAGCGGTGCCGAGGAGACCAATGAGCGACCAGGAGCTTTCGAGGCCGGGACCGCCAGGCGAGCCGCCGGGGACCCGCGCCGCTTCCATCCCCCGCTACCTCATCGATCGGGCCGCCCAAGGCCTGCGCGCGCTCATGCGCGGCCCCGAGCAGTTCTCGACCATCCGGGACAACGCCACCCCACCGCCGCCCACCAACCGGCCCGTCCAGCCCCCCGAAGTGCCCGCCAGCGCCACCGCCGCCTCGCCGGTCGAGGGCAGCGGCTACATGGGGCCCGGCGTCCCGCAGCGCCCCGCGATCGTCGAGTGGTCCGAGGTCGCCGGCCGCGCCTTCGACTACCAGCCCGGCATCAACCTCGACCTCAGGCCCCGCGGCACCGAAGGCATCACCTTCGAGATGCTGCGGAACCTGAGCCGCAACTACGACTTGCTCCGCCTCGCCATCGAGACCCGCAAGAACCAGCTCGCCAAGCTCGGCTGGTCCATCCTGCCCCGCCTCGACCCGGGCGAGCAGTTCCGCCGCCCAGCCGATGAGAGCTGCCGCGCCGTCGAGACGTGCCTGCGCCGCCCCGACGGGGTGAACGCCTGGCCCGAGTGGATCCGCATGATCGCCGAGGACAGCTTCGTCTGCGACGGCGTGGCCATCTTCCGGCGCCGCAACGCCGACGGGAAGCCCTACGCGCTCGAGGTCGTGGACCCGGGCACCATCAAGCTCCTCATCGACGTCACCGGCCGCCGCCCGCTGCCGCCGACGCCCGCCTACTCGCACGTCATCAAGGGCATGCCGCTCGCCCAGTACACCACGCGCGAGATGAGCTACTGGATCCGCAACCCCTCCTCGGATCGCGTGTACGGCTACGGCGAGGTCGAGCAGATCATCCGCACCGTGATGATCGGCCTCGCCCGCATGGCCAAGCAGCTCGGGCACTACAACGGCTCGAACATCCCCGATGCCATGCTGCCCATGCCGCCTAACTGGAACCCGGCCCAGATCGCCGAGTTCGAGCGGCACTTCCTGCAGATGATGCAGAACCCGGGGATGAAGCGGCGCGTCCACTTCATCCCGGGCGGCGTCGGCCAGCCGATCCTCAACTCGACCGAGCAGACGCTCTTCGGGGGCTTCGACGAGTGGCTGGCGCGCATCGTCTGCTACGCCTTCTCGCTGCCGCCCTTCCCCTTCGTCCAGCAGACGAACCGCGCCACCGCGCAAACCCAGTACGACGCCGCGCTCGAGGAGGGCCTCGCGCCCTTCCTCGCCAGCATCAAGGCGTTCATCGACCACGAGATCGCCGAGTTCTTCGGCTTCCCCGACCTCGAGCTGGTCTGGGACGACGTGCGCAAGCTCGACCCCGCCGAGCAGGCGAACCAGGACCAGGTGGACATGAAGTCCGGCCTGGCCTCGGTGGACGACGTGCGCGCCAAGCGCGGCCTCGACCCGGCCGGGCTCAGCGAGCCCCTGGTCTTCGGGGTGGGGCCGATGGGCTTCCTCTCCGTGAAGCAGATCCAGGCGATCCTCGAAGACGGCTCGAACATGCCGCCGTCCCCGGAGATGCTGGCGATGCAGCAGGCGGGGATGGGCGGGATGCCGGGCGATGACCCGCTGGCCGACGCGGACCCGGCCCTCCTCGAACAGCTTGGAATCGACCCGCAGGCCGCCGTGCAGGGCGCCGGGGTCGGGGGCGGCGCAGTGGGTCGGGGGACCGGCGCCGCCCCTTCTCTGGCCCAGATCGCGCGCACGGTGCAGACGCCGCCCGCGGTCAAGGCGCTCCTCGCCGGCATCGCCAGCCGAACGCCCGCGGGGCCGGCCGAGGAGCCGCCCGAGAAGGCGGCGCCCATGACGGCCAAGAAGCCGCCCCCCAAGGTCGCGGCGAAGGAGGAGGAGGACGATGGCGGGGCGTGAAGACCGGCAGCCGGCCATCCCGGCCGCGCTGGGCGCGGGGGCAGGCGTCTATGCGGGCTGGAAGGGCGCGAAGGCCCTGAACGGCGTCCGCCGTGACGTGGTGGCGGGCAACATCAAGGCGGCCCGGCGCGGGACCGAGCAGCGGGCGGCGCGCATGGCGGCGAGCGGCCAGGGCGGGCAGGTGGCCGGCCTGCGAGCCAAGGTGCGCCAGGAGGCGTTCAAGATCACGGCGCAGGCGCAGCGCAGCGCCCCGAATGGTGGGCGGGTGCTTGGGACCGTCTCGCCGGCCGCGCTGCCGAAGCTCTCGGAGGCACCCGGGCGCGCGCTGGCGGCGCGCGTGCCGCGCCTGAGCCCCTGGGCCAAGGGGGCGACGAAGGTGGGCCTGGCGGGCGCGGCCGCAGGCTGGGCCGCGTCGAAGATGGGGTGGTTCGACAAGGCGGCGGGGGCCGCGGAGCTGCGCAAGGCCTGGTCGCTCGCCAGCTGGCTGGGCGGCTCGCGGCGCATGAAGCCGCCGCCAGCCCGGCGCTCGCTCTACGCGCCCGAAGACCCGGGCTACGCCGACACGCGCCTGGCGCCCAAGGCCGTGCAGCCAGCCGGCGCGCCGGCGCAGCGGTGGAAGAAGTTCAACCGCGTGGGGGGCGGCTCCTACTGGCGCGACAGCTGGCGGGGCGACCTGCAGGAGGGGCTGCGGCAGAGGGGGCTGATGAAGGAGGCGCCGCCAGCCTCCGAAGAGGAGCGGTGGGCTCGTATCGGCGCGGGGTCAGTGGGGGGCGCGGCAGCTGGCCTGGTGGGCGGAAGCCTCGGCGCGCTGGTCGGCGAGGGCGCGGGGCAGATCAGCGAGGCTAAGCTTCGCAGTCCGACGCTCACCAAGCGCTCCCCCGGCACGCCGCTCTCCGAGGAGGAGCGCCAGCAGCGCGTGGAGGCCGCCCGGGCGCGCTGGGCGAACCACATCCCCGACGCTGACCCCGAGCCGGCACCGGCCGCGGCCGCGGCACGGGCGAAGTGGCGCCCGCCCAGCCAGCGCATCAACCAGGTCAGCCGGAAGGAGTACGCGGCCCGCAACGCCGCGGCGAAGGAACGCTGGCGCGCCATCCAGGAGGCGAAGTTCAACGACCGCGAGGCGCGCCGCGCGAAGCTCGCCGCCGGCGAGGAGGCGCCCCCCGACAAGGGGAAGGTGTACTTTGACCCCACCACCCGCCCCGAGCAGCCGGCCGAGCCGCGCCCGCAGGGCCGGGGCTGGACCGGGGCACGCCTCGGTGTCGGCCGCGGCGTGAAGACCGCCACCTGGCCGGGCAGCCGGGCCTGGGACGTGCAGGACGGGAAGCTGGTCGCCTACGAGACGCCCGAGAAGGGCCCGGGCCGCACCTACCGCACCTGGAAGGTGACGCCCCTCAAGCCGAAGGACATGCCCGACGCCGAGTACATCGCGATCGGCCGCAAGGCGGTCGCGCAGATGGAGGGCTGGAAGGGGCCGATCTTCGAGGACATCGTCCGGACGGACAGCTTCCGGGACAAGCCCGTGATGCCGGCCGACCCCGACCCGCGGGTGGTCCGCATCGCCTGGAACCACGCGCGCCAGATGGCGCTGAACAACGTGATGCTCCAGCGCGTCGAGGGAGACTTCTCCTTCAACCCGCGGGTGCGCGAGCAGCTGCGGGGCTACGAGGGTCTGGTGCGGGACCTGACCTACCGGCTGACCGGCCGGCTGCGGCACGAGACGCCCGAGACTTGGGCACGCTTCCGGGCCGAGTTCGGCCAGGAGAAGGCCGATGGGGCGGTGTACCTCAAGGACACGAAGGGCGGCTTCAAGGCGGGCGAGAAGCGCAAGGCCGGGCAGCGCCACGCGGTCCTGGTGAAGCGGGCAGGGGGTGCCGATGCCGCGGCTTCTCGATGAGCGCCGCGCGCGGGCCGAGGCCATGTGGGGCACCTACCTCGCGCGGGTGATCGTAGGCGCGGTGGCGGGGGCGCTGGTGGTGTTCGGCCTGGGGGTGACGATCGCCTACTGGCGGGCGCACGGGCGCTTCGGGAGCCAGGCCGACATCCTGAACTGGCTCTTCGGGCTGTGAGCGGGACGCTGACGGAGGCCGAGCGCCAGCAGCGCGTCGAGGCGGCGAAGGCCAGGTGGAGGAAGTGGCGCGAGCGCGGCGCCGCGGCCGTGGGTGCCGGGCTGGGGGCGTGGGGTGGCGCGGAACTCGCGGGCCGGGCGGTCGAGATCGGCGCCCAGGCTGGTTTGGAAGGGGGGCGATCCCAGGCCAGCGCGGCCCTTGCCGTGGCCGAGCGGCGGGTGCGCCGTCATGCCCGCAAGGCGGGCCGGCAGATCGAGAACGCCGCCTACGAGTGGCCCATGGGGGCCTACTACCGGTTCAGCGGACGGGCGCAGCGCCTGGCCCAGAAGGATGCGGCGCGGCTCTCAGGCATCCACCCGAGCGCCACGCGCGCGACGCGCCGGCAGCCGCGACGGGAGCATAGCGAGGCCGACCTGGCGCGCCGGGCCGACATCTTGACCGGCCGAAGCCCCGAGCTGCCCTCGGGCCGCGACTATGCGCGGACGAGGGCGCGCCTCAAGGAGGTGGCGGCGCTCGAGGAGCTGGTGGCGCGCTGGCCGCAGCAGGCGACGGCCGAGGAGCTGCGGCGATTCCAGAGCGCGAAGGGGCCGAGCGACGCCCTGCATCGCGCTCGGCTGCGCGCGGCCGCGGCGCTCCCGAAGACCAAGCTCACCTTGGAGCGGACGGGCACCGGCATTCGGCCGGGGCGCTCCCCGACGCCGGCGCTCGAGGCGCGTCTGGCCGATGCGCGCGCGAAGGCCGACAGCGCCACCGAGGTTCGGCTTCGGGCGGGAGAGCTCTACCGCAACCCGCCCGATCCGAAGCGCTGGAAGATCGCGGGCGAAGATCGGCGGCCCTACCCGCAGCGCTCCCTGGGGCCGGCCGAGCAGAGGCTCTGGCAGGACCGCCCCTTCGAAGTCGGCGGGCCGCCGCCCAAGCAGCGGCGCACGCGCGCCTGGCCGACGCGGGCCGACTTCGAGACGCTGCGCGAGGAGGTGCGGGCCAGCGTGCGGCAGCGGCACGCGGCCTTCGCGAGCGCGGAGCGCGCCCGCGGCGCCGGGAAGGCCGAGGCGGCTCGCGGGGCCGGGGCGGCCACGGCAGCGCGGTGGCGACGCGCGGCCGGGAAGGCCAGGTCCGGCGCGGCGGCAGCCGGGGCCCTTGGTGGCGGCCTCCTGGCCTACGGCCTGGCCCGCGCCATGCGGCGCAAGGAGCCGGTGGAGAAGCTTGCCAAGGGGCTGACCGAGGCGCAGCGCCAGCAGCGCGTCGAGGCGGCCAAGGCGCGGTGGGCGAAAGCGAGGACCGCCACCGCCGCGCAGCGGGTGCGCGAGGCCAGGGCGCGAGGGGAGCGCCTGGTCTATCGCGGAGCGCCGACCCCCGATTGGCAGCCGACCCCACGGAAGTACGCGGGGATCTTCGTGACTCCGAGCAAGGGCTTCGCCCGAGACTACGCCTCCCCGACCGCGGGAAGGGCCGGGTGGATCACGTCCTACGCCATGCGCAACAACCTCGACCTGATCGACCTGGGCGAGGCGGGCCGCGAGGTGACGGCGCGAGAGCCAGACGCGCGCGGGAAGCGCTTCATTCGCCGGTCTCAGGCGCTCCTCGCCGCCGAGATCGAGCACGGCGACGCGGCCGCAAAGCGCAGGGCCATGCGCCGCGGCCTTCGCGGTGATGATGAGGTTCCCGAAAGCGCGCGGTACCGGGAGGGTGCGGCTTGGAGCAGCCACACGCTGGCCTTCCCGCACGACGCCCACAACCTTCGCGGCCTGCGTGCCGACGGGACGCGCCTCGTCAATCTCGAGGCCGACGCGCCGTCCATCATGATCGGGGACGGCAAGCTCCTGCGTCCGCTCTACGCGCGCAGCGCTGGCTCCGACCGCAAGGTCATGCTCGCCAAGGCTGCCCCCGACGAGCCGGGCAAGTCCGCGCCCGAGCGGGTGGCCGCGCGCACCGAGAAGACGCTCGCCCGGCGCCTCGCCTCGCTCTTCCAGGCGTGGGGGGCCAAGCCCAACGACACCGGCCGCGCCGAGCAGGTCGAGGAGGCCATCCGCGAGGCCGTCCGCAACGCCTTCGAGGACATGGGGGGCGTCATCGAACGCGAGGGCGGCCTGCAGGCGCCGCCGACCGAGCAGAACCCGACCATCGCCTTCAACTTCGACATGCGGACCCAGCGCGTCGAGCAGGGCCTCCGGGAGTACGCCTTCGGCCTGGTCCGCGCGATCAGCAACGACAGCCGCGAGGCGATCCGCACGGCGATGCTGCTCGGCGCCACCACCGGCGCCACCATCCCCGACCAGGCGCGCCTCATCCGGCAGAGCGTGGGCCTCTCGCCCGGCCAGGTGCAGTGGGTCCACTCCTTCGAGCGCCAGCTGCGCCGCCTCGATCCCAGGGCGCTCGACCGCGCGCTGCGGGACCGGCGCTTCGACCCCACCATCCGCCGCGCCATCGAGACGGGAACGCCGCTGTCGGACGAGCAGGTGGCGAAGTACGTGGACGCCTACCGCCGCCGCACCCTGGCCTACCGGGCGACGACCATCGCGCGCACCGAGGGCATCCGGGCGACCAACATGGCGAGCGTCGCCCAGGCCCAGGCGATGATCGAGGCCGACCCGACCCTCGACGTCGAGAAGACCTGGATCACCGCCGGCGACGAGCGGGTGCGCTCGAGCCACCAGCGCCTCTCGGGACAGGTGGTGGTGGGGATGAACACGCCCTTCACGACCACGGGGGAGGACGGGCAGCCCGTCCAGATCCGCTGGCCGCACGACCCGCTCGCGCCGGCGAGCGAGACGGTGCAGTGCCGCTGCGTCCTGGGCCTGCGGATCATCCGCAAGCCCGAGGCTGGCACGCCCCTCGCCTGAGGTGACGGCAGGCGGTAGGTGGCCGGCGCGGCGAGGGGAAGATGCCCCGCGGCCCCGTCCCAATCAAGCGTGACGAGGGGCTTGCGCCGCCCCGGCACCATGCCGCCACGGTGGAGGACCAGCCCGGAGCGCCTCCATGAACTTCACCGACGACCACCTGGCCGCCATCCAGCAGGCGATCGCGTCGCTGCCGACGCCGCTGGATCAGAACCGCGCCCTGGTCGCGGCGACGCTCTACGCCCAGGAGGCCGACGCGGCCCTGGCGAAGGGCGAGCGGCCGCCCGAGGGTGACGCACTCCGCAAGGCGGTGAACGAGGCGGTCGAGGGGGCGCTGGCGAAGGCGGAGGACGGGGCGCCGAAGAAGCGGCGCTCGCTGGTCGGGCAGGTGGCGGTCGGCGCGGTGACCGGCGCGGCCGCGGGTGCGGCGGGCTCGACGGCCAAGAGGCTTGGGACGGCATACGGGCTTCCGGCGACGATGCGGGCCTCCACCCCGGGGCAGCGCCGCGGCGTCTCAGATCTCATCGTGACAACGCAGCTCACCTCTAGCCCGAAGCGCCATGAGCTGTGGCGGAAGGCCACGAAGAAGCTGGAAGCGGGCGGGGGAATGACGGGGCGGGAAGTGTTCACCATGCGCCACGGCGCGGCCAAGGTGATCGCGGCGCTCCCGTCTCGGCGCTCGGTGAAGTACGGCGCGGCCGCCGGCGCGGCGGCGGGCGCGGGCATCTACGTGGGCAAGCGGCTCTTCGGGGGCAGCAAGGCCGAGAAGGCGGCGGCGGGCGGGGCGCTGGCGAAGGGGGAGGACGGGGCGCCGAAGAAGCGGCGCTCGCTGGTCGGGCAAGTGGCGGTCGGCGCGGCGACCGGCGCGGCCGCGGGTGCGGCGGGCTCGACGGCCAAGCGGCTCGCGGTGTCGCAAGGCCTTCCGGCCATTTCGATGCGCGGTAGCTCCAGGGACGAGCGCCGCGCGCTGTCTTCGATACTCTCGGCAGGGCAAGTTCTGAGCAGCCCGCTTCGCCACAAGGTCTGGATGGCTAGCACCGAAGACCTTCTGGCACGCGGCCAGTACGAGGCGCGCGACAGGGTGGCAAATGTCATCGCGGCCCTGCCGTCTCGGCGCTCGGTGAAGTACGGCGCGGCCGCCGGCGCGGCGGCGGGCGCGGGCATCTACGTGGGCAAGCGGATCTTCGGAGGGCGCAGCGCCGAAAAGGCGGCGGCGGGCGGGGCGCTGGCGAAGGCCCTCTCCTCCCTCCCGCTCGCCCAGCGCGAGCACGCCATCGACCTGATCGAGGCCGGGCGCGAGGAGACGCTGAAGAAGATGTTCCCGGGCGTCCTCGCCGCGGCGAAGGGCCTGTGGACGGCGGCGAACGTCGCCGGCACCGGCATGGCCGTCCGCGACCTCTGGCGCGCCGGAAGCGCGGCCGCGGGCCGCATGGCCGGCTCTGCCGCAGGCGCGGCGCGCGGCGCGGCCATGGGCGCCTCCCGCGCCGGGCGCGCGGGCTACGCCGGTATCCGGGCCGGCATGCGCGGCTCGCCCCGCGTGTACTCGGCCGCCAAGGGGAAGTGGGGCGCGCGCGGCTTCGACGCCGGCGCCAAGCTGCGTGGGGCGGGCAACTTCGCCATGGCCCACGGCGGGCGCGCGGCCTCCGAGGCGGCCGAGGGTGTGGTGAGCCGCTACGGCCCCCGCGCCATGCGCGCCGGCCAGGCGGCTCTCTCGAACCGGGGCGTGCAGATCGGCGCGGCAGGCGTGGCCGCCGGCGGCGTGGGGTCGAGCATGGGCTACCAGTCGGGCCGCCAGGACGAGCGGAACTCCAACCCCTTCATCCGCAACCAGCAGCGCCGCAAGGCCGTCTGAGGAGACGCGCAGATGATCACCCTCCCCCTGGCGAAGGTCGATGTCGAGCGCCGCCTGATCATCGCCCGCGCCGCGGCCGAAGAGCCCGACCGCTCGGGCGAGGTCATGGACTGGGCGACGGCCAAGCCCGAGTTCGAGCGCTGGTCGCGCAGCTTCGAGCTGGCGACCTCCCACCTCGGCCCGGACGCCATGTCCAAGGGCAACATCCGCCTCCAGCACGACCCGAAGCGCGTGGTGGGCAAGGTGGTGGAGCTGAAGCTCGACGACGACGCTCGCGCGGCCGACGTGGTCTGCAAGGTGGTGGACGATCAGGCGTGGCGGCTCTGCCAGGAGGGCTGCATCACCGGCCTCTCGATCGGCGGGTCCTACGGCAACAAGTGGACCGACGCGGCGACGGGCCTGAAGAAGTACACGCCGAAGATCACCGAGATCTCGCTGGTGGACAACCCGTGCATCCCGAGTGCCCGGATCGTCGAGCTGGTGAAGGCCGACGGCGCAGTGGAGGAGCTCCACCTGACCGGGCGCCCGCGCTCCTTCGACGAGGTGCTGAGCGAGACCCCGCCCGACTTCGAGGCGGCGCTGGCGAAGGTCGCGGCCGAGACGCCGGCCGACTTCGAGATGGCGCTGGCGAAGCGGACGAAGGGGGCGCCGCTCTCGGAAAAGGAGCGGGAGCAGCGGCGCAACGCCGCGCGGCGGAAATCGGTGGTCTCAGGCGCGGTCGCCGGCACCGTGTACGGCGCGCTGGGAGGCCTCTTCGGCGCCAAGGCCGCGGCGCGGGCGCTGGAAGAGAAGATCGAGCGACGCCTCGCAGTCCCCCGGCGCGCCTCCGAGAAGGCGACCGACGGCATCACGATCGCGCAGCGCAAGATTGAGCAATACGACGACGGCATTCGCAGCACGCCCCACGGGAAGACCGTGGAGAACCTCAAGATCGCCGCGCTCCGGGCTGCCCGCGCAGAGGCCGACGCTAAGGCCACGAAGATTAGGCGCGTCCTACGGCCTGTGCAGTTCGTGGGGCGGCACGGCACCAAGATCGGCGCGGCGGTCGGCGCGGCGGCCGGCGCGGGTTTGGGTTACGCGGCGCACCGCCGGAAGGCACAGAAGTGATGCGCCTGGCCAAGCGCCAGTCCGGCGCCCCCCTCTCCGAGGCCGAGCGCCAGCAGCGCCGCGAGGCGGCCCGCGCGCGCTGGGCGGAAGCGGCCCGGGTGGGCGGCGGCGCCCTGGCGGCGGGTGCGCTGGGGTGGAGCGCGCCGAGCGCCCTGCTCGCGCCCCGCTCCCCCACCAAGGCCGAGGCCCGCAAGGTCTGGAAGACGGAGATGCGCGGCGTCGCCGGCGCCCTGAAGCGCGAAGGGGCCGACATCCATGAGCGCGCGGCCATCATGCGCGGCGTCGGCCGGTCCGTGATGCGGGACGTCATGGAAAGGCTGCGCCCGGTCGGGAACCGGCGCGCGCAGGCCGCGGCCGCGGTCGCCACAGGCCTGCTCGGCGGCGCCCTGGCGGCGCGTGGCGCGCGCCTCACCCAGTCGCGCCCCGCCCCCGACGCCCCAGGCGCCGTCGCCCATCAGCGCCGCGAGCGCGAGAACAAGGTCGCCCAGGCGTCCATGACCGGGAGCCTGACCGGCCTCGGCATCTACGGGGGCGTGCGGTCCGCGCTGGCCGGCATGGGCCGCCGCCCGCTCGCTCCCCATCCGGCCTTCGTCGCCGCCGCGGCCACCGGCGTCGGCGTCCTCAACGGCCTGCGCGTTGCCCGCAAGGAGTCCTGATGCCCAAGCCGCGCTTCACGCCGGACCTCATCACCGAGCTGCGCCACCTCGTCATCGCCCACAACGAGGCGGGGCATGAGCGCGTTCGGCTCGAGGAGCTGAAGAAGGCCTACGCCTCGAACCATCGCGGGCGGAACGGCCATGAGAGCGCCATGGGCGGCGTGCGCAAGCTCCTGCTCAGGAAGGCCGACGAGTACCCGCGCGACCAGAAGGGGCGCTTCACCTTCGGCCAGCGCAGGGCGTGGGGCGATGCTGCCTCGCCCGAGCAGCACCAGCAGCTCCGCGAGGACAACGCCGGCTACGCAGCCTTCCAGAACGCGGTGATCCCGGAGACGCGGGGCACGCAGCTGCTTCCCTCGCTCCTGGGCGCGGCGGGCATTGTCGAGGGCGCGGTGCGCGGTGCGACCACCGGGCCGACCTGGCGCCGCAACGCGCCGAGCAAGACGATCCGCTTCATGACGGCGCCGCTGTACGGGCTGCCGTTCGAGAGCGTGCAGCGCGTCCGGCGCGGCATCAACAGCGGCTTCGATGCCGTCGCGACGGCGGGGGAGGCGGTCACGCTGGCGCCGTCGCGCTGGCTGGTCCGCCGCGGCGCGGCTGAGAGGGCGAAGATCAAGGCGCAGCCCGCGCCCACGACGCTGGCCGGGAAGATCGGCCGCCAGGAGAAGCTGCTGCGCACCGGCGCCCAGCACCGGGTCGCCGCCGGCGCCGCGGGGGCGCTGCTCTACGGCGTGCCGGCGGCGATGCTCTATGCGGCGGGCGGGCGGGTGGTCGGCCCCTACTACGACGCGATCAAGGGCGGGCGCACGATCGAGAAGATGCACGGCGGCGACCCGACGGCGCGGGCGCTGCTGCAGAAGGCCATGGGGCCGCAGATGCTCTTCGCGAAGGCGGGGCAGATCGCGCAGCGCTTCGCCAGCGCGGCGCAGGCGGGGGCGCGCGCGGCGCGGGCCTCGGGCATTCGCCGCGGCGCGGCCGCGCTCATGCCGCAGCGCCCCTTCATCCGGGCCGAGCGCCTGACGGCGCAGCTGCGCGGCCGGGTCGGCAAGCTCGGGGTGCGGCGCCCCGGCCTCTACGCGGCAGGCGGCGCGGCGCTCGGCGCAGCGGGCGCGGCCGGCGCGGCCTACGGCGGCACGAAGCTCGCCGAGCGCGTGTACTACCGCGACAAGGAGGGGCAGTTCACCTCCAAGGACAAGGCGGTCATCACGGGGGCGGCGGGCGCGGCCGGCGCGCTGATCGGCGCGGCGCTAGCCGGGCGCGCGGCCGGGCGCCTCAATGCCAAGGCCCGCGAGGCGGTGATGCGCCGCTTCAAGGGCGTCTCGACGGCCTCGGGAATGATCGACGGCGAGGGGCGCAAGATCACGGTCGCCACGAAGGCGCGGCTGGACAGCGCCACGGCCGCCCTGAAGGCGCGCGGCAAGCCGCTGGCGGCCGACGAAGCCGACGCGGCGGCGCTGGCGAACACCTACGCCGACGCGATGGTGACGCGCCTCTCCGACCCGAAGACCCCGCGCAACGCCATCGCCGAGCGCGTGGAGCGCATGGCCGGAAGCGCCCACGTCCAGCGGAAGTTCACCTCGCCGTCCTACCAGGGGACGGTCAGCACCATCCGCGACGCGGCGAAGAAGCGCCTGGATGCCCGGATCGCCCAGCTCCAGGAGCCCTGGGAGAGCTGGTACCGCAGCCAGCTGGTCGAGGCAGGGCGCGCGCGGGCGCAGCAGCGCCTTCGCACCACGGCGGCCAAGGTGAAGGGGGGCGGCTTCTGGGATGGGGCGCCGAACGCGGGCGCGCTGCGCGCGGAGACGCTGAAGAAGTTCCCGGCGCGGGACGGCGCCTACACCCTCGACCAGGTGGCCGACTTCCTCGAGCAGAAGGGGGCCAAGGTCCAGGCCGCGGCGCTCAGGGCCGACGCCTCGGCCCTAGCAACGGCGACCAAGGACTTCGACGAGCAGCTGGGGCGCGCGATCGGCGCGCGGGACAAGGCGCGCGCGCAGGCCGACCGCCTGACGCGGGCCGCGGCCAAGGCCGAGGAGAAGTTCAAGGCCGCGCAGACCGCCTCGCTCGACGTGCCGCGCGGCGAGAAAGTGCCGGCGCCGAGGCTCGAGGCGAAGGCGCTGGGCGACGAGGTGTGGGGCGAGGTCACGCAGGTGATCGGCAACCCCGACGCATCGGCGCCGGCGAAGTCGGTGACGTTGAACCCCACGATCGTCGATGCGCTCAAGAACGCGGCACAGACCTCCAGCGCCAAGGCGGCCGCGGCCGAGGCTGCCCTGGCGCGGCCGGCCATCGGGGAGACGGCGGGCGATCACGCGAGGCGCATCCGCAGCGCGCTCGGGGACGACTTCAAGGAGGGCCTGCCGCGGCCGCGCAACCCATTCGGCTCGGGCGCGGACGGCTTCCTGCCGATGCGCCCGACCCCGGAGGACGTGACGAAGGAGATCGCGGCCGAGACGGCGCGCGACATCGCGAAGCTCCACGACGAGATCGTGGCCGAGGCGGTGAAGGTGGGCGAGAAGGCGGGACGCGCGGCGCGCGCGATGCCGGCGGCGATGCGGCTGCTCGAGGCGCGGCCGAGCGCGGCGCGGGCGGCGGTCGGCGCCGTGGCGGGGGCGGTGGGGAGCCGCACGACGGCGGCGCGGCGCGAGCTGCGCAACATCGTGGCCCAGATGCGTCGCGACGTGGACGTGGACCTGGCGGGGCGGCCGCAGAAGATCCTCGACGCGGCCGAGCGCGCGGGCGCGAAGGTGGCCGACGTGTTCGCGGGGAAGAAGGGCGCGGACGGGAAGCGCGCGGGCGGCGTGGGGCGCTGGCTGTGGCAGCGCAAGGGCCTCATCGCGCTCAGCCCGGTGGCGGGCGCGGTCGGCCTCGACCTGGGCTCGGACGGGAAGATCAATCTCGACTGGGCGCGGATGAAGGCCGCGGCGCAGGACCCGAAGCAGGCGGCGCTGACCGCGCTGACGGACACCCACAAGAAGGGCGGGGCCTACTTCCGCCTGATGAACGCGGCCACTGCCGACGAGGCGGTGATCACGGGCGTCACCATGAAGACGAAGGACGGGCGGCATCTCTTCGTGAGCGGCGTGGTCGAGCAGACGGGCAAGCCGAACGTCTCGATCACGCCGGGCTCGCCGGTCGAAGACGTGGAGAAGCGCTTCCGGAAGGAGGGCGGCGGGGGCCAGGGGAACCAGGACCAGAGCCGGCGCCTGGGCAACGCCGACGTCCTGAAGCGCGCCGAGGACGCGGCCAACAAGCTCGCCGGCAACCTCAAGCAGGAGGACGTTGGGGGCGAGAAGTTCCGACACCTCAACCTCTCGGGCCTCTCGGGGGGGCAGAAGGACGAGGCCGAGAAGGCAGCGAGCGCGCTGAAGGGCGACCTCAACAACGCCTCGGCGAAGTTCGCGAGCGGCCAGCCCAACGCCGAGCAGACCTACGGGCTCCTTGGCTCGGTGCTGTCCGGCCCCGGGCGCCTGCTGTCCGCGCAGGAGAAGGTGGACTTCGCCCTCAAGGCCTTCGGGGCCAAGGGCAAGGAGGCGCGCGACGGGCTGGGCGGCAACGCCACGGCGCAGTCGGTGAACGACGCCATCGTCAAGCTGGTGCGCGAGGCCCCGAACCCGGGGAACGACGGCGACGCGACGCGCCTGCGCCGGGCGGCGCGCCTGCTCGGGCAGCACCTCAAGACGCAGGTGCCGCTCTCCAACTACGAGGAGATCGACGCGGCGATCAGCGCGAAGCCCCGCTCGGGCGGGGGCGGCGGGCAGCCGCGCCAGGAGGGGCAGCGCCAGGGCGAGCCGCGCGCGGAGCGGGCCGCGGCCGCGCCAGAGCCCGCCCAGGCGCAGCGCTCGGGCGCCGCCCCCGAGCTGCGCGAGGAGCAGCGGCTCGATGTCGGGCCAGGCCGCAAGTACTCGGTCCTCTACCCGGCCAAGAACCCGGATCGCTGGTCGGACGACGACTGGATCAAGGTCACCGCCCGGGAGATCGAGGTCCAGGCGCGCGAGATCCTCAACGACGCTGCGACGCCGCGGGGCCAGAAGTGGGAGCAGCTGGCCAACACGGCGGACAACAACCTGCGCGCCTCGGTGGCCGGGCTGTGGTCGGCCTACCGGGACCTCATCAACCGCAACTACCCCGACGCCTCGGAGCGGGACCAGCGGCGTGCGTTGCAGCTCTACGTGATGCAGCTCGTCGGGGAGCAGGCGGGCGGGGTGGAGTTCGAGCCGCTGCGATTCCGCCCCGTCGAAAAGGCGACCCGCGCCGGGACGCTCCGCAAGGACGCGGGGGGCGCGCTGCGCCGCCCCTGGGACGAGGCGAAGATCCGGCGCAACCCGGGCGGCAGCGACCAGGGCGGCGAGTTCGCCTCCAAGGGCGGCGCGGCGTCGCATGCGGGCGCGGGCGCGAAGCTGCCGGGCAAGGCAGAGAAGGAGGAGCGGGGCTTCTTCGAGCCGGTGCGGTTCGGCGCCACGGTCGGTGGCGTGCTGGGCGGGCAGGCGGCCTGGGAGCTGATCAGCCGCTACGCCCCCAAGGTGAAGGGCGGCCTGTCGGCGAAGTCGGGCCGATTCGTGGTGACGATGCTGGCCTCGATGGCGGGCGGCGCCGCGGCCAGCAAGGCGGGCGAGCGCCTGGGCGCGATGACCTACGAGCGCCGCGGCCAGCGTGCGCCGACGCCCTACGAGGAGCCCGAGCGCCCGGGCGGCGAGGAGGCGGCGCGGGCGGCCGGCGCGATGATCGGCTCCTTCGCGGGCGCGGCGGCGCGCTCGGTCCCGGGCGGCGTCCTGCTGGGCGGCGCCGGTCAGCTGGGCGGTGAGGAGCTGATGGCGGCAGCCTACCGGGTCGCGAAGAACCGCTTCGGGATGTTCGCGTGACCTTCGTCCAGTCCGGCGGGGCCTTCTCTGGGCTGACCGCCACCGACCTGGCGGTGCCGCGCGAGCGATGGCGGCGGCTGAGGGCACTTGCGCGAAAGCCCCGTCGTGCCGCCACGGTGAAGGAGCAACTCCTGAAGAGCGGGCCCGAGGCCCTGGAGAGGATCGAGATGACCCAGTTCGAGCAGATGGTCGAGGCGCTCAAGACCAGCGTCACCGAGATCGCCGCGGCCAACCGCGCGGATCGGGACAGCGCGCTGAACAAGAGCGTGGACCAGTTCGCGGAGCGCGTGGGCGGGCTCTTCGAGGAGGGCACCCAGCAGCTCCGCAAGAGCGCCCTGGTGCAGCCCAGCGAAGCCGAGGCGGTCGCCTATCTGGGGCGGCTGGTGTTCAACTTGGCCGACGGCATCAAGGCGGTGGAGGGCGGCCAGACGATCGCCATCGAGGGCGGGAGCCCGCCGTCGGAGGGGACGATGGAGCTGCTGAAGGCGGCGACGGACCTCGCCTATGCCGGTGTGCAGCTGCTCGCGGCCGAGCAGGCGGCGCCCATCGAGCGCGAGGAGGAGGCCGAGGGCCTCGGTCTGGCGAAGGTGGCGTTCGAGGGGGGCGAAGTGCTGGTGAAGCACGCGCTCTCCGAGGACGGCATGTCGTTCCTGGGCGATCCCGAGGTCGCAACCGTCGAGGGGATCGAGGCCGCGGCCCACGCGCTGATGACGCTCGGCGTGGACGTCTCCCCGCTCCTCAAGGCGGCCGGCGAGGACGAGGAGGAGTTCGAGGGCGAGGAGGGCGAGCAGCCCGAGGGCGAGGAGGGCGAGGAGCCGGAGGCGCCCGAGGGCGAGGAGGGCGAGGAGGGCGAGGAGGGCGAGGGCCCGGAGGGTGACGATCCGCTGACCAGCCTCGCGCAGCTCGGCATCGCGACGCTCACCACCGCGGCCTCGCTGCGGGAGGCGGCCGAGGCCGAGGGCGCGACGGCCGAGGAGCTGGCCGAGGTCGATCGGATCGCGCAGCTGGGCGCGGCCATTGCGGTGACGGCCGACAAGATCCTCGGCAGCGCCGGCCAGGAGGAGGGCGCGGAGGGCGAGGAGCCGGCTGAGAGCGAGGAGGAGATGGCGCTCTCGGCGCGCATCCGCGACCTCGCCAAGCAGGCGCGCACCTACGTGCTCTCGACGACGCCGAAGGACGAGCTGGCGAAGGCGGCGGGCGGCGAGCTCGTGAAGGCGGCTGCGCCGGAGGCCGAGAAGCCCGAGCTGAAGAAGGAGGCGCCGGCGCCCGAGCCGAAGGCGCCGGTCCTGAAGACGGTGGCGGTCGAGAAGGCGGCGGACGGCAACCCGCTCGGCGGCGAGGAGACCGAGGCCCAGAAGGTCGAGCGGCTGGCGAAGATGGGGCCCGAGGCGGCGCGCCTCGAGCTCATCAAGGAGGCCATGCGCCACCAGGTTCCCGTGTAGGCTGCGCAGTCCGATCCCCGGAGGAGCGGCCTAAGGCCCGGCGCGATGGTCGTGCCGGGCCTTTTCCATGTGCCGCAATCACATAGGGATGGACAAACCACAGAATCGCTGAAAGCGACGAAGGTAGGGCCTTGAGAGGCCGCGGCCTGGAGCCGCCTTCGACCCGTTCCGTTTCCTCGTGGGTCGCGAGGACGAGCCCCCCGAGAGGGGCGCGGAACGCGCGAGATGGAAGACGTGAACCCGGCGGACTCGCTCCGCCTGATCAAGGAGGCGGTCGCGGCCGGCATGGCCGGGAACGACGACCTCCAGAAGACCTTCGTCCAGAGCAACAGCCAGCTCACCGGCCTGACCGCCTTCTCCCTGGAGGCGCCGGCCAAGACTTACGTCCCGATTGTCACCCCGTTCAGGAACAAACTCCCACGAGTGACGGGTGGTGTCGGAATCCGGGCCAATTGGCGGGCAGTCGTAGGATACAACTCCTCCGGCGCACGTGCGGTCGTTTCGGAAGGGAATCGTGGCCAGATCCAGTCCGTGGCGGTCAAGGAGTACTTCGCGGACTTCCGCACGATCGGCATCGACAGCTACGTGACGGAGGAGGCGCGCCTCGCCGCCCAGGGCTTCGACGACGTCCTCGCCCGCGCGGTCCAGGCCAACCTCGGCGCCCTGATGATCCAGGAGGAGCGCTTCCTGCTCGGCGGCCACGGCACCTACGCCCTGCCGCAGCCGGCCGCGCCGGTCCTGGTCGCCAAGACCACGGGCGGCACCCTGCCGACCACCACGACCTACCATGTGCGCGTCTGCGCGCTGACGCTCGACGGCTACATGACCGGATCGGCGACGATGGAGACCCAGGGTCTCATCACGCGCCAGACGGCAAACGGCGTGACCGACACCTTCGGCGGCGGCTTCTCCCGCGCGTCCAACGCGGCCTCGGCCGCCACCACCTCGGCGACCGCCAGCATCGAGATGAGCGTGACGCCCGTCCCGGGCGCCATCGGCTACGCCTGGTACGTCGGCTCCACCAACGCCGGCGACAACATGTACCTCCAGGCGATCACGCCGATCGCGTCCTGGGTGCTGACGGCGCCGCCGGTGACCTCGCCGGCCGCGCGCCAGCTCGGCCTCGACCTCGTCTCCAACGACCGTTCGGCGAACCAGCTGGTCTTCGACGGGTTCATCGCCCAGGTCGCGGCGTCGGGCTCGGGCGCCCTGTGGCGGAACATGGCCAACAACGCGTCCAACCCGGCGAAGGGCACGCCCCTGACCAGCGACGGCGCGGGCGGCATCGTCGAGATCGACGAGGTGCTCGAGTGGTACTGGAACAACCACCGCCTCTCGCCGACCTGCATCTGGGCGAGCGGCAACGTGGTGAACAGCTTCCGCAAGCTCGGCCTGCTCGGGACCAGCTCGTCCACGCAGCGATTCACCTTCAACACCGACCAGCGCAACATCCTGATGAGCGGCAAGGTGCGCGGCTACACCAACCCGTTCGGGATGTCGGGCGCGGGCGAGGAAGTGCCCATCCGGCAGCACCCGAACCTGCCGCCGGGGATGATCTTCTTCGAGACGGACTCGCTCCCGTACTCGATGCCGGGGGTCACCGATGTCGCGCGAGTGCTGTGCCGACGCGACTACTACCAGTTGAATTACCCCCAGACGCGCCGCACTTTCGAGTACGGCGTGTACGCGGACGAACTGCTGCAGGTGTATTTCCCGCCCGCGAACGCGGTTCTCGCCAACATCGGCGTCGCCTGATGCTTGTGACGGGGGCGAAAGCCCCCGTCCTTCCCCCAACCATTACTTGCGAGGATTGCATGGCACGCTTCAAGTTGGCCCCGGACGTCTGCGGCGTCGGCCTCGAAGACGGCTTCTTCCCGGTGGACGAGTATGGGGTCGTCGAGATCCCCGATCACCTGGTCCCCACGCTCCAGGAGAGCGGCATCCAGGCCGATCCGGTGGTGGACCTGCCTTCGGTCGAGCCGGTCGCGCCGACCAAGGGCGGCAAGGGCGGCAAGGGCGGCAAGGGCGGCACGACCGACGCCACCGGCACCGAGACCGGCGGCACCGAGGCCGGCGGCACCGAGACCGGCGGCACCCAGTAACGGGCGCCGCGTGAGCCGTGCCGCTCTCCCCCTACATCACCCTGGGCGATCTGCGCGCCTACCTGGGCGACCGCGACACCCTGACCGACCTGGAGGCGACCGGGGCAATCTCGAGTGCTTCCAGCATGATCGAGCGCTACACCGGCCGCGACTTCGGGCCGGGCACCCGCGTCGAAGCATGGGCCGCCACCGGCTCCACCGCGTACTTCCCGCGCGCCACCCCCATCGCGTCGCTCATCTACCTGTTCGTCGATGGGGCCGCCGTCGCCGGCCGTATCGCCGTGGGACGAACCGCGATCTGCCGGGAAGACAAGCTCCCCTTCACCGGCGAGGTCGAGGTCACCTACTCCACCCTCGTCGCCGTCCCCGATGACGTGAAGCTGGCCACCTGCATCACCGCGCAGGCCATCCTCGACAGCCCGGCCATGGACAAGAACCTGACCGCCATGCCGGGCAGCATGGGCGGCGCCTACGACGGCCCCGGCCCCGGGGCGCTGCCGCGCTCCGCGCGCTCCATCCTCGACCCCCTCATCCGCTGGTCCCCCTGACCATGGAAGCGCGCGTCGCCTGGGACCGCACCCAGTACGCCAACATGGTCAAGCGCGACGGCGTGCGCCTCACGCTGCGCCACGTCACCCGCACCGGAGGCCCCACAGGACTCGCCAATCCGGCCACCGTGGTGGGCGCGGTCATCGACGGCCTCCACGAGGTCGGCGCCCCGGCGCTCGCGCTCCGCGGCACGACGCTGCGCGGGCGCTTCCTGGCCGGCGACATGATCCAGATCGGCTCCGTGCTCGCCGCCGTCGCAGCGCCCGGCGCCTCCGACGACGGCCGGAACCGCATCACCCTGCCGCTGCAGACAGGCCTCACGGCGCCCCTCGCCGACGGCATCGCCGTCAGCGCCTTCTTCTGGGGGGCGGATCGGCGCACCTGGGGAATCGTGCGCAGCTTCCCGACGCGCCTGATCGACGGCCAGAACATCCTGGCCTCCGACCAGCAGGTGACGCTCGCCGCGCGGCACTGCCCGGTGCCGCCGACCGTCAACGACCAAGTCCTCATCGGCTGGAACGGCGGGCCGCCCGAAGCCTGGCGCATCATGGACGTCGAGCCGGTGCGCTCTGGCCTCACCGACGTGGCCTACTACGTCCAGGCGCGCCGCTGATGGCCGACGACTTCGACGTGCAGGTCGGCCAGTGGGTGCGGCGGGCCCGCGAGAACGCCCGCATCGCCTTCGTCGCGATCGGCTTCGAGGCACTCTCCCGCGTGAAGGAGCTCACCCCGGTCCGCACGGGCTGGCTGCGCTCCAACTGGCAGATCCAGCGCGAAGGCGAGGCCGTCCCCGTCCAGCGCAGCGCCATCCCGACCGATCCCGTCGAGGCCCAGCGTCTCCTCGACCAGCTGAAGGCCGAGGCCGAGGAGGGCCGCTCGCCGGCCGCGCTCGCCGAGGCCGCAGCCCAGGCGCAGCTGGGCGAGAAGCTGCGCATCGTGAACCCCGTTATCTACGCCCGCGCCGTCGAGTACGGCCGCGAGATCGAACGCAAGGACGGCGGCATCACCACGACCACCGCCGCCGGCATGGCGGCCCAGACCGCGCTCGAGATCCCCGAGATGGCGCGCGCCATCGTGGACGCCATCCGCCAGGGCCGGAGCCGCGTATGAGCGACGCCCTCCTCACCATCCAGGAGCTCATCGAGACGCACCAGCAGGCGCTCGCCGCCGAGCCGGAGGTCCACTGGGAAGGACGGGCCTATGAGCCGCGCCCGGGCGTGCCGTGGGTCCAGGTGCAGATGATCGGGCGCGTCCGCGCGCCGATGGCGCTCGGCGTCGCCACGCCGCACCTGTGGCGCGGCCAGCTCATGATCGCCGTGAAGCACCCGGCCGACACCGGCGACCTGCGCGCCGCCTACGCGCGCGCCGGTGTGGTCGCAGCCCATTGGAAGCGCGGCACGACGCTCGGCACCCCGCCGCTCGTGGTCGTCGTCCAGGAGACCTCCCTGCCCCCCGCCTACACCTCGGGCGGCTTCATCACCCAGCCGGTCATCGCCGCCTGGTTCACGCAGGAGCACCCCCCGTGATCGTCATGGTCCAGCACTTCTTCTCCCACACGAATCCCGGCCGCGAGACGTGGGACTTCTACGAGGGCGAGACCCTCGATCCGGCCACGCTCGAGCAGCGCGGCGCGACCGAGCTGGTCAAGGAGTGGATTGAGCGCGGCCGCCTCGCGGAGGTCGAGGCGCCGGCGGCCAGCGGCGGCCCGGCCGCCTTTGAGGCGGCGGAGGGCATCGCCGCGATGGACAGCCCCGAAAATCGCTGAAACGCCAGAGAGAGGCGGCTTGGCCGCGTCCTGAAGAGAGGGATACCCACGCATGTCCGGCACCGTCGGCTCCGGCCTCAATCGCCGCCTCAGCATCGGGCGCCAGACCGCCCTCAAGACCCGCGCGCCGGCCGGCTCCGGCAAGCAGCTGCGCCGCATCCAGATGGCGCCGAACATGATCATCGACGCCTTCTCGAGCCAGGAGATCCTGCCCTCGCAGATGGAGCGCACGAGCCGCGCCGGCATGGGCCGCGGCCAGATCGCCTACCAGGGCGAGATGGCGCCCGGTTCCCAGACCGAGTTCTGGGAAGGGATGATGCGCCGCCAGTTCGCGGCGGTGACCGTCGCCCCGGTCAGCAACGTCACCGCGGCCGCGGGCCCGCCCGGCACCTTCACCCGCGCGGCGGGCAGCTGGATCACGGATGGCCTGCGCGTCGGCATGGTGATCCGCATGACGGGCTGGACCAGCACCGGCGTGAACAACAACGGCCGCAACTACCGCATCCTCACCCTGACGGCCACGGTCATGACCGTCTCGGGCGTGGGCAACGAGGCGGTGGCGGCGCGCATCGAGACCGGCCCCGTCACCGTCTCCGTGGTCGGCAAGGTGAACTTCCTGCCCCCGACCGGCCAGGTGCTCCCCTACTTCACGGTCGAGGACTGGCAGCCCGACCTCGCGGTGCCGACCGGCGAGGTGTTCGAGGACTGCCGCGTCCAGCAGCTCGCCATCTCGCTGCCGCCCACGGGCATGGCGCAGTTCGCGGCCCAGATGGCGGCCCGCGAGTCCGCGCTCATCACGTCCGCGCACTTCACCTCCCCCGCGGCGCCGGCCAACACGGCCTCGCTCGCCGGCGTGCAGGGCTCGCTGCGCCTCAACGGCGCGGACGTGGCCACCATCACGCAGCTGCAGCTGCAGATGCAGGCCCCGATCCAGGCCGACCCGTCCGTCGGCGCGAACCGCGCGGCGGACATCCTGGTGGGCCCGGTGCAGATCCGCGCCTCGGTCACGGCCTACCTGACCGACTTCGCGATGTTCACGGCCAACCGCGCGGAGAGCGAGTTCGAGGTCATCGTGTACCTGCCGACCACGCCGGCCATCAACGCGGACTTCATGTGCATCACCATGCCGCGCGTGAAGGTCATGACGCCGCAGCGCCAGGACAGCCCGCTCGCCATCACCCAGTCCTTCCAGCTCTTCGTGCTGGAGAACACGGTGACGACCGGTGGCCTCGAGGCCACCAACCTGATGATCCAGGACAGCACGATCTAACCCCAGCAGGAGAGCAACCCCCGATGCTCGAACTCAACACGCTCGACGTTCTGGCCGGTTCCGAGGAGGGGCGGTGGTGCTACCCCCGCCATCCGAGGACCGGCGTCGAGATCATGGACGCCCAGGGCCAGCGCTGGGGCTTCAAGCTGGTCGGCCGCCACGCGGCCGTCGCCCGCGACGCGGTGCGGCGCATGAACGACGAGCGCGCGGCCATTGAGGGCCAGGGCCGCCTCATCGGCGAGGCCGAAGCGCAGCGCATGAACGCCGAGTTCCTGGCGGCATGCACCAAGGCCTGGACGCCGATGAAGCTCGATGGGGCCGACTTCGTCTTCACCCACGAGAACGCTGTGAAGTTCTTCGGCGACTCGCGCTTCCGGTGGGTGGAGGGCCAGCTCAGGGCCTTCATCATGGACGACGGGCATTTTTTTCCCGACTCGCCCTCCAAGTCCGCCACTGGGCCGAGCGGCGCTTCAAGCTAGACGCGCCGGCCGAGGGCGGCGGGCGGCTGCGCGACCACCTGCAGGCCGCGCGCGCCGCGGGCGCCAAGGTGCCGGAGCTTGATGTGGGGCCGCCTCCGGCGGTCCTGCATTTCGTGCTCGGCGTCTTCTACGAGCTCTCGGCCAGCCGGCCCTACGTCCAACACATCCCCCGCCCGATTCCGCCATCCGAGCTTCAGGCGTGGGGCGCCATGAACGGCTACCGGCTGCGCCCCTGGGAGGTCGAGATGATCGGCATCCTCGATATGGCCTGGCTGGCCGCCATGTCGCCGACCCCAGGAGCGCGGACCATCTGATGGCTGGCGTGGCGGCACGGGATGTCGCCAGCCTGGACCCATGATCCAGGAAGCCGCCGCCCTTTCCTTCACGATCGACAGCTCCCAGGCCGCCAAGGCCGGCGAGGCGCTGGACCAGCTCACCAAGCAGGCGGGGCTCAGCGCCACCAGCACGAAGGAGCTCGCGGCGCAGGCGCGGGACAGCCAGCTCGCCCTCCAGCAGTTCGCCCAGCAGGCGACGCTGGTCGAGGCGGGGCTGCGCCAGGCCGGCGGCGGGATCGATTACCTGGTGCAGCGCGTGCAGGTGCTCACCCGCGAGATGGGGCTGTTCCAGGCCACGTCGCGGGACATGCAGGTCGCGCTCAACCAGCTCGCCGCGGCGGGGCAGCTGTTCGGCACCACGGCGGGTGGCATCGAGGCCTTCGCGCGGGTGAGCCGCACGGTCGGGCAGAACTCGATCGAGATGACGCAGTCGCTCCAGCGCATCACCCAGGCGCTCGACGGCGTGACGCTCTCGGGCCAGCGAGCACGCTCGGTGCTGGAGAACTACGGCGTGCAGGTGGAGGGGCGGCCGACTGAGGACGCGGCCGACATCCTCAAGGAGTACGTGGCGGCGCGGCGCCGCTTCCAGCCCGACTCGCGGCGCAACGAGGACGACTGGGCGGTCCTCGGCCCGGTGAGCATCGAGACGCTCGCGGCGATGAACCAGCCGGCCTTCCGCTCGATCGAGCAGGAGCGGCGGTCCATGGAGGACAGCGTCGCGACGCGGCGCGTCCTGGCGCAGCAGGAGGCCACGGCGTCCCGCGAGGCGCGGACCGGCGTGCGCGCGCAGCAGTACGACGACCTCGCCCAGGAGTTCTACCGCGGCGGCATGGAGCGGTTCCTGCCGGGCTACCGCCCCACGCGCGAGGAGCTCGAGCGGCGCGCCGAGGCGCCGAACGCGCAGCCGCGCAGCCAGGCCTACACCTTCGAGCAGCGGGCGGACGGCACGGTGGGGACGCGGCGGGACAGCCGGGCGTCGCGCTACCTCGACGCGGAGGGGCGGCCGCTCACCGGGCCTGAGTACGAGGCGGCGGTGCGCGCGGGGCAGGAGGTTCAGCGCAACCCCGAGTTCGACATGATGAACCGGGTGATGCAGCCCTTCCGCGAGATGGGGGCGGCGTTCCGCTGGCTCGCCGACCCGCGCTTCGCGGAGAACCAGCGCGAGATCCGGTCGCGGTTCAATGAGGCGGCGCAGCGGGCCGGCGAAGGGACGGCCGAGGATGTGTGGGCCTTTGCGAGCGGCGAGATGTGGAGCCGCAGCTTCGGCGACATGGGCCGCAACCTGCGGGGCAACTACGTGCCCGCGCCGGGCGCGCCGGCGCGCGAGACGTCCTACCGGACAGGTGACCTGCTTCAGCAGACCCGCATCATGGAGTCGCAGATCGGCCAGTCGCCGATGGAGCTGGCGAACCGGAGCTTCCTGCTTCAGGCGGCGCGGAGCTTCGGGAACATCAACCTGGAGGGCGCCGAAACCCTCTCGGCAGAGCAGCTCCTCGCGCGCTTCCCAGACGAGGCCGGCCCGGGGGCGGTAGGCGGCCTCTCGCCGCGCGAGGTGGTCCGGCGCAACCGGGCGGCGCGCGACAACGCGGCCGTCGCCGACAACGACCGCGCGCGCGACGACCGCGACCTCATGCGCCGCGCGCAGATGGGGCAGATCACCCCGGCCGATCTCCCGCGCCGCACCGTCACCATTGGCGCCACCGACACCCAGGAGGAGATCAGCCTCGAATCGCTGGGCTTCACCGAGACGTCGAGCGCCCAGGCCCGCCAGCGCCTCCAGCAGCTCGCCCAGGCGGTGCTGCGCGTGCGCGCCACCATCGAGACCGAGGGCAAGCAGGTCGAGGAGCTGCTCAAGACCCTGGCCGAGGTGGATCGCCAGCGCGAGGCCGAGATCGGCCTGCAGGTCGAGGGCACCACGCGCCGGATGGACTTCCGCGAGCGCATGCGTTCGACCCTGACGGACGCCTCGCCCGGCCGGCAGTTCGAGAACCTCTACCAGTCCACGCGGGCGACGGTGCTGGAGGAGACGGGCAGCCCGATCCTTGCCAACACCCGGGCGCTGGAGGCGCTGACCGAGGCCGTCATCCAGATGGAGCGGCTCTACAACCGCATGATCGAGGAGACGCGCCAGGACACGCGCCAGTCGGCCGGCTGGACCAACTTCCTCCTGGGCGGCCCGCGCCCGGCCTTCGAGGGGACGGACGACCCGAACGACGTGCTGGCGCGCTACGGCGGCGGGGCGGGCGGCCGCGGCGGACCACCGCTCACCGATGGCGGGACCGCGGCGGCACCCACCGGTGCGCGCCGGCAGGCGGGCCAGGAGATCGCCGCCGAGCTGCAGGGCTACGGCGTGCCTCGCACGATGGCGGTGGCCATGGTCGCCCAGGTCGATGTCGAGAGCAGCTTCAACCCGCGCGCGGTGGGCGACAACGGGGCCTCCTACGGCCTCCTCCAGTGGCAGGGCGAACGTCGCCGCCGCTTCGAGCAGGTGGTCGGCGGCCCCATCGAGCGCAGCACCCGCAGTCAGCAGGTGCAGTTCCTCGCCTATGAGGCGGGCTACCCCGACGCCATCCCCGGCGCGCCGCCCTCCACCGAGGCGCGCAACACCGAGTCCGCTCGGCGGGAAACGGTGCCGGATCGCGCGGCCGCCGCGCTCAGCCGCGACTTCGTGCGCCCGTTTAAGGTCTATGAGGAGCAGGTGACCCGCGGCCGCCGGGCGAACGCCTGGAACACGGTGATCCCCGACGAAGGGGCGGACCCTGCGCGCGTCGGCCCCGTCAACCTCGTCGTGCGCCTGCCCGGCGAGGTCGAGCCGCGCGAGCGGCTGGGCCGCGAGGCGGGGGTGGCGCTTCCCCTGCCGCCGCCGCCGCGGCCGCCCGCGGCGGGACCCGGCCAGCAGCTCCGGGAGCGATGGGAGGAATCGAACTTCGGCCCGATGGCCGACCGGCAGGAGGCGCAGGATCCGGCGACGGTGCCCCCGTCGCGCCGGCCCATGAGCTTCGGAGAGTTCCTGTCGCTCGGCATCCGGACCTCGCCGCGGCCGGCGGCCGCCGCGCCCCCGACGCCGCTCTCTTCGCTCCTGCCGGGCTTCATCGGCTCGGCGGCGGCGGCGACGCTCGACGGGGGAGAGCCCATCGTCATCGCGCGCGGCCCCGCGCCCCGCCCCGCGCCGCCGGTCCCGACCTTCCCGCGGCTCGAGCCGGCGCCGCGTCCGGCCGACACGCTGATCGCGCCACCTCCGCCCCCGGCGCCGCCGCGCCCCGCGCCGCCCGTGGCCGCGCAGCCGAGCGGCGGCGCGCTTCTGGACCGCCTCGGGCTCGACATGGGGGTGCCGGTGCTGGCGACGCCCGCAGGCCCGCCGCCGACGCTGCCGCTCACCCTCCCGGGGCTCCCGCCCCAGCCGCGCCGCTCGGTGGCGGCCGACCCCGGCGTGCGGCCGAACAGCCCGCTCCTCGCCGATCTCCGAGGCGTCGCCCCGGCGGCGCCGCCGCCCCCGCCCGCGCTGACCCCGAGCATGGACCCGCCGGCGCGCCGGGATACGGGCGTGCCGCCCGTCGCCTGGCCCTCGCTCACGTCGCCGGCCGCGCTGCCCGTGCCGCCACCGCCCGCCCCGGCGCCCCGCGCCCCGGACCCGCTGTTCGATTCTCGGTCCTGGTCGCCTCCCGCCCCGGTGCCCGCGACGCCGATCGTCACCCCCGAAGCGGTGGCCCTGCCGCAACGCGGCGGCTGGACCTCCATGACGCGGCCGGCGCCGATCCCGAACAACACGCCCTTCGATCAAGGGTTGGACCGCCAGGCCGCGCAGCTGGGCGCCGCGCGCGCCCTGGATGCGGCACAGCAGGCCGAGGCGCAGGCGCAGGAGCGGACCCGCCGCTTCGAGCAGTCGATCCAGCTCGACCTGCCAGAGACGCCGCTGCGGATCGGACGCTTCGAGCCCCCAGGCCGCTACCGCGCGACGCGACCCAACGCGGTCGGCGTGCCCGAGATCGAGATCGTCCAGCCGCGCCAGGGCCGACCGCTGGGACCTCAGTCGGGCGACGTGACCGAGCTGCCCCCGGAGCGCGCCGTTGGGCGAGGCGGCGGCGGCGCGCCGGCACGCCCGAGCTACGACTTCGCCGCGGTCGAGGAGTTCGTGCGCTCGGGCCGCCCCGTCAGCCGCGACCGCCTGGCCGACTACGAGCTGCAGCGCCGCGTCGGCGGCCAGGTTCAGGCGGTGGCCGGACTGACCGGCGAGCAGCGCGAGGGTCTGTTCGCCGAACGCCTTCAGCAGGAGGCGGCCCGCTCGCTGGAAGCCTTCGTGCAGCAGCTCGTCCGGGGCAACGCGGCTCAGGAGGACGCGATCAAGGTCATCGGCGCGCGCAGCGAGGCCGAGCGCGAGGCGATGACGGCGACCAACCAGGCGCGCCAGCAGGCCGAGACGCTGCGCGCCAACGCCCGCGCGCTGCCTGAAGGGAGCGCCGCGCGCGGGGCGCTGGAGGCCGCGGCCGGGGATCTCGAGCCGCGCGCACGCCGCCAGGTGTTCAACCGCCAGATCGCCCGCGCGGACGCGCGGATCGGCGAGCAGGAAGAAGACCTGCAGGACGCCCGGGCGCTCGGGGATGCGTGGTTCATGACCAACACCGAGCGAGCGCGCCTCGCTGGGCGGCTGGGGGCGCGCCGGCAGGCCGAGCGGACCATCATCGCCGGCGAGGACGACGGGGCGCGCGGGCAGCGCATCCTGCGCGCCGAGGAGGTGGCGGGCGCGCGCTCGGCCATGGACGAGCTCGAGCGGCAAAACCGGCTGGTCCGCGACTCCTTCCTCGACATCAACAGCGCCGCCGGCGCGGCGCTCAGCCAGATCATCGTGCGGGGCGGGAACGCCAAGCAGGTGATGGCGGCGGTCCTGGCCGACTTCGCCTCCATGGGCATCCGCCGCGCCACCGCCTCGCTCGGCGAGGAGGCATTCTCGGCCATCGGCAAGCTGATCACCGGCCGCAGCGCAGATGGGCCGGCGCGAGGCGGCTTCGACGGCAGCGTCGCCTCCGCGGCGGCCGTCGCGGGCGGCGCGACCGAGAGCGCGGCCAGCGGCGCGACCAGCCTGATCGGCACCGCGCTTTCCAGCATCGGCAGCCTCTTCGGCTTCGCGCAGGGTGGCGTGATCCGCCCCATGGCCCAGGGGGACATCCTCTTCGCGCCGACCTACAAGGCGATGGCCAACGGCGACACGGCGCTCATGGCCGAGGCCGGCCCCGAGGCGGTGCTGCCCCTGCGCCGAGACGCGAACGGCAACCTCGGCGTGGTCGCCGCCGGCGGCGGCGGCGGCGGGAACGTCATCAACATCACCGTCCAGGGCGGCAGCCGCGGCCCGGCGCAGGACCGCGAGCAGGCCGCCGCGATCGCCGACGCGGTGACCCGCGCGCTTGATGAGCGCCAGCGCCAGACCATGTTCGAGGAGATGCGGGTGGGGGGCATGTTCAACCCGCTCCATGGCGGGTGAGCGCTTGACCAAGCGGCGCCTCGCGCCGCCATCGTGGGGTGACCCCATGGAAGCGGCCAAGCCCCGATGACCGTCTCGACCAACGGCGGCCTCGTCACCATCAGCGGCGACGGGGTCGCCACCTGGACCGGCAACACCCCCATCACCATCGGTGGCCAGCCGGTCTGGACGCCGCCGGTCGCGCCCGACCCGCCCGTGATGATGGACGAGACTCCGGCAGCGAACCGCTTCTCCTTCGGAGACGGCTACAGCCAGGACGCGCCCCGCGGCCTCAACTCGATCCCGTCCAAGGTCACGATCTCGTTCTCGAACCTCTACACCTCGGACAAGGACGCCATCCTCCAGTTCCTTCGCGCACGGAAGGGCGTCGAGCCGTTCTGGTGGCAGCAGCCGAACGAGCAGATGCGGCGCTGGGTCTCGCCCTCCTGGAACGTCGAGCAGCAGGGCTGGGATCGCTGGCGCGTCACCGCGCGCATCGAGCGCAGCGTGAAGCCGGGCACCTGACATGGTCGTCTATCGCAACCGGCGGGCCCAGGAGCTCGCGGCCGAGGAGCTGATCGACCTCTACGAGCTCGACGCGAGCAAGTACGGGGGCGGGCTGCGCTACTGGACCGCCGGCCCGATGGGCGAGGGCGCGCTGAACCTGTGCTGGAACGCGCAGACGAATGTCTCGGCGGCGGGGTGGTCGGCGAACGGGACGCCCGCCTACTTCGGCCCGGCCCGCCTCGATTCGATCGGCTCCAGCTACGTCTTCCAGCCGGGCAACCTTGCGGCGCGGTGGTCCTCCATCCCCGCCGACGTGTTCTACCGCGCGAGCTGGCTCGAGGAGACCAACATCGCGCCCGGGATGTGGGCGCAGGCGAGTGCCTTCGTGGCCGTCCACCGGGCCCGCATTCGCGTGACCATCGAGTTCCTCCAGGGCGGCTCGGTCATCCAGACGGCGAGCTCCCCCATCCTGCGATGGCCGAACAACGGCATGGGCACCAATTTCACTGAGCTGCGGCTGTACACGCCGCTCTTCGTGGAGGCGGTCGCCCCGGCGGGCGCCGAGAAGGTGCGCTTCTGCGTCGAGGTGAGCGGCCCAAACGCCGGCTCGGTGGGCACCAACTCCTACGCCTGGTTCACGCAGCCGGTCTTCGCGATCACGCCCATGCAGGTGAAGCGCGCCCTGGCCTTCACGCCGGGCACGAAAGGCAGCCAGGTCCGCTTCAACGGCATCACCTATCAGCCCGTGCCGGTGCGGCTCGAGGGGCTCCAGAAGCGCGGCCGCGGCCCCGTCCCGCGCCTCACCGTCGTGGTGCCGGACGTGGACAAGCTGATGACCATGCTGCTCGCCACTTACGGCAACCTGCTCGGCTGCAAGATCACCCGCCGCCAGGTGTTCCGCTCGGCGCTCGACGACGGCGAGAACGCCGACCCGACCGACTTCTTCGGGCCCGAGATCTTCTACATCGACCGGATCGTGCGCCACTCGCCCGGCCAGGAGGTCGTCATCGAGTGCGCCTCGCCCCTCGACATTCAGGGGACGATGCTGCCGGGGCGGCAGATGGTCCGCGACGTGTGCAGCCACACCTACCGGCTCTGGAACGGCGCGACCTTCGCCTATGGCTCCTGCCCCTACGCCGGCGGGGCCATGTTCCGCGCCGACAACTCCGTGACGGGGTCGGTCGCGGAGGACCGCTGCGCCAAGAGCCTCAACGCCTGCCGGCTGCGCTTCGGGACGTCGGCGCCGCTGCCGTTCCGCGGCTTCCCCGGCATGGGACGGAGCCGCCTCTGATGTTCGACCGCGCCATCATCGACGCCATCAAGGAGCACGCCGCATCCAGCCTGGACCGGGAGGTCTGCGGGCTGGTGACGGCCGCGGGCTACGAGCCGCAGGAGAACCGCCACCCCGAGCCGGAGATGAACTTCGAGATGGGGCGGGAGGCGGCGGAGCGGATCGCCGCCGGCGAGGTGCTGGCCGTGGTCCACAGCCACACCGAGCGCGGCTACGACCACCCTTCGATCATGGACCAGGAGCAGGCGCTCGCCATGGCCGTGCCGTGGGGCCTGTGCATCATCCGCGGCGGCACGCCATCGGAGCCGTTCTTCTGGGGCGAAGGCGTCCCGCCGCAGCCCTTCCTCCCGCGCGATTTCCGGTGGGGGCCAGAGGGCACCGATGGCCGCGGCGACTGCTTCGCCCTGGTGCGCGCCTGGTATGCCGCGCGGCGAGGCCTGGTGATCCCCGATGTGCCGCGCGACGAGACCTGGGAGAGCGAAATGCCGGATGCCTACGTGCTGGGCTGGCAGCGCGCGGGCTTCCAGCGAGTTCCGATCACCGACCTGCAGCCGGGCGACGGGGTGCTCATGGCCATCAACAGCCGGCGCGCCGCCCCGAACCACGCGGGCATCTACCTCGGGGACGAGATGATCCTCCACCACCTGCTCAACCGCCTGGCCGAGCGGACGCCAATCGGCTTCCTGCACCGCTCGATCGTCGCGTGCCTGCGTCCGCCGGAGGTCGCCCCATGAACACGATCTGCCTCCATGGCGCGCTGCGGAAGCGCTACGGCGCCTCGTTCACGCTCGACGTGAAGACGCCGGCCGAGGCCGTGCGGGCGCTCGGGGTCCAGCTTCCGGGCTTCCTCGATGCCATCCGGGCGGGCGCGTGGCGCGTGGTGCGCGGCCCCCTGCGCGGCGGGCGCCGGCTGACGCCCGGCGAGCTCAACGTGAACCTCGGGGGCGAGATGCACATCCTGGCGGCGCCCAAGGGGGCGGGCGGGCGCGGGACGGGCAAGGTGGTGCTGGGGACCGTCCTGCTGGTCGCGGCGGTGGCGCTGGTCGCGCTGGCGCCGGTGGGCGCTGCGGCCGTCACCGGCGCGGCAGCCGCGGAGGTCGGCGCCATCAGCGGCGCGGGCCTTGGCACCAGCATCGGCTTCGGGATTGGCGCGGTCTCGGCGGGCAAGATCGCGCTCTTCGGGGCCGCGATGGTCTTCGCCGGCGTCTCCCAGATGCTCGCGCCGGCCCCCAAGCCGCCGCAGGCCATGGGCCCGTCGCAGCGCGACGAGGGCAGCTACCTCTTCAGCGGCGCGGGCAACACCGGCGTGCAGGGCGGGCCAGTGCCGCTCCTGTTCGGCAAGACGGTCTGCGGCGGCAAGCTCGTCTCCATGTCGGTGGACGTGGTGGACATCGGCCAGGCGCCGCCCGACGCGCCGGCCAGCCCGGTCACCGGCGTGGCGTACGGCAGCACCGTGTACGTCCCCTACGAGTACAACGGGGCGTAGCCGGTGGACGGTCCTCCTCCCATCGTGCGCGGCGAGGGCGGCAAGAAGTCCGCCCCGGTCGTCACGCCGCCGCCCGTCGAGGCCCCGAACAGCCTGCGCGCGCGCTCGCGGATCCGGGCGCTCTTCGCGCTGAGCGAGGGGCCCATCGCCGGCTTTTCGAACGTGCTGCGCCAGATCTATCTCGACGGCGTCCCGCTGGTGGACGCGAACGGCAAGACGAACTTCGAGGGCGTGACGGTCGAGACCCGCAACGGGGACGCGACGCAGCCGCCCTTCAACGACTTCCCGGTGGCGGAAGACACCTTCGCGGTCAGCGTGAAGGTCGAGCAGGCCGCGACGCCGCCGGTCCGGACGCTCGACTGCACGGCCCGCGACCGCATCCGCGTCATCGTCCAGGTGAGCGCGCTCTACCTGATGGACGACAAGGGGAACATCGGCACCAACCGCGTCGAGTGGGCGCTCGACTGGCGCATCGCCGGCGGCGGAGGCTGGGTCCAGCTTCACGCCGGCGCGATCGACGGCAAGTGCATGTCGCCCTACCAGCGCGCGGTCACGCTGCCGGTGCCCCACAACGGGATGATCGAGCTCCGGCTGAGGCGGGTGTCTCCGGACCCGGCCGACAGCAAGAACCAGAGCGAACTGTTCTGGGTCAGCTACGCCTCGATCCTCGACCAGAAGCTCACCTACCCCGGCACGGCGCTGGTCGCGATCGGCTTCGACGCGACGAACCAGGGCGGCACCATGCCGCAGGTCACCTTCGAGCCGGATGGCGGAATCCTGTGCGAGGTGCCGGTCAACTACAACCCAGCGACCAGGGTCTATACCGGCATGTGGGACGGGACCTTCAAGAAGGCCTGGACCGACAACCCCGCCTGGATCTTCTGGACGCTCGCGACCAACCCGGACTGGGGCGGTGGAGCGGCTCTCTCGGCGGGCCTGACGTCGCCGGCGGCGGCCTACTCCGCGGCCACCGGGCTGGTGGACAAGTGGGCCCTCTACACGATCGGCCAGTACTGCGACGAGTTGGTTCCGAACGGCCTTGGCGGAACGGAACCGCGCTACCGGTTCAACGCCTGGATCGATCGCGCTGACGAGGCGTACCGGGTGCTGCAGGCCATCGCCGGCGTCTTCCGCGCGATGGTGTATTGGGGCCGCGGCCAGATCGTGCCCGTGGCGGACATGCCCCGGAACCCGGTCAAGCTGGTCAGCAAGGTCAACGTCATCAACGGCGCGTTCGAGTACTCCGTCGCCTCCCTGCGGGCGCGGCACTCGGTCGTGCGGGTCCGCTGGCGCGATCCCGCGCTCCAGTACCGCGAGAACGTCGCGGTGGTGGAGGACGCGGACATGATGGCCGAGATCGGCGTCCGGCCGATCGATTACGAGGCGCTCGGCTGCACCTCGCTCGCCCAGGCGATCCGCATGGGCAAGTGGGTGCTCTACACGGAGAAGTACGAGAGCGGGTTGCTGACCTACCGGGCCGCGCTCGACCACATCACGGTCGCGCCCGGCGAGGTGATTGCGGTCCAAGACGAGGACCGGGCCGGCGTCGCCTTCTCCGGGCGCTTGGCGCGCAGCCGCCTCTCTACGACCTACGTTCAGCTGGATCGCCCTGTGACCCTGGTTGGCGGCCAGACCTACAGCCTGCGGATCGTGTACGAGGACGGGACGCTGAGCGCGCTCCTGCCCATCACCACGCCCGCCAGCACGACGGACACGCTGACCCTGGGGACGGCGCTGGCGCAGAATGTCCTGCCCGAGGCGGTGTGGATGATCTACGCCTCGAACATCGAGCCCGAGACCTATCAGGTCGTCCACATCGAGGAGCAGCAGGACGGCTCCTTCGAGGTGTCGGCGCTGCGGCACCACGCCGGCAAGTTCAACTACATCGAGCTGGGCTGGGCGCTGCCGGGGCGCCCAGAGACGATGTACCCGACGAACGTCGGGGCGATGAGCTCGCCGACCAACCTCGTCATCCGCGAGTACCTCACGGGCGTGGGCGGCACGCCGCTGGTGCGGGTGGTGTTCTCCTGGTCCTTCGTCACCGACCCGCGGGTGGTGGCCTTCGAGGCGCGCTGGATCAAGGGCGGGATCGTCTCGCCGGTGCAGACCGTCACCGAGACGAGCGTCGAGTTCGCGGACCTGGTGCCCGGCACCTACAGCTTCCAGGTGCGCGCGCTGGGCGGGGCCGGCAACGCCTCGGCGTGGGTGACGCTGGACAACCAGGCGGTGGACGGCCAGGCCGACCCACCGGCGCCGCCCAGCGCTCTGCAGCTCCTCTCCGGCATCCGTAACGTGCAGGTGAACTGGACCCGGCCGGCCGGGCTCTACACCCGCAACTTCGAGGTCTGGGCGGCGACGACCGGCTTCAACAACCTGGCGAACGACGCGACCACGAACATCGGCTCGGCGCCGGCGTTCGGGGCGTTCTCCAAGATCGGGGACACGGACGGCACGAGCTTCGTCCACGCCGACCTGCTGCCGTCGCACGTCTGGTGGTACATGGTCCGGACGATCGACGTCTTCGGCCAGTGGAGCACCTTCGTCGGCCCGGCCGGCGTGCGGACCTCGCAGCTGGTGGCGGCGGACATCCGCGACGGCATCATCAACACCGCGAAGTTCGCCTCGAGCATCAGCCCCGTGGGGCTGGTGACGTCGGGCGGCGTTCCGGCGTCGAAGGCCGAGGACGTGATCTACCACACGCCCACGAACCGGCTGTACCGCTGGGACGTGGGCGCCGCGGCCTACGTGGCGGTGGTGCGGACGTCGGAGCTCGACGGCGCGCTGGCGGCGACGAACTTCCCGACCGGCCTGCGCCCCGTCGAGGTCGTATCCTCGCTCCCCTCGACGGGCAACTTCGAGGGCCGGGTGGTGATGCTGACCACCGACGACAAGCTCTACCGGCACAACGGGACGGCCTGGATCTCGACCGTGGCCGCAGCGGACGTGTCGGGGGCGCTGGCGGCCGGCAACTTCCCGAACAGCCTGCGCCCGGTCGAGGTGGTGGCGACGCTCCCGGCAAGCGGGAACTTCGCGGGGCGCATGGCGTTCCTGACGACGGACAACAAGCTGTACCGGCACAACGGGACGGCCTGGATCGCGTCGCTGGCGGCGACGGACCTGACCGGGTCCATCACCTCCACCCAGATCACGGACGGGGCGATCTCGACGCCCAAGCTCGCCGCCGGCGCGGTGACGGCGAGCGAGCTCGCCGCGAACGCGGTGACGGCCAACAAGATCCTGGCGGGCGCCGTCTCGGCGGCCGCCATCGCGGCCGGCGCCATCTCGGCCAGCAAGCTGGTGGTCGGGGACACCTCGAACATCTTCCCCGACTTCGATGCGATCGATCCGGGCTTCTGGGCCGGGCCACACAGCTTCGTGGGGCAGACCAGCGCGGCCTTCGGACGCCAGGCGCTCGTCATCCCCTTCAACGCGAGCACGATCGCTAGCGACTCCGGCTACATCCAGGTCGAGCCCGGAGCCGAATACCGGGTGGAGATGGGGCTGGCCTGCGAGGTGGCCGGCGCCTTGGCGACGGGCCAGGTGGTCTGGTTCTCCATGAATGGGTCTGGTGTGCTGACCTACCTCTCGGCGGACACCTTCGCGTCGAGCGACGTGACGGCCGCGGCCCGCTACGGGGCCAACGTGGTGGCGCCGGCGACGGCCCGCCGGGCGGTGATCCGCCTGACCCGCTGGTCAGGGGGCACGGGCGGGGTGACCGGCGGCGGCGTGGTGATGCGGCGTCGGGCGACGGGAAGCCTAATCGTGGACGGCGCGATCACGGCCGCGAAGATCGCGACCGACGCGGTCGAGGCGGCGAAGATCCAAGCCGATGCGGTGACGGCGACGAAGATCGCCGCGGGCGCGGTGACGGCCGACAAGATCGCAGCGAACTCCATCGTGGCGTCCAAGGTGATGATCGGGGACACCTCGAACGTGTTCCCCGACTACGACTGCGAGGACAGCAGCTTTTGGACCGGCGACCACACCTTCGCGACCATGGGGATCGCCAGCTATGGGCGCCGCGAACTGCGCATCCCGATGGGGGCGAGCGACACCCAGTCGTTGAGCGGCTACTTCATGGTGGAGCCCAGCACGTCCTACTGGATCGAGGGCGCGCTGCGCTGCGACACCGCGGGCGACACCGTCACCTTGGTGATCGAGTGGTACACGCTGACGGGCGGCGGCGTGCCCTCCTACAGCTCCGAGACCGTGATCGGGACGAGCACCTCGACCAGTTGGAGTAGGCCGGGCCTGGCGGTGACGTCAGGCTCCAGCATCCGGCGCGCACGCATCCGGTTCCGCCGCACGGCGGGCGGCACGTCCCAGGTGCGCTGCGGCGGCGTGATGATCCGCCGCCGGGCCATCGGCAACCTGATCGTGGACGGGTCGATCACGGCCGAGAAAATCGCGGCCAACGCCATCACGGCCAACGAGATTGCGGCCAACGCCATCACGGCGAGCGAGCTGGCGGCCGACTCGGTGGTCTTTGGGAAGGTGGCGGCGGGGGCGATCAAGAGCGCCCAGATCGCTACGGGCGAGATCCGAGCCACGCATATGGCGTCGGAGACGATCCTGACCCAGACGGGGCAGATCGCGGACCTGATCGTCGCGGAGGCGAAGATCCAGGGAGAGGCGGTCTCACACGTTTTTCAGGCAACGCAAATATTTGACCCGCCCTGGTATAACATCAGCTGGGCGCACATCCTTTCCGCCCGCTTTTACAGCAATAGTGCCAGAACAGGTCTCTTGGCTTGTTTTTACCGAGTTGGGAAAAACGGGTCGGCGAGCATCGGGCATTCCATCAATTGCTGGGTAACGCCCGATTCGGGCGGCGGCGGCATGGTCGCCGAGGCCGGGGGGGACATTTGGTTTGAAACGGCGGTGACGACGGGCTTTGTCTATGTGCCGCCGGGGTGGTTCACCTTGAACATCTACGTTTCAAGTGGCGCGAACGCAGCATTTCACCGCGTCCACCCTGTCCTGTTTTTGAGGTCCCGATGAAGGTATGGACGGCGTTTCCGGTGGGCGGGGGATTGGCAAGGTGGAAAGCCTTTTCTCCCGTGGCGGACTGCCCCGACCCGGCACCGGAAGCTGGTGTGGAGCTGGTCGAGGGCGACTACCCGAGCGAGACGCACTACCGCACAGCCGGCGGCGACATCCTCCCGCGCGGCGCCATCCTCGGCGCCCTTCCCCCAACGGTGGCGGCCGACGGGATCGAGGAGGTCGTCATGGCGGGCCTGCCGATGCCCTGCGAGCTCACCGTGGAGGACCCGAACAAGCAGATGACCCAGGCCACAGTCACCGGCGGCACGGTGACTCTCACCTTCGCGCTGGCCGGCACATGGACGATCTGGGTGGAGGCGCCGCCCGAGTACCAGACCTGGAAGGGGACGATCCTTGCGACTTGATCTTGGCCCGGCCCTGGCGGCCGTGAAGGCTGAGGCGCTGGCGCGGGTGGACGCCGAGGCCGAAGAGGCCCGCCGGGCCTGGATCACGCTCGGGGCCGGGCAGGCCATGGAGTACATGGCCACCGAGGCCGACGCGCGGGCCTACCAAGCGGCGCGCGCGGCCAGCGCCCCGGCAGATCCCATCGGGTCATGGCCCTGGCTCGAAGCGGAGCAGGCGGCGCGGGGCGGCGCGATGCCGCTTGGCGATATCGCCGACGAGGTGGTCGCGAACGCGAATGGGTGGACGGCGGCGGGCGCCGCCATCAAGGCGCTCCGGCGCGGCCGCAAGCTGCAGATCGAGTCCGCCGCGACCATCACGGCCGTGCGCGCGGCATTCCCGATCCCCTGGCCGGCGCCTTGAGCCTTGCGTGGCGCTCAAAGGGGTCGCCACACATGAGGTGCAGCAGGAGAGTGGCCGCATGGGAAAAATGCATCCGCAGGACCGAGAGCGGGCGCGCTACGTGCTGTCGCAGTCGTTCTCGACGCCGAGCACCAAGAGCAACGCCCAGGTGATGGAGGGGACGCTCTGGTTCTTCGTTGCGGGAACCTTCGCTGGGGAGATCAGCGTCGAGGGGTCGCTGGACGGAGGCGTGACCTGGGCTCCGGTCCTTGCTGACAGCGCGGGGTCGCGTCTGGCGCTTTCCGAAACCGGAATGCTGTCCATTCCTTCCCCGGAAGCGGCAACCCTCATGCGCCTTGGAACAAGCGCCTCCTTCTCAGGAACCGCGCTCGCGCGCCTGTCCGGGGGGTGGGCGCCGGCGCCATGAGCGCAACGATGGGCCGGGCCTTTACGGGTGTCACTCCTGGTGTCCTGCAGTGGCAGAACCGCGCCCTGCCCTTGCCGCCCCAGGCGTTCGATCGCCGGGCGGGCGATCCTGAATACCAAGGACAACAGGCGGCGCTCTCCAAGTGGATCGCCGCGCTCGATGGCGACTACCGCCACGGCCATCTGCCGCGCGGCCTGTACCGCCTGAGCGGCGCCGAGCAGATCACGAAGGTCGTTGGAAACGCCATCAGCATCCAGGGCGACGGCCGCGGCCGGTCGATCATCTGGGCCGACGACACCTTCACGGGCGTCATGCTGCATTTCGAGGACATCTGGTGGGCCAGCGACCAATCGCGCGCCCCGTCCGGCGTGGTCCCCAGCCCTGGCCAGTACGCGGCCAACAACTGGTCCTACCAGCTCAATCAGGCGTGGCAGGGGCGCCTCGCGCTCCGGGATTTCTCCCTGGTCGGGAGCATCGTGAACCGCGCAACGGGCGCCATTGCCGCGCCGCGCCAGCACGGGATCCAGTTCACGGATCGAATCGACCACGCGCAACTCATCGGCCTTGACCTCCTCAACATGGCCGGCAGCGGCATCCGGCAGGTGACAGGCCCCGGCTTGGGCGCGGCCGGCCTTCGTGAGTGCCAGGTCGAGCGGTTGATGTTCCGGCACTGCGGGTGGGGGCAGGAGTTCCCGGCCTTCGACCTCAATTTCACCGGCACCGGCGGCAGCCAGGGTAATTACTACCGCATCAGGGGTAGCGAATGGGCCAACTGCCACGGGACGCACATCCGCATCAGAAACGAAGGCAACGGGAGCGCTGGCGCGACGCGCATCATTGATTTTCTGGACCTCACGTCGCATGGCGAAAGTAGCTGGAACCCCGCGGGGGCCGGATACGACGCCTCGATCCCGTTGCCGGGCGGCTCCCGCTGGCACCTGATCGACATACTGGGCCACGTCGATACTGTCCATTTTCGCGGCGTGAGAACAACACACTCCCTTGACGGGCACTTCATCTATCATATCGGCGCCGTCAACGGAAAAACGCCATTTGAAATCTTCATCACCGAGTCCTTCAATGAAGGAGCCGGAACAAATCTACTATGGGTCGAGCACGGCTACGAAATCGTCGCGGATTTCTACGAAACAGCGGGCGGCCTAATTCGCGTCGGGAGCGGCGTAACGGGGGCCGTTACTCTTCGCGGCCCAGCCCACGATAAGTTGAACGTCGATATCGCGGAGCCGGTTAGGCACCTAGTCTCCATGGCGGGGTCGAGCCCGCGCACGAACCTCCCGCTCCGCGTCGCGCATGTGGATAGTCGCCACGCGAGGAGCGAGGGGTCCGCCTTGACCATCGGCCGCGCCAGCGTCCTGCAATACGCCAGAACCCTCGGCACGGGTGCGACAACCAACTTCGCGTTCACGGACGATTCACTCGTAGGCCAGAACGTGATCGCCGGCACACAAGCGGGCGAAGCCATCCGGCTTGAGGCCGGCACGATGGCGCTCATCGCCTACCATGTGCTCGCCATCGGGGTGACGACCATCCGGGCAGAGTGGCGAGGCGTGGTGCTCGCGCACCGCCTCACCAACGCGGCCAGCCTGACGATCATCGGCGGCGCCGGCGCGTCGATCCCACCCGACACATCGGATACGGCTCCCGGGGCCTCTGCCCGCCTCGCCATCGCGGCGGACACGGTTCAGGGTGGGGTGCAGTTCACCGCGACGCAGGCGTCCACCATCAACTGGCACCTTCGGGCCGAGGTAATCACGATCGGTCAGGTGGTGGCGGGCAACCTGGGCGTTGCCCAGGCGCTCCTTGAGCAGGCCGCCGCCGGCCCGATTGCCGAGCTGGCCACGTCCCGCGTGCGCGGCTTCTTCGCGGATGACGCGGCTGCGGGCGCGGCGGGCGTGACCAGCGGCCAGCGCTTCATCCTCGCTACAGGCAAGCTCGCGGTGAAGACATGATGGCGCTCACCCCCGTTACGCCGGCCGGCGTTCGCCGCACCCCGAACCTCGGCAGCTTCTACTCGCTTCCCAGCGGGGCGGGCCCCCGTATTCTGTCGCCGACCGATTGGATTGACCTCATCATCTGCTGGGGACAGTCCAACATGGGGAACGGCGGGTGGCCGGGGAACCCAAACAGCGACCTGGCCTTTGAGCCCTACCCGGGACGGCTGCTCTGCCTCGATAGAAGCGAGCTTCACGCCGTCCAGGGAGACGAAGGGTCGAACTTCCTGGACCCCGCCGAAATCCTGGCGTTCCGCTCTCTCCTTGATCGTGCCGGCGAGCCGATCTTCCAGAGCATGGCGATCGCCGTGGCCTACGCCGACATCTGCGAGGCGCGTCGCCAGCCGTGGCCGGCGACCGTGATCCTCACCGTGACGCAGCCCGGGACCGCCCTCAATCACCACCTCCCAGCCTCGATCCCGGGGAGCAACGCGGACGGGGTGCGGAACTCCACAAACCTCCTCAACGGGGTCCGCGCGGTGGTGAACCTCGCCGCGAAGCATGGCATGCGCGTTCGCGCGCGCTCGATCGGCTCGCGGGGCGAGGGGCGCGTGCAGGCGCCCATCCTCTTGGCCGACTACGGCGCCACTCTTTCCGCCTACGGCGCGTGGCAGGATGCCGAGGTGCGGGCGATCACGCGACAGCCGAACCCGCTGCGGATCGGCATACTGCAGACCGGCCAGCCGCGGAGCAGCGCGGCCGTCGCGGATGTCGCATCCGTGATGCAGCAGCAGGCCGCCCTTGTGCGGGCAGAACCCGCTAGGTGGTTCATGATGGCGCCGCTCTATGCCTCGACCCTGCGCGGCTCCGCGGCCAACTCCCACCCGGCGCCGGCGGGCCGGAAAATGGGCGCGGCGGCCGCCGGCGTGGCGCTTGCCGTAGAGGCCGCCGGCGGCACCTGGAATGACCTCTCGATCGACGCCATCCGGCCGGTCAGCTCCACCGTCCTGCGCGCCTTCGTCCGCTTCCCGCCGGGCGTCACGCCCACCCTCGCGCTCGACACCACCTGGCAGGCGGCGAGGCGGGGCTGCCGACCCTCATCCGGCACTACCTCCGGGCCGAGGGAATCGACCTCGCGCAGCGCACGACGCCGATCGAGCAGCAGATGGCTCCGGCGCTCGACGCCGAAATCCTTGCCGACCCCGAGCTATCCTTCTGGGTCCGCGCGGACGCGGCGAATGTGGTGGAGACGGTGGGGCCGGTCGTGCACCAGTGGCGCGACCGCCGGCCGGGCAATGCGGTCGTGTTCACCCAGGCGGCCGCCGGGCGCCGAGGCGCGCCCGTCATCTCCTTGGTAGGCACCGAGCGCGCCGTGCGCTGCGTCTCAGCCACCAGCCACAGGTGGGATGAGGTCACCCCGACCGACACGCGGCAGCCCTTCACGTTCGCGCTCCTCGCCCGCGTCGCGTCCAACGTGCTCACGACCACGTTCTTGCTGGGCAAGGCGACCGTGGGTGGGAGCTCGCAAGACACCACCGGCATCGTCATCCACGACTCGAGCGGCGTCCCGACGCTGCGGCTTCGGCATGGTAGCGGCTCGGCCGGCACCGTCGCCGATTTCGCACCCTTCACGCGGAACGAATGGAGCCTCATCGTCTTCTCGGGTGATGGCTCGGGCGGCATGCGGATGCGCTACAACGGCCGCCCGTGCTGCGCGCTGCGCCCGACCGCGTGGGATTTGACCGCGACCATCCCGGCCAGCACGCCCTTCTCGCTCGGATCGCAGAGCGTCTCGGCCAACGCCTTCTCGGCAGACGCCGACATCGCGGCCGTCATGGGCTGGCGCGGGACGGACCTTCTTCGCCCCGCTGGACTCGCGAAGGTGCGGCGCCTGGAGGCGTATTTCGCCCGGGTCTATGGGGTGCCGATCAAGAGCTTGTAGGCGAGCCGCACCTTCGCCATGAGCCTTGCGCACCGAAAGATGTGGCCGCCACACCGATAGGGGCGGGCATCACGCCTGCATGACATGCATGGAGGCGCCCCGTGGCCAACCTGACCGACTGGACCGAGAACAACTTCCTCGACTTCCTTCTTCGCGGGCAGGCCTGGACCTTGCCGGCGGATCTGCACATCGGGCTCTTCACCGTGGCGCCGACGGACGCGGGCGGCGGCACCGAAGTCACCGGCGGGTCCTACGCGCGCGTGGCCATCACGCGGTCGCTGGCGAACTGGGCGGGCACGCAGTCGGCCGGCAGCACCACCGCCTCGACCGGCACCGGCGGCCAGACCTCGAACAACGGCACCGTGACCTTCGCGGCCCCCACGGCGAACTGGGGCACCGTCGTCGCGATCGGCGTCTTCACGGCTTCGTCCGGCGGCAACCTCGTCTTCTGGGCGCCGCTCGGCACGTCGAAGACCATCAACAGCGGCGACCAGGCCCCGGTCATCTCGGCGGGTCAGCTCACGCTCACCATCGCGTAAGGCGCGCGCCATGGAATGGGCTGCTCTTCCAGAGCCGAAGCGCCAGGCGCTTCTGGCCCGCCTCGCGGAGCCCGACGTGGCGGGACTTCCCGAGTGGGCCGCGGCGGCGGCGTTGAACGCGCCCGACGCAGGGTTGCCGACGGCGCGCGTGCATGTCGCCACCAGCGACGTCTATGGGCACTTGCTGACGACCGGCGAGTGGCCACCGATCATCATGGCGGCCGAGGCGGGGGGCGGCGCACAGGAAGCGGTTCGGGGGCTCTGCATCCTGGTTCGCGACACCCTGCAGATGACCTCCCAGCTCGAGACGGGGAAGCCAGAGCGGTACGCGGCGGTGGTGCAGGTGCTTGCCGGCCTCAAGGCAGCGAGCCTCATTTCGGCCAGCACAGAGACGGCGCTGCTGGCGCTGGCGGAGGCGCCCCAGTCCTGGGCGCAGGCGAACGGCATCGTCGTGACCGACCAGCTGGTGGGCGCGGCTCGGGGAGGCATCTGACATGGCCCAATCCCAGTGGGGCGCGCCCGCCGCCGAGACGAACATCGCCGGCACGGCGCTGAACGGCTTGATCGCGGGCACGACCAGCCTCCCCATGGAGTTCGAGAACGGCACGGGCCGCATCATCAACGCGCGCCTTCGCCTGGTGCTCGGCTCCATCACCCCGGCCGTGGGCGGCACCGTGGTGCTCCGCCTGGTGAATTGGGATGCGGCCAACAGCGTGTGGGAGGACTACAGCGCCCTGAGCGGCCATCACGAGTCCTACGCGATCGCGCTCATCCCCTCGGTCGGCGCGATCAAGCGCGCCATCCTCCCCATGGTGCGTATCTACCCGTGGAGGGTGGGCTTCGTGCTGACGAACAGCAGCGGCGTGAACCTCGCGGCGAGCGGGAACGGCCTCTTCCTGAGCACCTTCCCCGAAGAGATGACCTAGCCCCCCATGCCGCGCGGCTTGAACCCACAGGACGACGCCCGCATCCAGGGGCGTCTGTGGACCCCTGGCGCGGCCTTTCCTGACGTGGCCGCGTGGCACAGCGCGCTCAATATCGACCGCGCCACCATCACAAACTCCAAGTGGGCGGGGCTTGATAATCTGGCGGGGCATGCTCGCCTAGTACACACGGCCGATATTTCCCGGCCTCCCCTGGCCACCAATGCGCGGGGCCAGCCCATCATCAATCTTCCGGCTCACGGCACCTGGCTCTACCACGAGTCCCAGGTTCCGCTGCAAAGTTCCTTTTCTGTTTCGCTCTTGTTCCGCGCCGGCGCTGGTTCCGGCTCAAATGCGCGAGTTCTGGGCTTCGTGGGCAATTCGGCCGACATGGACTATAACCAAGCGAGCGCGATGGGACTGATCTATCGCAACTCGGCAACCACGTATGGTCTTTACTACAACAATGGCGCGGTGGACCTGACATACACCCATGCGGATGGGTGGGGGATCATTACCGTGGAGGCGAGCGTGGCCGCCAATACGATCCGCGTCTTCTCGCGCGGCGCGGAGGTCGGGTCACGCTCCTGGAACGGGGGCAGCATCGGAGCCGGGCACTTCATTCTGGGGGCCTACCGCATCTCTTCGGCGACGGCGGAGGTGATCGGCGAATACGGGGAGATGGTCGCGGTGCGGGGCGAGGCCGGGCGCCGACACCGTGAGCGCGTCGAGGGATACATGGCGTGGAGGTGGGGTGTCGCAGACACGATGGCGGCCACACACCCGTACCGGACCCGCCCGCCCCTCCTCGGGGTGTGACGCATGACGCTCCGCCTTCGCTTCCCCACCCTCTTCTTCCCCTCATCTGGCGCCGTCATCGAGCTGGCTGGCGCCGCGACCGCCTCGGGCGTCGCCGCCGGCGTCGTCCGCCCTGGTGCGCGGCTTGCTGGCGCCGCGACCGCCTCGGGCGTCGCCGCCGGTAATCTCCGGCCCGGCTCGCAGCTCGCGGGCGCCGCAACCGCGTCGGGCGTCGCCACCGGCGCCGTCCGGCCTGGTGCGCGGCTGGCTGGCGCCGGGACGGCCTCGGGTATCGCCGCAGGTGCCGTCCGGCCCGGCGCGCAGCTCGCGGGCGCCGCCGTCGCCGCGGCCAGCGCCACCGGCGACCTGGCCGCGGGCCAGGCCGACCTCGCTGGCGCCGCGACCGCCTCGGGCGTCGCCACCGGCGTCGTCAGGCCTGGCGCGCGCCTTGCGGGCGCGGCCATCGCCGCTGCCAGCGCGACCGGCGATCTCGTCTCGACTCAGGCGGCCCTCGCCGGCGCCGCAACCGCCTCGGGCGTCGCCACCGGCGCGCTTCGCCCCGGCGCGCGGCTCGCGGGCGCCGCGACCAGCGCCGGCACGGCGGCGGGGCAGCTCCTCACGACGCCGGCCGGCTTGGCCGGCACCGCCACAGGATCCGGCGTCGCCGCAGGTGAGCTGCGCCCGGGCGTGCGCCTGGCCGGCGCGGCCGCCGCCACCGCGGTCGCGGACAGCGAAGTCCAGGTTGGGGCGCGCCTTGCCGCCACCGCCGCGGCCAGTGGCGTGGCCGCCGGCTCGCTCGCGGGTGTGGGCGCGCAGATGGCGGCCGCGGCGACCGCGACCGGCGTCGCCGCCGGCACGCTGCGCCGAGGCGTCGCGCTCGAGGGGGCTGCCACCGGCAGCGGGATCGCGGCCGGGTCCGTGCGAGTCGGTGTGCGGCTCGATGCCGAGGCCCTGGCGGCGCTGCAGGCGCTCGGGAACCTCCGCTCCGGCGCGCGCCTGGCCGGCGCCGCCACCGGCACGGCGACGGGCTTCTGCTCCTGGGGCCTCATCCCCCCGCCGCCTGAGATCTGGCTCAACCCGCACGTCACGCTGGCGCCGGCCGCCACCGTGCGGACAGAACAGAAGAGGGCCGCGCTCGTCAGCGTTCGCCTCGAGGCTAGGTAGGAGCGAAGATGATCGTCGGAGACACCATGCGAGTGCGGGTCGCCTTCCTCGACCAGGAAGGCCGCGCCATGGCGGCCTCGGGAATCGAGGTCCGGGTGAAGCCGCCGGCGGGCGGCGCGCAGATCTATCCGGCCGAGAGCCTGTCGCAGCCCGAGCCCGGAGTCGTTGTGTTCGACGTCGTGGCCCTGACGGCAGGGACCTACGTGGCGCGCGCGAGCTGCACAGGCCCCGTGGCGGCGGCCGTCGAGACTTCGTGGGAGGTCGCCGCGTCGGCAGTCCTATGACCGCCCTGGACAACCAGGGCGGGCATACCGCCAAGCTCCTGAGAGAGCAGGAGCCATCCATGGGGGAGTACGATCGCGAGTTGGGCAAGATCACGGGGCGGCTCGATGCCATCGACGCCCACCTCCGTGACGTGCTCGACGAGCTGCGCCGGGAGCGCGAAGCGCGGGTGGCGACGGCCCAGCGGCTCGCGGCCCTGGAGGCGAGCGGGAAGCTCAGCGGCGGCGGCGGCGCGCCGGGCGCGGGGCACACGGTCGTCGGCGCGGTGCTGATCCTGCTCGGCGCCGGCGTGGCGTGGATCACGAAGTTCTTGGTGGCGGGAGCTGGATGATGCTGGACATTCTGATGCGCGAGCTGGGGCGGATGACCCGGGAGCAGAGCACCTGGACGGGTGTGGCGCTGCTCGCGATCATCATGCTGCTGCTCAAGGTGGTCTGGGGCGTGTCGGGCGACGAGGTGGCCCGCGAGGTGGCGGGCTTCGCCGCGGCGCTGGGAGGCCTCGCCGGCCTCGCCAAGATCATCCTGCCCGACCGGGCCGCCCCGCCGCCCCAGAACGAAAAACCCCCCACCGCCGGTTAGGGCGATGGGGGGGGTGGGCTCAGGAGGCCTTTCGGCGTCCTGCTAGAACGTCGAGCCGCGCGATGGCGGAATCGACCTTCTTGATGAGGGCGTCCCTCTTGCCGAGGAACTCCTTGGAGAGCGCCTCGAGCTCGGTCTTGAGGGCGGTCACTTCGGCGCGCATGCCGGCGACCTCGGGATCCACGCGGATCGGCCCGTAGGCCGCCTCGCGGATCGTCGCGACCCAGGACCAGGGGAGGTTGAGTTCCCCGCCGATCTTCTGGTCGCTGTAGCCATCCAAGTAGCAGCCGGCGTCGTCGTCGAAGACGGCGTCGAGCTTCTGCCGGATTTGGAGGCGCTGCGCGCCGGATGGATTCCGCTCGGCGGGCGGGTTGGTGTTGGCGGCCACGGGGGCCTCCTCAGTTAGGGGTTGTGTGGAAGGTGCTGCGTCACCGTGCGCGCGGAGAGCGCGGGCGGCTTGGCAGGCTGGGCAGCGGGCGTCGGAGGCGCGATTGGGGTGGGCAAGCCACCCTTGCTTCACGGCCTTCTTCGCCATGGTCTCGGGGTTCATGGGCCCGTAAGGGATCCGAACATCGAGGGTTGTCCCGCAATCGTTGCAGGTGAAACGAGCGATGGGCACGAACCGCCCACCGTCCGCCTGGACGCTGCCCTTCTCAAAGCCAAGGGCCATGTGAGAGGGCTCCATGTTGCCGGGCCAATTCCCGGACAACGGCCCATTATACCACACTTAAATGTGATTGACACACATCAATCAGCGCGCCCGCCGGGGCGGCGGGGTCGTCGCCACGCAGGCCGCCGGGAACCAGAGGCGGTCGCGGGCGAGGGTCAGCTCGACCGCCTGATGGGCCGCGAGGCAGCTCTCGGCCGCGGTCTCCCGGACCTGGCACTCGAGGCGCACCCCGCTGGCAGGGGGCTGGCAGACGTAGAAGAGGAGGACGAAGACGGCTGTCATTGGGCGACCCCACCACACATCTCGATGTGCGTAAAGTCAGGGAAGGGAATCGGCGGGGCGCCGGATCGAGGCGACGGAACGCCACCAATAAAATCCGCGACTTGCGGCTTTTCCGGCGTGACTCTTAATCAGCGGGTCGTAGGTTCGAGCCCTACAACGCCCACCAAAATCAAGGCCTTACGGGTCGTCATTTCCGGAGTTCCGTCGCCGGTTCCGTCGCCCTTCCGCCGCCACCCGCGCCTCGGCCGCCCGCTCGAACTGCTCGGGCGTGAAGCGGACGTACCGCCGGCGCATCTGGGGCGTCTTGTGGCCCCCGTGGCTGCTCAGCCCGATCTCATCCGCCCCCGAATCCGCCAGCTCCGTCAGCCCGGTCGCCCGCAGGTCCCGGAACTGCAGGTCGTCCGGCACGCCAGCCGCCTTGGCGACCTCCCGGAAGACGTGTCGGAAGTGGTCCTGGCGCCAGGGGCGCTTCGTCGCCTCGCAGATCACGACCTGCACGCCCGTCCGGGGCGTCGCAGCGAGCGCGGCGGCGAGGTCGGGGTAGGCGCCGGCCACCAAGGGGATGACCTCGCCCGTCTTGCGGGTCCCCACCTGGCGCTGGTCGAGCGCGGTCCACGTCAGGCCGATCACGTCGCCCTGGCGCAGGGTCGCCCGCCAGGAGAGCAGCACCGCCAGCGCCATGCTCGGCCAGCCCATCTCCCGCGCCGCGGCGATCACCGCCTCGATCTGCTCGGCGCTCCAGCGCTGCTTGCGGGAGGCGATGCCCTGAAGCTCCATCCGGGCCCAGGGGTTGTCCCGCCGGTCCACATGGTCCCGCCGGCCGCCCCAGTTCCACACCCGCCGCGCGTACCGGCAGGCGTAGTGCGCGGTTGCCTTCCCGTGGTCGAGGCACAGGGCCTCGTACAGCCGATCCGCGTGGCGCGGCTTGAGGGCGCCCGCCGGGAAGCCGCCCAGCGCCACGCCCCCGACCGGCAGGCCGCATAGCAGCCGGCCCAGCCACAGGTAGTCCTTCTTCGTGGAGGGGGCGAGGCGCCCGAATCGCTCATCCTGCTCGAACAGCGTGAACAGCCAGCGCACCGAGCCCGGTGCCGGCCCTTGGCCCTTCTGCAGCTCTGCGTTGATCTGCCGCGCCAGCGCCCAGGCGACCGTCTGATCGGCGCCGAGCGCCCGAGGCTTCATCTGGCCCCGGAGCTGCCGGGGCGGCTCCCAGAACCAGCGGCCCTTCCTCTGGATGGTGTGGGGTGGGCGGTCGGTCTCGCTCATCGGTCCCCCTCAGCGGAGGCCGAGCGCCCGATCCAGGAGGCGCTCGGCGCCCTCCACGGTAGCCCCGGGACCATGGGGGGTGTCCAGGGCACGCTCCACTGCCGCCCGGCTCCAGCGCGCCCGGAGGTCGTCAGGAGACACCCCCCAGAGCGGCATTGGGAGCTGCCCCTCCTGCATGCGCGCATGCAGCTCCTTCGCCGTCACCTGGAGGTGCCGGAGCAGCTGCGCGCGCGTGAAGGTGCCGGGTGTCTCCATCAGGCCGAGAGCTGGAACACCAGATCGAGCGGCAGGGGCTCGTCGCCGCTGTACCTCATGCCCATGCGCCGAGGTCGGGGCACGACCCGTTCCGCCTCCCGCGCCAGATCGGCGGCGGCCCGCCAGGACGAGATGGTGTTCGTCTTGGCGTGCTCCGCGCAAAACAGCCGCCGCGGCGACCCCGTGGGGGCGTCGCAGTACCGCTGGTAGAGCGGGTCGCGCCGCCCCGCCTCGCCCCACAGAGGATGCCGGCAGCAGCCCTCGCCGCGCGTGGCGATGGCCGTCGGCGCGCGCGGCGGCGGCGAAGCGAGCGGCGGGGGCGCGGTAGGCCCCCGGGCCGCCGGCGCCGTCCGCGCGGGCGCCCTTGTGGCGGCGTTGGCGCCTTGCTCGCGCCCCTTCCGGCGCAGCGTTCCCCGGATGTGGCCCTTGAACTGCCCGCGGCACGGGAGGCCAAGCCGCCGCGCGCGGCCGGCCACCGTTCCGGGGGAGATGCCCATCGCCAGACCGATGGTCGTGATCGTGTGCGAGGGATCGTTCCACAGCCTGGCGAAGCGATCGATCATCTCCGCCGGCCAGGGCTTCGGCGCGCCCATCAGCGCAGCGGCGAGGGGGCCGTGCCGTGGAAGATCGGCGTCGTCTCGCCGACCGTCTCCCGGACCACTCGCACCACGTCCGCGAAGGCCGCCTTGAGGGTGAGGTCCGGCCGGTGCAGGAGCGGCGCGAAGAACAGCCCGCCTCCCTGGGCCCGGAAGCGCAGCCGCACCGCGATGGTGAAGGGCGGCGCCCCCTCAAACACGGGGATGGCCAGGAGGAAGGCCCGCGGGATGCGAACCAGATCCTTGCCGCCGAGCTTGTTGGTGTAGGTCGCCTCCTCCTCGCCGGTCGAGAGGTTGGTCTTGCCGCCGTAGGTCTGGTCGGACGTCACCTCGAGATCGGCCGCCAGCTGGCGCAGCTGGGCGTGGTCCGCGAAGGCGACGGCGCCCACCGCCTGCAGGGTGACCTTCAGGCGCTCGGCCTCGTCGGCGCTCGGGGCGAAGATGTCGGCGTAGCGGTCCTCGATCAGCGCAGCGAAGGTGGCCTGCCCCACGTACTGGCCCGAGGCCTTCGTCCAGAACTGCCAGCTCTCGGAGAGGGTGAGGGGCAGGAACGCGCGGTACTCCTGCCAGCGCGGGCCGATCGAGTCGAGCTCGGCGAGGTCGGCGCCGGACGGCGCGTGGTCGATGATCGCCGTGAGGCCGGGCTTGCCCTCGTCCGTGTAGATCACGCTGTCCTCGTCGCGCTGCCGCACCACCCAGGCCGCGAAGCAGGCCGGGTTGTGCAGCACCGTCGTGCCGCGCATGGCGTCGGGGGCCAGGCCGGCCTTCTCGATCTCGGCGGTGACGTTCTTCACCTGCTGGTCGGCGCGCGCGACCAGGAAGCTTGCGTTGTCCACCTGCATGAAGCGCGGCGCCATGTGGCGCTCCGCGAAAGCGAGGGTCGCCTTCACGGCCAGGGGCGCCTGATCGGCCAGGGCGCCGCTGGTGTCGTCCTCGTTGAGGGGCTCGGTGACGTCGGTGGTGTTCATGCTGCTCTCTCTGGGTTGAGGGGGTGAGGGACGGCGCTCAGCCGCCGTCCACGATGCGGGCGCGCTGCGTCGCCTCGACCACGCGCAGCTCCATCTCGGTCTGGCGCGGGTCCTTGCGGGTGAGGTTGTTGTCCGGCGTCGCGTACATGATCGTCGCCGCCGGCGTGATCTTCGGGGTCTTCACGTCGATGTCCGTGCCGACCTCGATCGCACCCGAGCGCTTCGCGAGCGTGAGGGTGAGCTTGATCTTGGCGACCGGCGCCTTGGCGGTTCGGCCGTCCGCGTTCTCGACGGAGGCGACCGCCTCGGTCAGCGAGTCGTTGAGGCGCCCGAGCACCTCGCCGTAGCCGAGCTCGCGCAGGAAAGTGACGAAGTCAGGCATCGCTCCACTCCAAAATGGCCCTCATGGCCGGGTTGATGGACACGCACACACGCGCGTGGCGGCGACGGGAGGCGCAAATCCAGGCGCCCTCCGCGAGGCAGAACGGCGTCTCGCCCAGGATGAGCGTCCGCTCGGGCGCCCCCCGCGTGCGGATCCGGAAGACCATGAGCTTCGGGTCCAGCTCATCGAGCCGCTCGAACTGCATGTCGTGCTGCTGGCCGCCCGCGCGGTAGGACATGCGGTGCCCGGGCTTGATCGCCTGGCACTTCCAGCCGTGCTGCGGGGGCGAGGGAGGGCGCCGGTCAGTCACGGCTCATCGCGATCGTCTTGGCGCGGAAGGCCTCGCGGGCCTCCTTCAGCATGCGGTCGAGGATCTCGCCCGGCACGCCCGCCACGGCGGCGCGCTCGGCCGCGGCCACCATGGAGCGCCGGCACGACAGGATCGCGCGCGACAGGCGCCCCTGCTCGCTCTCGCGGATCGAGAGCTCCTGCATCGGCCCCATCAGACGCGGCTCCCTTGGCGCTGGTTGGCCTGGAAGGTCCGCCACACCTCGATCCGGAGCTCGTGGTAGCGGCGCATGTGCTGCAGCGTGACCTTGCGCGTGATGGCCTCCTCCCGGGCTTTCAGCGCGCGCTCGTAGGCGGCGCTGGTGAGGCCCTCGGCCTCGCGCCGGTCCTGCGAGCGCTCCTCGGAGGTCAGGACCACCGAGGCGCGGACGCGCCGCAGGTTGTCCTCGGCCGTCTCGACCAGGGCGACGGCGCGCGCCGCCTCCTCGGCGGTGGAGAGCAGGTACTCGAGGCTCTCCTCCACGTCCTGCTCGTCCACGGCGTCGCGGATGACGCGGCCCGGCTGGTCACGCGGCATCGGGCACCTCCGGCCACGTCACGCCCTCGATCGCCGGCGGGGCATCGCCCACCAGCGCGACGTAGGAATCGAAGACGCTCCCGATGTGGACGTCCGACATGACCTGCAGCCACGCAGCGCGCTTTCGGAGCGCCTCCTCGGCCTTCTCCGCCTCACGCATCTCCAGGCGGAGCTTCTGGACCATCTCGTGCGGCCGCGGCTCTGCCTTCTCGGCCTCGGGCGCCGCGTCGGCGGCCCCGGCCGGCTCGGGTGCGACGGCCCGGGCGCGCGGCTTGACGACCTTGGGCTTGCTGGCCTGGGCCGCGCGCGCGATGCCCCCATCGTCCTCCTCGTCCTGTGGCGCGAGGCCCAGGAAGAGCGCCAGGCCGTAGCGGCGCATGTAGGTCAGGCGCGAGCCGGCCACCTGGGGGTCGGGATCGACCGGCAGCGCGAAGGGCAGCGCCCCGCAGCGCCACTGGCCGCTCTCGACGTGGGTGAGGCGGGTGACCATCAGGCCGGTGCGCTGGCCGACGATCAGCACGTCCTGCTCGAGCAGCAGGCCCTCCGCGACGAGTGCCGGCTCGACGGCGGTCAGGTGTGCGGTCAGGTCGGCGTAGCGGTAGGTCCCCTGGGGCGCGCCCGTCTGGTCGTCGATCGAGACGCCGACGGCGCCACGCCGGATCGGCTGGAACGCCGCCTTCGCCCGCATGAGGGCGGGGAGCAGCTTCTCCTGCTCGCGGCTCTGGCGCTGCCCGAAGTCAGACAGCGGCAGGGTCATCGGGAGGAAGGCCTCAGACATGGCCGTTGCCCCCGAACAGCGGGGCGGTGGCCGTGCCGCGCGGGAGCGGGCGGCTCCGGTCGTTCGGCCGCGCCTTCAGCCCGAGGGTGGAGGTCGCCCGGTAGTAGATCGAGGCGTGGGAGCGCCCGAGGATGCGGGCGATCTCCTCGATCGGCTTCTCCTCGCCCCACAGCTTGGCGAGCAGCTCGTCATCCGCAGGCAGGAAGTGCCGGCGGGTGGCGGGCGGGGGCCTGGGGGCGGCGGCCTCGGTCTCGGCGGCGAGGATCTGCAGCGCCATGCGCAGCCCCTTCGCGACATCGGCGTGGCCGAGCTCCTCGGACGTCTCGGCGGCGAGGCGGATCTTCTCGCTGGCCTGCATCAGGCGGCCTCCTCTGTCGCGGCCTTCAAGGGCCGCACGGTGATCGCGTTGCTCTTGGAGGCCGTGACTTCGACGCCGTGGCCGTAGGCGCGCTTGATGCCCTCGGGGAGCAGGCCCTTCAGCTCGCCGTGCGCCTGATCGTAGGCCTCCTTCATGGGGAGCGCCTCGAGGAAGCGCCCGGCTGCATCGGCCCAGGCGTTGCTCAGCGCCATGTCCTGCTCGCCCTGGCGCACCGGCACGACCTTGATGGTGCGCTTGGCGAGCGCCACAGGCTCGGTGCGCTCGCCCGACTGGACCGAGGCCCAGAACGCCTCCTCGGCGCGGATCAGGTCGGCGAGCAGGTCGAGATCCTGGCCGACCTCGAACACCTCGAAGCGCAGCGTCCCGAAGAGGACGCACAGGTAGGCGACCTCGGCCTTGGCGCAGTGCATCTCGTGCTGGAGCTGCGCGGCGCCGTACTTGTCCACGACCTCCTGGTCCTTGGTCCAGGCGTTGACGTGCTTCGCCTGCAGCACTGCGCGGCGGCCCTTGCCGTCGTCGTCGAGCCAGCCGTCGAGGGTGGCCGCCATCCAGGGGCGCCGGGTGTCGCGCACCCGCTCGCCGCGGCGGGTGACGGTCCAGCCGTTCTGCTTGGCGCCCCAGGCGAGGATGAAGGCCTCGGTCCAGAGGCCGAGCTGGACGTAGATCAGGTTCGACAGGTCGTCGGGCTCGCGCTCGCCGCGCTTCACGGCGCGGAGCTTGCCGACCTCCTTGGGGTCGCCCTTGTAGATCACCGTGGCGTCGGAGCCGCCGATGAAGTTCCGCCGAGCGAGGATGTCTTCGGGCGTCAGGCCGAAGAGGGGGAGCCGCGCGAGCTTGCCGTCATCCGTGAAGCCGAGAGCGCGACAGGTTGCTGGGTCCATCGTGGACACCTCTGTGAGGGGGTGGCGATGACCGGTGTTTATCACAGCAGAATGTGAGCGCAACCCCATTTCCGAGGGCGGGCGCGAGTTTCCCGCGCGCGCGTTGTGAAGGGTGTTGTGATGGAGATTCCTTCCTCTTCTCTCCTCTCCTCTCCTCTCCGTCGGTGATCGATCACCGACATGTCGGTGATCCAACACCGACCGCTCGGTGTTCGCTCGGTGTTCTGTCGGTGCTCAAACACCGATTTTTTCGCATGATTTGGAGAACAAGCCATTGAAACGACAAAAACCCCGCCGGTTTCCCGGCGGGGGCCTTGTCAAAGCACCAGCGCTCCAATGGCGCCGCTGAGGGTCATCCCCAAAAAAACGGCGCCGGCAGCGAGGGCCAGGAGGGCCATCCACTGCCGAGCCGCCTCGGGCACCGCGCCAAGCAACGCGCGGGCCGCGGAGCGCGGCGCCTGAGGAAATCGGGACGCCCGCCACAAGATCATGGGGAGTTGCCTTTCTGTCTTTCGCCCCGGCCTGGGGCGCAGCGGGCCGGCGCACCTGCGCCGGCAAGCCGACCGACCCAGCGGGTCAGTCGGGGAGCTCGATGTCGCCCCACGCTTCGGGGCCTTCTTCGTGAACCTCGATGCTGTCGCGATCGATGTCGAAGGAGGCCTCGTCGATCTGGCGGCAGACGTTGTGGAGCATCATCTCGAGCAGCTGCTCGGTGAAGGCCGGATTTGTGCGGATGGCGTCAAGGACGCGACGCTCGGCCTCCTTCTCGGAGAAGGCGCGCACCAGCACGAAGGCTTCCGGCTGGAAGCCATCGTCGGCCATCACGCGCACCGTGTAGGGGATGCGAAGGTCGTCCTCGTCATCTTCAGCGCCGGCACCCTCGAACGGGTCCGTGCCGTCGCCCCCGATCCCGTCCTTGCGGGCGATCGCGGAGATGTCGTGCAGGTGGACCGAGGGGCCGATGAAGCTCTGCATCGAATGCCCCTCGAGCCGAGGGTCGTGCGAGGCGACGTAGTGCAGGACCGCCTCGTCCGCGCGCTGGTAGCGCACGACGAGCGGCTGCGGAGACAGCACGCACGCCAGGGCGGCGAGCGTGCCGGCCGGGCAGGCGTTACGGAGGTAGGACTGGTATGAGCAGCTTCTCCCCGTCGCCGTGACCCGGTCGTAGTAGGTGACCATCAGCATGGCGGATGGGTCTCTTCGGCCCCGGGCAGGGGGCCGCGACTGGCCGCCCCAGGGTGGGGCGGCGGAACCCGGCTCACGCCGGGCTGGAGGGCTTCTTCAGCGCCTCCCGCAGCTTCTCGCCGCGCAGGATGGTGGTGGAGCCCGGCAGGATCCCCTCGAAGGGCACGGGATGGGGCGGGAACTCGCCCGGGCGGTCCTTGTAGGCCGACCGAATCAGGTCGCCGAGCTCGTTCATGGAGTAGAGCCCCATGGGCCCGTGCAGCTGGCTGAGCATCCAGTGCGGGGGGTTCTTGTTGCCGCGGCCGTAGGCCTTGCGGAGCCGCTTCATCGCCTGGGCGCGGGAGATGCCGCGCGCCCAGACATTCGGCCCGACGGCGAAGTAGCCGTACACCGTCTTCTTGGGTTCGGTCATGGTGGTGTCCTTCGTCCCGATCAGGGGACGCGACTGGCTGCCCCAGGACGGGGCGGCGGGGCCCGGGCGCTGAAGCGCCACGGGCAGGGAGGATCACCGCAGGGGAGGCGTCAGATCGACGGCGGGCGGCTCGAGGCCGGGCGGCGCGAGGTGCGGCACGCAGGTCTGGTACCGGTAGTCCTGCACCGCGTTGTACTCGTCGGAGCCGACCTCGGGCATGCAGATGCCCTCGTCGAAGTCGGCCGCCAGCTCCAGCACCGCGCGTCCGTGTCGAAGGAGGCGGGGGTACTGGTTGTCGCTCAGGTAATCGTCGGGATCGACATAGACGCGCCCGCGCATGGTGTAGCGGCCGTCGTCCTCGAAGTGGGCTTCCTTCCCCCAGACGAGCGCCGAGGTCATGAACCCGGCGGCGTCGTTGTCGAGGATGTGGAAGCCGCCGTTGCTCTGGCTCTCGGCGCTGAGCTCGTCGATCGCGTCGTAAAGGGCGCGCTCCTGGCCGTGGCCGGGGTTGCGGGAAATGTACTCGTCCATCTGCTCCCGCAGCCAGCGCCGCCCCGCGTTGTTGGCCGTGATGATGAGCTGGTCGCCCTTCTCCTCGAAGAGGATCTGCGGGCAGTTCTTCGTCATCGGGGTGGTCCTTCGTCCCGATCAGGGGACGCGACTGGCCGCCTCACGCTGAGGCGGCGGGGGCCAGGGCGCGCGGGGCGCCGCTGGCAATCACACGCCGGGATCCTCGCGGCGTTGCCGCAAGTACAGGCGGGCGTCCGGGCCCAACCTCCTCAGGATCTCTTCGCCAACCTCGGCGACTTCCTTGTGGACGTTGATGAGGCGCTCGAACTGAGCCCGCGCCGCGGCTTCGGACCGCTCAATCGTCTCGTTCAGCCAATCTAGTGCAGTGGGCGTGGGGGCGTCTTCGTCGGCAGCCGCGGCTCCTCGGGTGTTCACGAGCAGCATGACCGCGCGGCAGGCAGCCAGCCACTCCAAGGTCACGCCAAGCAGCCGGCTGGCCACGTATTCGCGACCTTCCGCCTTGAGCGCGGCGATCGTGTAGATCAGGCTTGATGACGCCATGGTAGGCGATATGTCGAGTAGAGCTTCGGCCCGAAGCGCCATGTCGTAATCAATCTCGGCAGGCACGGTGGTCTCCTTCGCCCCGATCAGGGGGCGCGACTGGCCGCCTCACGCTGAGGCGGCGGGGCCAGAGCGTAGCGGCGCTCTGGCGAGGTGATTAGGCCGTGGCGGGCTCGATGAAGCCCTCGTCGTTCTCGGGGTCGGGCGGGAGGTAGGCGTCGTAGGGGTTCTGGTCGGAGACCAGGTGCCCGAACGGCACGAACTCGCACTCGTCGCCTGAGCGGTTGATCGCCACGATCACGTAGCGGGGATTGCGGGTCTTGGCGTCCAGGCACTCGAGCAGCGCCAGGTGGCCGGAGGCCGCCGCGCGCAACATCGTGTTGAAGTTGGCGCGGAGGGGCTCGGGGATGGCCATAGGGCTTGGTCCTTCGCCCCGATCAGGGGGCGCGACTGGCCGCCTCACGCTGAGGCGGCGGGGAGCAGGGCGCAACGGCGCCCCGCTCGGTGTCAGGCGGGCGCAGCGGTCATCCAGGCGATCGGCGAGACTTCCTCCTCGGGGAGAGAGGCCTGCTCGTCGCGCGCGATGACGTGCTCGCGGATGTGGGCCGGGAGGTCGAGCCATCGGACGCGCTCGCGGGCGTAGCGCTGCCGATACTGGGAGAACTCCCAGAGCTGCATCTCGCCCATCAGGCTGACGCCCTGCGGGTGCTCGGGCCCATCCGACATGCCCAGGAAGGCCACCCAGCCTTCGCGGCCGGCGGCCCACTCCTTGCCGGTGAAGAACACCGTGTAGCGCTCACCCTCGTTGCGACTGTCGAAGCAGTCGCAGATGAAGGCGGGCGCGTTTTCGAGCCACCGCGCGCGGGCCCGCTTCGGGAGGCGGTGTTTTCTCATCGGGGTAGTCCTTCGCCCCGATCAGGGGGCGCGACTGGCCGCCCCGGGACAGGGCGGCGGGGCCAGGGCGCACGGGGCGCCGCTGGCGGGCACTACAGCCGCCGCCGCGAGAGCAGCGGCGGGTAGGTGGTGGGGAACCCGGGCGGGCGAGGCTCGCGCCAGGCGTCCGGGTCAGGCCAGGCGACGTAGATGTTCGTCGGCCAGGTGGCGCGCCAACCGGCGGCCTCGGCTTCCGCCGCCTCCTTCGTCGGAAGCGGCTCGGCCGACGCAAAGCGGTCGGTGGTCTGGTTCCAGACGCACCAGGCCTCTCGGATGTCCGTCACTGCGGCTCGATCTTCGCCGCGACGTGGATGTGGAACATCCCGGGCGTGCTCATCTCGGTGATCGTCTCGCCCGTCCGCGCCATGCGGCCGAGGAAGATGACCAGCTTGCGGACGGTCTCGACGTCGATCTTCACGTCCACGATGTCCTCGCCGTACTCGCCGCCCTCCTCGGGGCCGGTGATGACGCCGATGCCGGAGAGCGGCTGCTGGTTGAGGGCCTGCAGCGAGAAGAAGTTGGCGGGGCCGTAAAGCAGCCCCTCGTCATCCACCCACAGGTAGTCGCCGGTCGGGAAGCGCCCGGCGCAGGTCATGGGGCGGTTGTCCCAGAAGGCGCAGATCTCGCGGTGCGTGACCTGGCCGGGAAGTTCCACGACCTCCACCGTCTCGGTGTTGGGGTCGATCTTGATGATCTTCATGGTGGTGTCCTTCGTCCCGATCAGGGGACGCGACTGGCCGCCCCAAGACGGGGCGGCGGGTGCCCGGGCGCCGAAGCGCCGCGGGCGGGAGGGTCAGGCGGCCTCCTCCTCGTCATCCGGCTCCGCGAGCTCCGCGGGGAGCTCGTTGAGCGGGTAGGTGCCGTGGAGGTGGAGCGGCTCGTTCATGTCCCGGTAGCGGTTGCCCTCGTCGGGCTTCGTCCGGGGCCAGCGGCTCACGTACACCTCGAGCACCTCGTCATCGAGGTTCACGAGGTAGCCGTACTCGGCGTCGTAGCCGGCCATGCCGGCGTCGAGATTGGAGGCTATCGCCCCGCGCACCAGGCGCTTGACGATGGTCCCCTGGTCGCGCCGGAAGAACGAGTAGGCGTCGCTGCCAGTGCTGACGCTGCGGTCGTGCGCGTCGGCGCCCCAGCGGCTCACCATCTCCGGGGTGATCGGGTCATTCCACGAGATCTGCTCGACCTTGGTCGCGAGCTCCCGGAGCCGGTCGATCCAGCCGTCGCCGTGCAGCTCGCGGAACTCGGTGAGCTCCTTGAGGATGGTGGCGCCGACGCCGGCGAAGTAGCCGTCGAACTGGTTGTAGGCGATCTTGTCCGTGCCGCCGATGCGGACGCCGGTGAGGGATCGGGTACCCATGGTAGGGGTGGTCCTTCGTCCCCAGGCAGGGGAACGCGACTGGCCGCCTCACGTTGAGGCGGCGGGTGCGGAGGGCGCCGAAGCGCCCCCCGCGGTGCGTCAGATCGTCACCTTGTTCATCAAGGCGCCGGCCTTCCGCTCGAGCGCGACGCGCTCGTCCTGGTGCGGGATGTCACGGGCCATGGCGGTGATGCCCTGGACCATGTCCCAGATCGAACGGGCCGGGCGGCCCTCGGTCTGCATGACGCTCTCCAGGATCGCCTTGGCGCCCGACTTCGAGAAGTCGCGCTGCCCGAGCCACTCGAGCGCCTCGTCGTCGGTCTTGGCGACGGTGAGACGCTTCGCCTCGATGGCCTTGCGGGCCACCGCACTCGCGGAGATGTTGGAGAAGTCCTTGAGGGTCGGCATCACCTCCCCCCGGAAGCGATCCGGGAGGCCAGAGGTGTGACGGAGCGCGATCTCGTTGCGCCCTTCGACTCCCCACAAATTGCGATTCAGGCAAATCGCCCGAAGGTACATCGTCACCACCCTGAGGGAGGCAGCGCCGACCTCTGAGTTGGAGACCATGAAGCCCGGGAAGATCAGATCGGGGTCGCCGTTGTCGAGCTTGCCGATCTCGATCGGGTACTGGTCCCGACACAGGAAGAGGAACACGTCGCGATCGCTCGCGTAGAGCGTGGTGCTCTGCTTCGAGAGATAGTCGGGGTTCGGATCGTAGGTCCCCGTGGTCCAGTCGATGACACCCGGCACCTTCCAGGTGCCGTCCTCGGTGATGGCCTTGACCGCCTCGACCACGTCCGCGTCCCACACCCGCCCGTAGGTGGGCGAGGTGATGGCGCGCAGCTCGGTGCGGCCCTCCGGCGTCGTGGTCTTCAGGAGCTTGATGCTCTCCTCGGATGAACGGCTGAGGAGATCCTGAACGACGGCGGGGGCGAGCCGGGTGCGTCGCAGATAGCGGGCCGGGAAGTCGATGTGCTGACACAGCTGGCTGAACGACCAGTGCGTCGGGTAGCCCTCGCCATCGGGGGCGAGGATCCGCATGGTGTCGGCCGAGAGGTTCTCGTCGGCCAGCACCCTCAGCGACCGCGTCCCGTAGGTGTTGACGATCGAGTTCTCCATGCGCGCCTTCACGGCGTCCAGGAGGTCGTCCAGCGACAGAAAGCGCTGGTCGTCAGGGCGGGTGTACCACTGGGAACTCAGGGACCCGTCGAGGGCCCCGCGCCGCACGTCCACGCGCCGCGCCCCCGAGGGGGCGGAGGGCAGGGTGGCCGCGGGCGGGATGATGGTATCCGGCATAGTGCCGTGGTCCTTCTTCGGCCCCAGGCAGGGGGCCGCGACTGGCCAGAGCAATACGCTCCGGCGGAAGTGCCCGCGGCACAGAGGCGCCGCGGGCGGGCGATCAGCCGGGCGGCAGATCGATGGGGTGGCCAGCTCCCTTCAGCAGGTCGGCGATGCGCTGGGCGACCAGCGCCGGATTGTCCAAGTCGCCGAGGTAGGTGCCGGGGTTGAACAGTCGGGCCGTGTCGTAGCGGCCGAGCTCAAAAAACCGCCCGCACGCCTCGAAGTCCTGTTCCGGATCCACGCCGAACGGGCGTTCCGCGGAGCGTGTTTCCGGCTCGGCATACAGGACCGAGATGTCGGCGGCCCGGTTGAAGCCGAGCTTGACCAGCTCGCGCGCAGACCGGATCGGGGTCCAGTTGAAGTTCTCCCAGAGCGCCATGCAGAACCCCTGGCTCTGGAACCAGGGGTCGAGGGAGGCGTGTCCTGCCGCGCAGGCGGCGGTGCCGCATTCGTTGGCCTTGCCCCACGACCCCATGTTGAGGTCCAGGAAGAAGGGAGGGGCGGGAGCCTTCTCGGCCTCCGCGAGCGTCAGCATGATCGCCCGGAGGCGCTGGAGTGCTTCCACGTTCATGGTGGGTGTCCTTCGTCCCCAGGCAGGGGGACGCGACTGGCCGCCTCGATGGGAGGCGACGGGGCCCGGGCGCCGAGGCGCCGCGGGCGAGGGTCAGGTGAGGCCCGCCTCCCGGCGAGCCTCGGCCTCCAGCTTGAGCCGGGCGAGCAGCTTCTCGACGCGGTTCAGGACGGCCTGCGGCGAGCCGAGTTCCGAGCGCTCGTATTCGTCGGGATCGAAGAGGTAGCGCGCGCGGGGCTCGGGGATACCGAAGAAGCTTGCCGCCGCGTGGTAGTTGAGGGGCCACTCGTAGGGATTGATCTCGGCGAGCTCCTCTTCGGGCGGGCCGCTCGGCGTTTTGTGGATCGGCATGACGGTGCGCCCCATGCAGGTGACTTTCGCGAGCTCTTCCACAGTGAAAGCCGCCGTGCCGCGCGCGGTGACCAGAAAGAGCCCGCGCTCCTGGAACCAGGGGTCCAGGCAGGCGAGGCCGACCGCGCAGGCGGTGGTACCGCATTCAGAGCGGCCATGAGCCCAGAGATCCATCCGGAGGTGGATGATGGGTGGCGAGAGCGCGTCCTGCGCCTCAATCTGCTGCGCAAGCAGGTCGCAGAGCCGTTCGAGCGCCTCGATGTTGGGTGTAGTCATCGTGGTGTCCTTCGTCCCCAGGCAGGGGGACGCGACTGGCCGCCTCGATGTGAGGCGGCGGGGCCCGGGCGCCGAGGCGCCGCGGGCGAGGGTCAGGTGAGGCCCGCCTCGCGGCGAGCCTCGGCCGTCAGCTTGAGCTGGGCGAGCAGCTCCTCGACGCGGTTCAGGACGGCCTGCGGCGAATTGCGCTCGCCGCGGCCGTACTCTTCCGGATCAAAGAGGCCGCGCGCCTGCCAGGGCTTGATCCCAAAGAACGACGCGCCCGCGTTGTACTCGTGGGGCCAGTCGAATGGGTCGCGGCCCGTATCCGGGTTGTTCGGGTCTCGATGGATCGGGAAGAGCCGCTTGCCAGGGTGGCGCTTGAGGTCGTCGAGCGTTCGGGCGATGTCGCCGTCGCTGCTCACCAGCACAAGCCCGCGCTCCTGGAACCAGGGGTCGAGGCAGGCGAGGCCCAAGGCGCAGGCCGTTGAGCCGCAATCGGCGCGGTAAGGTTCGGAGCGCCCCCAGTTGCACATGTCGAGGCGGATCTCAACAAAGCGCTGCAGCACAGGAGCGGCTTTCTCGACCGCGATTTGCTCCGCGAGCAGACGGCAGAGCCGCTCGAGCGCCTCGATGTTGGGTGTGGTCATCGTGGGTGGTCCTTCGTCTCCAGGCAGGGGGACGCGACTGGCCGCCTCGATTCGAGGCGGCGGGAACAACCGGCTGGGGTGGCACAAAGGGCTGCACACCAGATGTGGTGGATCATATCATAATGTGGCTCGCCGCACAACCGGCAGCATGAGTCAAGTCACAGAAAAAAGTGAAAATCCTCTTGCGTGAGGGGCGGCTCGCGGTATCGTGGGGGCTTCCCGGTGCCGGAAAAAGTTGACCCGCCGGCGGGGCAGCCGGCGGGTCATGCGAGGCGCCTGGGAAGGAGCGCACTGCGCGCGCGGCAATGGGGTAACCGCCCCAGAGATGTAGCGCGCATGGCCTTCGGAATCAACATCTAAATGGGAAGAACAGATGGGGATGTGGGCACCTGGGAAGGTCGGAATCAGTCACCCGGACAAGGGCGTGCTCGGGCTCTCCGGGACCCGCCTCCCCCCCGCCAACATCGAAGCCGAGCAGGCCCTCCTCGGCGCCCTCCTCTCCAACAACAAGGCGCGCGAACGCATCGGCGAACTCGCCCCGCATCACTTCGCCGACCCCGCCCACAGCGCCATCTTCGCGGCCATCATGCGGCGCCTCGACGCCGGCCAGATCGCGGACGCCGTCAGCGTCCGCAATGAGGTCGAGCATCACCCCGATCTCGCCGAAGCCGGCGGCGGCGCCTACCTCGCCCAGCTCCTCGCCGCCATGGTCGGCATCGTCAACGCCGGCGAGTACGCCCGACTCATCCGCGACGCCTGGGTGCGTCGCCAGATCATCGCGGTCGCGGAGGAGGCCGCCCGCGGCGCCTACTGGGAGGAGGGAGCAGATCAGGACGGGGGCGAGATCCTTCAGCGCGTGGTCGAGCAGGTCGAGGCGCTGCGCGAGCAGAGCGGCACCGGCGTCCCGCTCCTCGATCCCGCGACCGCCATCAACGCCATGCTCGCCGAGGCCGAGCAGGCGCACCGCAACGGCGGCGTGCGCGGCATCCCCACCTGCTTCAAACCCGTCGATGAGCTGTTCATGGGCGCGGTCCCGGGCGGGCTCTACATCCTCGGCGCCAGGCCCGGCATGGGGAAGTCGGCCCTCGCCATGCAGATCGCGCTCCGACTGGCCGCGCGGCGCCAGAAGGCGATCGAGAAGGGCGCGGAGCCGCCGCCTGGGCGCGTGTTTTTCGCCTCGCTCGAGATGACAGCGGTGCAGCTCATGGAGCGCGCCATTTCCGTGGCCTCAGGCGTCTATGCGAACGACATCGGCCGCGGCCGCATCTACGACGACCCGGACAAGATGCGGCGGGTGATGGAGGCGCGGGACCGCATTGCCTCGCTCCCGGTGCTGATCGAGGACGCGGCCCAGGTCAGCATCGGCACGATCGAGCGCCGCGCCATCGAAGCCCGGCGCAAGCTCCAAGGCCTCGACCTCATCGTGGTCGATCACCTCCACATCGTCGATCGAGGCAAGACCTCCGGGAAGTTCGGCGACACCCAGGCCGTGGGCGAGATCAGCCGCGGGCTCAAGGCGATGGCGAAGCGCCTGAAGGTCCCTGTCCTGGCGCTGGCGCAGCTCAACCGCGGGGTCGAGACACGCGACGACAAGCGCCCCACGCTCGCCGACCTGCGCCAGTCGGGCGACATCGAGCAGGACGCCGATGGCGTACTCTTCCTCTACCGGCACGAGTACTACCTCGGGAACCAGCCGCCCGCGCCGGCGGGCAACGAGCGCCCCGAGAAGCACACGGAGCGGTGCTCCCAGTGGCTCGCCGAGAAGGATCTCTGGCGGGGCAAGGCCGAGGTCATCATCGCGAAGAACCGCGGCGGCGAGAACAACGTCACCGCCATGCTCGGCTGGGACGCGCCTCGCACCCGCTTCACCGACCACATCGACGACGTCATCCACCCTGACAGATCAGAGGAGGCCTCCTGATGGCCCGCATTCGCTCCGTCCATCCCGGCCTCTTCACGGACGAGGCCTTCATGTGCCTCACCCCTTGGGCGCGCATCCTCCTGGTCGGTCTGCTCACCGAGGCCGACGACAACGGCGTCTTCGCCTGGAAGCCCGTCACCCTGAAGGTCCGTCTGCTCCCCGCCGATCATGTGGACGTGAACCCCCTGCTCGCCGAGCTTCAGCAGGCCGGATTCCTCCGCCAGTACGACGTGCGGGGCAGCCTCTACGGCGCCGTCCGCAACTTCTGCCGCTGGCAGCGCCCTGAGCGCCCGAACACCGTCCACCCGCTCCCGGACGCGATCGCCGAGTTTGTGGCGCTCGGGGCGCGCGGCCGCGGGCGGCGCAAGCAGGAGGCCCCGCCGCCGGCGGCGCCCGCCCCCGCGCAGGAGGCCTCACCGAGGCCGCGGCAGCGCGAGTACCCGTCGCTCGAGCTGCTCCAGGGCGGCCGCGCCCAGCCGCCAGAGCGGGAGGAGAGGCCCGCGGCCGCGCCGCCGCAGCGCCCGCGCGAGGCCTGGGAGGAGGGGCCGCCGGCCTGGCTGGAGGCCGCGACACCGCCCGCCGAGGAAGACCTGCGGGCTCCGGCCGCGCGCGGCAGCGGCCGCGGGGACTGGCCGACGGGCGAGCGCCAGGAGGATGGCTCGCTCCTCTGCGCGGACGGCAAGGTCAGGGCATCCCGCCAGCTCCTCGAGAAGCTGAGCGGGGGGCCGTTGAAGCCCTCCAAGGTGCGGGGCTGGGCGCACTGGATCGACCGCTCGATCAAGTACGGGGATTGGGGCTGCGGCGGCGTGGTCTGGGACGGCGCCTGCCGTGACATCCGGGCGATCCTGGGCTGGCCCGACGGCATGGCCGCCGACTGGGGCCCGCTGGCGGAGTGGTGCCACGCCGGCCTGGATTTCCCGACGATCGAGCGCGTGTTGCGCGAGGGCGTGGCGTCCATGGGCGAGAAGCCCATCACCTCGCTCGCCTTCTTCCAGGCGCCCATGGCGGTGCTGATGGAGCGCGCCGGCTACCGCCGGGCCAGCGCTTAGTCGGGGAGGAAGGCCCAGATCGGCTTCGCGCGGTAGGGCACGCCGAGCTCCTCGACCAGCCGGAAGAACTGCCCGCCGGTCGAGACGACTTCCACGCGGAAGCCGAGCGCGCGCAGCTTCGGGTGCATCTCCCGCTGCGCCTCGGATAGCCGGGTGGCTTTCTGCACCACCGTGTTGCCGAGACGGATCTCGGGCGCCTTCATCTCGATGAAGGTGACGCGCGCGCCCTGCTGCAGCAGGACGAGGTCGGGCATCCCGGCGCGTGCGCCTTCGGCCTTGAGGATTGCGCCGCTGATGCCGTCTCGCCGGCCGCCGTTCGGAATGGAGAACAGGATCGCGTCGGTGTCCGCGACGTTGCGGTCCCACCAGTCCACGATGGAGACCTGAAGGTCGCTTTCCTGGTGGCGGGGGCGCCCGCGGCGCGCCTGCCCGGCCAGCCCCCCCATGAAAACGCCTCTTGTAGGCATCACAACTCCGTGTGGTAATTAGGCCCGCCTCGAATCCCGAGACGCCGGCGCCTTGGCGCGGCTTCGCTGGACGAGGATGGTGATCTGAGCGTCCGGAAACAGGATGTTCTCGATGGCACGGAGGGTGGCGAACTGTGGACGCCAGGACGGCGAGGCGTCGGCCGCGCGCCGCTTTCCGCCGAAGCCGCGGAGGGTGTTCGGGTGCAGGCCCGTGCGTTCCGCCAGCGCCTTCTTCGAGAGCTTCTGCTTCTGGGCTTCGGCCTCGAGGAGCTCGATGAGAGATTCTAGGCAACTCATACCTCCTTGTGTCCGATCACACGGAGATGTGGAAGAGGGAAGAGAATGACCGACGAGCAACCCCGTATGCGTGCCGGGACGAGCGCACGCGAGCGGGCGGAGGCGGAGCGTCGGGCAGCGCAGAGACGCAAGGCGATCCAGAGGTTCATGGCCGAGCGAGATCTGAAGCCGGCCGAGTGGGCGCGGAATGCGGGCCTGCCCAACGCGAACGCGATCTACAACCTGCGCACGGGCGCGAGCCGGTCGCTCTCGCAGGAGACGCTGGAGCGGCTGGCCAGGGCCGCCGGCGCGTCGGTGGCCGAGCTCATTGGCGAGGCTGCGGCCAGCGAGCGCATGGTGAACATGGTGTCGGTCGCGATCGACGCCGAAAGCGGGGCGTGGCGGCGCAGCTACGAGGTGGGCGGGGCGAGGCGCCCGGCGCTGCCGGTGCCGCCCGGGATGCCGGTCGATGAGGCGGCGATGGTGGCCGACAACCACGCCTCGACCTACTACCAGGCGGGGATGATCGTGGGCGTGCAGTCCTTCGGCACGCTCGGGCGTCGCGGCCTGATCCACGGCGATCGGGTGCTGGTGCATCGCGTGCGGGAGCGGAAGCACGAGACGACCATCCGGCTGGTGGTGGAGGGCGGCTCGGCCAAGAACCGAAGCGGGGAGCTGCACTTCGCGAGCCGCGATCGCCGGTTCGGGGCCATCGTCCCTGTGCCGACCTGGCCCTACGATGGGTCGTGGTGGGAGACGGACGGCGATCGCTTTCAGATCCGCGGCCGCGTGGTGCTCGGCTACCTCCTCGACGACGACGGGGCCTGAACGCAAGAAACCCCCGATCTTCTCGATGAAGATCGGGGGTTTCTGCGTCCTGTATCGTGGTCCAGGCCGTCCTGCTGCGGGGCCTCGCGGCGCCCAGTATGAGGTGGGCGCGCTAGGCCGGCGCGGCGGGTCGTGACGCCACCTCTGCCCCTGGATCAGCCACGATCCGGGGTGGTCATTTGGCAGCAGAGGCTCAGGTGCGAGCTTGCGGGCAACACAGAGGTGCGTCGAAGTGGGTCTGCAAGCGCTGCGGTGCTTGCGCCTTGCCGCCTCACGAGGGCGGTTCGGCTCGCTTCCTGTCTCAACCCTCGGGATGAGGGGCAGTAGATACATAGGGGAGCGACAGCGAGGACTTCACTTGTCCTAAGTAATATAACAAAACGACCCGTCAGATGCAAGAAAAACCCGACGATTGCTCGTCGGGTTTCTTGTCAGGTCGTCGCCTCGGGCTCGTAGAGCCGGAGGAGGGGGTAAGGCTCCGCGTCACGGTCGAAGTTGATGAACCGGGCCGAGTGCCGGCGCGCGACCGAGAAGCAGGCCTCCAAGGCGCGCGGCGCAGGAGGTTCGATCTCGATCATGAGATCGTCTTCGTCCTCGGACGGGACGACTACCACCCACCCGTCGATGTGGCGATGGGTGCGGTGCGGGGGCAGCTTGGCGCCCTGCAGGAAGGCGCCGCTGCCCGCAAGGCGGTAGGCGGTCACCGCCGCCTCCTCCATCGCGGCCCACTCGTCGAGAAGCTGGGTGGTCTCGGGGTCGAGGTGGGCGGCGCAGAGGTCGAGAATGATCCTGGTCGGGTAGGGGTCCTCGATCGCCGCCTTCAGGCGTGCGATGAGGGCCTCGACCTCGAGCAGCAGTTCGTTCGACTGCTCGTCGGCGCTCTGGCGGTCGCGGGCCAGCTCGCCAGTCAAGGTCGTGATCGGCGTGCCGTCGGCGGCCCGGAGGACCGTGCAGGCGCTCTCCAGGAGGTTCTGGCGGTCCGCCTCGATGTAGGCGAGCGCGTCGTGCGCCGCCTCGATGAGATCGGGCATGGTGGTGTCCTACGGCCCCAGGCTGGGGGCCGCGACTGGCCGCCCCACAGCGGGGCGGCGGGGCCAGGACGCAACGGCGTCCTGGCAAGGTGGTCAGGTCTCGGCGTCCTCGTCCACCACGCGGCGCGGCAGCTTGATGTCGAGCCCGGTGGCCGTGGCCGCGAGGGCCAGGCCGGCGGCCCAGAGGGAAGGGCCGCCATCCGACGACACCTTGATGGCGTCGGGGGCGTGGTGGGCCGCGATGGCCAGGATCGCCGTCACCGCGGTGTCGTAGGGGTAGCCGCGGGTCTTGCAGAAGTTGAAGTACCCGTCCGCGTAGGCCCGGCCGATCGGCTCCTGCGTGAGCAGGAACGTCTCGCAGTCCTGCCCATCCACGCCGTTGAAGGCGATGGCGGAGGAGGAGTCGCCGCGCTCGAGGCGGACGGCGCCGTGAGCCTCGGTCAGCGCCGCGGTCGCGTCGAGGCGGATGCGGCGCCACTCTTCGTTGGTGAACGGGCGCGTGATGCGCCAGTAGTGGGTGTGGCCCATGGGGCGTGGTCCTTCGCCCCGAACAGGGGGCGCGACTGGCCGCCCCACAGCGGGGCGGCGGGGCCAGGGCGCGCGAGGCGCCGCTGGCGGGTTAGAGGCGGGCGCAGCGATCGCCATCCTTGGTGAAGCGGTACTCGTTGATGGTGATCGCCTCGTCCACGTACTCGTCCGAGTTGCGGTATTCGTCCTCGGTGAGCACCTGCTTCAGCAGCCACACGGCGAGGTCGCGCAGGAGCCTGGTGATTGCCTCCTCGGCGCCTTCGGTCATGTCCTGGTGGGTCGGGCTGTCCCGCTCCACGTCGATGACCATGCAGTACTCGTGGTTGTAGGGCGGGCTGTAGCCGACCTTCGCGCGCAGCTGGTAGAAGTTGGCCTTCTGGACCTTCTGCAGCTCGTCGGCGATGCGGTGGAGCTCGTTGTCTATGGGGGCGTAGTCGCGGATCGCCTGGGTCGAGCCCTTGGCGTAGCGATAGGTGCCCTCGAAGCGGGCGCCCTGCCCCTGGCAGTAGAGGTGGGACCAGAAGACGCAGGGATTGCGGCGGGTGCCCCCGCCGTAGAGCCTGACCGGGTAGGTCGCGAGCTCGACGCCGAGGATCTCGCAGATCTGCTCGAAGTCGGACGTCACGCTATCGAAGTCGTCGTCGGAGAACGCCTCGCGCCACCAGGCGCGGGCGCGTTCCTTCGCGTCGTCGTCGAGCTCCTCGAAGAGGTAGACCGCGACGACCATGGTTTCGGGCATGGTGGTGTCCTTCGCCCCGAACAGGGGGCGCGACTGGCCGCACCAGGGCGGTGCGGCGGGCCGCCCTACTGGGGCGGGGTCGTCAGATGATGCGCAGCGGCGGACGCCCAGCGCGGTAGCGCTGGATGATCCAGGCCGTGATGTAGGCCCAGGCGGCGAGGGTCGCGATCCAAAAGAGCGCGGTCTCGGCCACGTCGCTCCGGCCGATCAGCCACCAGGTCAGGGGCGGGCCGATCAGGTTCTCGGTCAGCCACCAGAAGGGGCTGAGGAAGGTGCCCGTGGCGGCCAGCGTCAGCACGCCGATGGCGGCGGCAAACAGGAAGGTCGGCACGGGGTAGAGGAAGACGGCGCAGAAGGCGCGGAACAGCATCGGGGTGGTCCTTTCGGCCCATGCAGGGGCCGCGACTGGCCGCCCCAGGGCGGGGCGGCAAGAGCCGAGCTTACAGGCGCTCGGCGGGCCTTGATCCAGATCAGGTGTGGATCGTCCACGCCCGCTCTTCGGGGTGGAGGATGATTCCTCCCGCGTAAAGGAGCTGGATGCCGGTGCTGCCTGCGGGCGCGGTGCTGATGCTCCAGTCGAGGTTCGGCGTCGTGTCATCGCCCCAGACCGGGGCAATGAGCAGGACCACCGGCCGCTCGCTGCGCGCCGCGTAGAGGGACGCGGTGTGGAGCACCTCGCCCATGCAGCGGTCGAGGGAGGCGCGGACGTTGTTGGTCCGCGCCCACTCCAGGAGGTCCCGGAGGTGGCCGGGGTTCCCGTAGCGGATCGTCAGGCCGTGCTTGCCCTGGGGCAGGTCGTCCTGGCGGGTGATCGGCCCGCGCAGAGGGGCCGTCGGGATGGTAAGGAGGTCGCCCATGGTGGGGTGTCCTTCGGCCCCCAGTCAGGGGGGCCGCGACTGGCCGCCCCACAGCGGGGCGGCGGGGCCAGGGCGCGCGGGGCGCCGCTGGCGGGATGGTCACTCGGGGACCAGCAGACGGGCCGCGTCGATGGCGTCCTGGCTCTCATCCTCGAGGTTGCCGAGGTTGAGGTCCGGGCAGTCCAGCAGGCGCCGGAGCGCCTCCTGCAGCCTCTCGATGGTGTCGGCCGCGGTCTGAAGGTCGCGGGCGACGTTCTGGAGGCACTCGGTCTGCTCGGTGAGGGTGTAGGGCTCGAAGCAGGCCGGGCGGAGCCAGCGCCCTTCGTAGAGGCGCAGGTCGGCCCGCGCGGCCGGATCGGTGACGTCCTCGGGCCACACGATGGGCGGCTCGGCGTCGCCGGCGAAGCGCGTGTAGTGCGGGTCGTCCGCTTCCTGCTCGTCGTAGTAGCCGTCGGGCGGGGCGAGGGGGCGGCCTTCGCTGTCGAACTCGCCACCGTCGAGCGCGGCGCCGATGTCAAAGGTGTCGAGCCAGCGCCCGGTGTTCGAGGCGCCGAGCGCGGCCTCGCGCAGCCGCGCGGGGGTGATGTTCAGCATGGTGCTGTCCTTCGGCCCCAGGCAGGGGGCCGCGACTGGCCGCCCCACAGCGGGGCGGCGGGCCAAGGCGCGCGGGGCGCGCCTTGGGTGATGTGTCAGTCCTCGTCCTCAAGGAGGGCCTTCAGGTCGAACGGCCTGTCGTAGGCGATCGCGGCATGCGCCGGCACCGCGTACTCGTAGATCTTGAAGCGGTTCGTGCCGCCCGCCAGCGAGCCTTCGCCGGAGAAATTGCTCCCCTCGTCGTAGCAGACGATGTGGAAGGCGATGTCCGGGTAGGTCTCGCAGATCTTCTCGAAGATCGGCTCGGGCGGCGACCAGGCGGTGTCGAACCTGAACTCCAGATCGTGCTCGGTCTGCGAGACGACGTGGAACTGGTAAGCGTTCCACTTCGTCCCCCAGTTGGCGACCGACCAGCCGTACCAGTTGTAGTGGCCGGTCTGGCGGTGGAGCTGGATCATCTTCTCGGCCGTGGGGATGGCGGTGGGATGATCCTTCTTCAGCCAGGCGAGCACGTCCTCGCGGGTCTTCAGGCCTTGGGTCTCGGCCCACGGGTAGGCCCGCGGGTCGCAGGGTTCCGACATGACGCCGCCGGCGGGCTCGCCGAGCGCCCAGAGGGCGTAGCTCTCGCTCGAGCCCGAGACGGTCTCGGCCATGCCGGGCGGCATGGGGATCAGCGTGTTGAAGTCGAAGATCCGGTCGCCGTTCTCGCGCGTGGTCGTGACCGCCGCGAGGAACGCGGCGATCCGTCCCTCCGCGGGGCAGTAGGCCCGGACGCGGTGGGTGACGTGGTTGGGCATGGTGCTGTCCTTCGGCCCCAGGCAGGGGGCCTCAACTGGCCGCACCAGGTGGTGCGGCGGGCCGCCCCCTATGATGGAGGCGGTGGTCGCATCATGCGACCTGTCGGTGGATGGCGTCCGACGCCTCGGCCGGGGTCGAGTACGAGCCGATCAGCTCGCTCTCGCTTCGGCCGGAGGCGAAGATGAGCTGCCGGGAGACCGTGTGCCGCCCGGAAGACGACGAGAGGACGTAGCTCCGGTGGACGACGGGGTCGTGGCGGTGAGGGGGAGGCGCGCCGCGGGAGGGGCGCCGACCGCGGTGGGTGGTCACAGGTTGTGGTCCTTCGCCCCATGCAGGGGGCGCGACTGGCCGCCCCAGGGTGGGGCGGCGGGGCCAGGGCGCGCGAGGCGCCGCTGGCGGGTCACGAAGCCAGGCGCGCAAGCTCCTGGTCGAGGGCTTCGCGCGAGGTGGCGACGATCCGGAAGACCGCGCGCGATGAGCCGGTTGCGCAGCGCGTGGCCTGCCAGGCGTCGGGCCAGGTGTCGGGGTCGCAGAAGATCGGCGACGCCGGCCGGATGTTCCAAGGGCCCTCGAACGAAGTCGTGGCGCGGAGGCGGTCGGCGAACACGCTGGCAGACACCTCGTGGATTGCGGGGCCTGGCTGGGTCGCCAGGAGGTGCATCGTGGTGTCGCTCACGGGGTTGTGGTCCTTCGCCCCATGCAGGGGGCGCGACTGGCCGCCCCAGGACAGGGCGGCGGGGCCAGGGCGCGCGAAGCGCCGCTGGCGAGTCATGCCTCGTTGAGATGGAAGGCGATTTGTGTCCCGTCGGCATCCCGATGGGAGATGTGAATCACGTCCCTCTCGACGCAGGTGAAGGCGACGCTTGGCCGCCCGGGGCCGAGGCCCAGGACAAGCGGCGTGGAGCCGATCGGCACGGCCTCCCAGATGAAGGGAAGGCCGAGGGGGTCGCCGTGGGTCGGTGGCGCGCCGAGCAGCTCGGCGGCCGCGTCGATGAGCGACTTGCCCAGGACGAACGCGAGCGCCATCAGCGGTCGCCGGTGAAGAGCGATCGCCGCCGCTGGTGACGGCGCCGCTCGAGCTGCGCATGGACGGCGAGGATGGCGGCGACGGCCAGGAAGGCGAGGCCGCCGATGGTGCCGGCGACGTGAAGCACGGCCAGGAAGAAAGCCATGGTGGGTGTCCTTCGTCCCCAGGCAGGGGGACGCGACTGGCCGCCCCAGGGCGGGGCGGCGGGGCCAGGGCGCGCGAGGCGCCGCTGGCGGGCGAGCTACAGGGGCTCGATGTTGTCGATGATGGTGGCGTCGCCAGCGTAGCCGCCGATCCACTCGCCGTCGGGATCGCCCTCTTCGAGCATCTCCTCGGCGAGCTGCCGGGCGTGCATGGCGCTGCGCGCCTCGATCTTCACCTTCAGGGTCTCCCAGCGCTTGCGCGAGAAGGTCACCGCGTAGGTGCCGACCTCCTCGGCCGCATCGGGCGGAAGCTCGATGGGCGGAAGGGGCGCCAGATCGACTTTGCTCTCGGCGAGGAGGAGTGCGATGGCGGCCGGCCCTCGCTCCAGGGTGGCCGCCATGGTGGCCAGACCGATGGTCGGGTTGCCGTCGTGGTCGGCCGTGTAGGCGACCGGATCAGCGCCGGGACGGTAGATCGTCACGGCCGGCCCGTACTCGTAGCCAGGGCCAGTGTGGACCCTTGCGTGCAGCTGAAACCGCACGAGCAGATCCGTCAGCGAGTTCCATGTGCCGTAGTTCACCTCGTCCTGGTCAATCAGGATGTGCTCCTCGTCGGAGGAGCCATCGATGACCTCCTCGATGTTCGAGAAGGTGACGGGCTCCCTGTCGAGGAGGTCTCGCAGGCCGGTAAGGGCGTCCGCCGAAATGGGGCCGCCGATGGTGACGTTGACGGTGCAGCGATCACCCATGGGGGTGTCTCCTTCGTCCCCAGGCAGGGGGACGCGACTGGCCGCCCCAGGGCGGGGCGGCGGGAGGCGGATATGCAAAAGCCCCCACCCGCGGGGGCGGATGGGGGCTTTCGGGTCAGGCGGCCGCGTCGAGCTCGTTCTGGAGCTTGGCGTTGCGCTCGCGCAGGCGGGCGACGGCGCGGGCCGGCTCACCCCGGGGGTGGACCATGTCGTACACGATCACGCCGCCGATTGCGGTCATGGCGCCGTAGAAGCCGGCGACCAGGAAGTTGGTGGCGATGCCCATGGTGGGGTTGTCCTTCGGCCCAGTCAGGGGCCTCGACTGACCACCCCACAGCGGGGCGGCTGGTCGGCCCCCCGCTCGACCGCCGCCCGAGGGAGCGGCAGGAGCAGGGGGCCCTTTCGCGCCTCGACCGGAGGCGCACGACGGGCCGCCTCGGTGGGGCGGCAAGGTGCCCAGCTGCCGGCTGGGCTCGGGGTCGGTTCAGCCGACCAACTTCGGGGCCTGCCCGCGCGGGGGCTGGCGGGCCGCGATCTCGTTCTGGAGCCGCTGGGCGCGGCGCTCGAGGGCGAGCTGCTGGCCGACACGGAAGGCGGCGGCGCCGATGCCGACGCCCGCGACGACCGTGAAGCCGATCACGGCCGCCTGAGCGGCCTTTTCCGAGACGAACGCGAGGTTCATGGGGAATGTCCTTCGGCCCAGACAGGGGCCTCAGCTGGCCGCCCCAGGGTGGGGTGGCTGGGCCCTCGCCGTCGGAGGGGTCCGGCGGCGAGGGGGAGGGTAGTAGGGGTAGTGGTTCGATCCCCGGCCGGGGGATCTCGACGGGCCACCCCAGCATGGGGTGGCGCCAGACCGCCCGGGCACGAGGCCCAGGCGATTGGAAAGGGTCAGGCGGCCTTCTTGGTCTCCTCGACCGCCTTCGCGGCGCGGCGCTTGGCGAGCGCCTGGCGGGCGGCCGGGATGCCGTGCGTGACGGTGAGGGTCACGCCGACGCCGGCGGCGACGCCGATGGCGTACGGGAGGGCGGGGCGAACGAAGGCGAGGGCGTTCTGGAACATGATGTTCTCCAGTCCAATCAGAGAGGGGTAATTCCCTGCTCTGTAGGTGTATTATTACGCCTAAATACGTGTCATGGCAAGTAAAAAGTGAAGAAACCCAAGAAAAACGGGTGTTTTTCTTGGGTTCTGGGCCGTCAGAAGGGCAACAGTGCCTCTTCAGGTGGCGGGGAGATGTGGCCGCTCACGCGAAGCCGGATGGTGTTCTGAGCTTCGAGCAGGCCGTAAAAGGCGTGATCGAAGCTGCGGATGAAGTCCGGATTCAGGTGTGTGAGCGCCTGATCGTAGCAGGGGCTCACACGGTTAGTGGCGATGGTCATTGCCTGGGGTGAGCAGGCGAAGAGCGCCGCCGTAACCGCGTCGCGACGCCGAACGACCATCCCGAAGAACGGGATGAGGTCGAGGTCGAAGTTCTCCAGGGTGGCCGAGGGCTCCTCGTCGCGGCCGACGTCCAGGTGGTAGAGGCTCTCGTCGAGCCGGCCGAGCATGTTGTGGTGGAGCTCGCGGAGTTCCATGCCGCAGATTGACCGGTAGTTGGGGGGCGCGAGGCCGCAGAACGGCGGCTCGGGTTCGTCGGGCACGTAGCCCGAATCAAAGGGGGCCATGATGGCGTCCTTCTGCCCGGCGAGGGCAGCGGGATGCGGCCCCTGAGACGCAGGGCGATGAGCCAATATACCACAACGGACTGAAAAAGCAAGAAAACCCGCCGCAACCGAAGTCGCGGCGGGGTCTTGGTCACAGCTCGCGCAGGAGCGCGACGAGCCGGTGAAGGGCGTCGATCGCGTGGTTGTGCTCGGCCCAATCCTCGCTGCGGCTCTCGCTCGCGGCCTGCTCCACCAAGGCGCGCTGCTGTTGGGCGACCATCTCCAAGATCAGGGTGACGCCTGCGCGGTGGATGGAGTGGGATCCCATGATGAGCAGGAGCTGGATGGCGATGTCCTGGTTGCGCTCGCCGAGGGCGCCAGTGTCGGCGTCCTGGTCCACCAGGCGAGGGACGAGATCGCGCAAGGCCTGCAGCACGGAGGCGGGATAGGTGGACCGGAGCAGCTGCTCCAGTGCAAGCGTGCAGAAGAGCGTGTCGCCGGCGGCGAACAGGCGGTGGTGGCGACCGTCCCAGGCCCAGCGAACCGGGATCTGCCGGTTGTCCTGCAGGGTGAGGGTGGCAGGAAACGGATCGTTGCCGGCGCGGATGTGCTGGTCGGCGTCCACCTTGTCGGCGGGGATGCGGCACGGAATGTGCCCGTACAGCCATCCGTTGATCGTCGAGGTCATGGCGGTGATCTCCTTCGTCCCCAAGCAGGGGGACGCGACTGGCCGCCCCAGGGCGGGGCGGCGGGTCCCTGGCCTTGCGGCCAGGGGGTGCTCAGCGCCGTCGCCGGCGCGGGCGCTTGTACCAGGAGCGATCCCGGACGACCCGCACGAGCGGCGGGGCGGCCAGGTTCTCCCAGCGCAGCATCCGCGCCGCCGCGGCGGCGTCGCGCCTCGTGCGGTAGCAGGTCGGCGCCAGAAGGCCATCGACGCGCAGGGTGTACATCACGCACCCCCCTGGTGGCGCGCCTTGAGGAGCTCGTAGCTCCAAGACGTGATGCCGATGGGGGTGAGGCCGATGTCGAGCAAGGTCTCGTTCATCGCGAGAACCTCGCCCTCAATCTCGGCCGTGCGGATGATGTGCCCGCCCGTGATGCAGGGCGTCGCGCAGGTGCGGATGCGCTCGAAGAGCTCCTGGGCCTGGTGGCCGAGGACCATCGCGGGGTCGCACAGCACGAGGCTGCCCCAGGGGGTGCGGCGCCCCAGCATGGGCGTGCGGGTGGGCTCTGAGAAGTCGAGGTGCAGGGCCATAGTGGTGTCCTTCGTCCCCGAGCAGGGGGACGCGACTGGCCGCCCCAGGACGGGGCGGCGGGTGCCCGGGCGCCAAAGCGCCGCGGGCGGGGGTCAGGAGGCGGGGGCCGCCAGTTGGGCGACCGGCAGCTCTGCCGGCTCCTGGTAGAGCTTCCCGTCGTCGGGGTTCACGTACCAGTTGGCCGGCCCGAAGAGCCGGGCGCCCTTGGCGAGCATGTCCCCGATCTCCTGGGGCCAGTCCCCGTCCCAGAAGCCGCAGCCGTGGCCTTCGCGGGTGTACCAGAAGTCACGGCCGGCGTGCTCCCAGACCGTGTCGGTGGGGGACCCGGGCTTGTGGGTGTGCTCGGCGCTGGCGATGCGCGCGGCGTAGTGGGTCAGGAAAACCTCGCAGTCGGCCGTGATGGCCTTGTGCAAGGTCGAGCTGATCATCTCCCAGGTCCAAGTCTCGTCTTCGGGGCAGGCCGAGAAGAGCGCCGCGGCCACGTAGTCGCCTCGGAACTCCTGAAGCTTCGGGTGCGGGTTGAGCGTGGACGGCGCGCCGTGCGGCTTGAGGTCGCCCATGCGGAAGTCGGGGTCGCGGCGGACCTCGTACTGGCCGGCGGTCCACAGGCGGCGCCACTTGTCGGCCCAGGCCATGGCTTCCTCCTTCGTCAGGTAGGGGCCGCTGGCCAGCATGCCGGCGGTGTTGTTCCAGACGCACCAGGCCGGCTCGAGGTCGGGGGTGTTGGTCATGGTGGTGTCCTTCGCTCCGATCAGGGAGCGCGACTGGCCGCCTCACGTCGAGGCGGCGGGGCCCGGGCGCCAAAGCGCCGCGGGCGGGCCTTCACCCGCGGATGGCGGGCTCGGGGTAGTGGAGGGGGCGCGCGCCGGTGATGCGGACCAGGAGGCGGCTTTCGCCGCTCTCTGAGCCGGAAAACGAAAGGGCGTTGGCGACGGCCGCTTCGCGCGAGAAGTACGGGCCGCGGGGGCTCACGCGGTCGAAGCCGCCGCTGTCCTCCGTGGCGTCCCAGTACCAGCCCGTCGGCGTGGCATCGGCATCCCACCAGACGGTGACGTCCAGGGTGGGGCGCTCGACGCGCACCTCCTCGGGATTGAGGAGGCCGAGGCGGTTGGCCACGAACTCGGGAGGCGCGCCGAGCGCCTGGGCGCAGATCATGAGCCGCGCCGTCTGGGCGATCTCCTCGTGGTAGTCGCTGTAGAAGACGACCACGGGGTCGTTCGGGGCGTAGTTTCCGCCCAGCAGGCGGTGCGCCACGTAGCGCGCCCCGTCATCGGTCAGGCGGTTCTGCAGGAAGACCTGGCAGCCTTCGCAGTGCGAGGGGTAATCGCACTCGTCGTCCGTCGTCGGGCCCTTCGGCCAGTCGTCGGAGTCGTAGCTGCTCTCGTCGCCTTCATCGACGTGCTTGGGCATGGGCAGGTGGCGCTTGATGTGGTCGGTGCAGTCCTCGCACCAGAGCGTGGCGCGGTAGGTGTACACGTCCATCGTGGATGTCCTTCGTCCCCGAGCAGGGGGACGCGACTGGCCGCCTCACGTCGAGGCGGCGGGTGCCCGGGCGCCGAAGCGCCGCGGGCGGGGGTTACTCCTCGCGGACGGAGGTGATCTCGGGCTCGCTCTCGGTGCCGGAAATCAGATCCCAGTCGAGATCGCCGAGCTCGTCGTTGTCGTCCATCTCGCAGACGATGTTCTCGGCCTCCTCGCGGGAGGAGGCCGTGACCATCATGGTGGTCTCCTCGGCGACGGTGCGCCGCAGGCGAACGCGGTACTCGCGCTGCACGCGGTCGGTTTCGTCGCGGTAGGCGATGGTCATATCGCACCATTTGATCGCGCCGGCATCGCCGGCGACGGGCGGGATCTCGTAGATCTTGAGCGGCCAGTTGCGCGGGCCGACGCTCCAGTACTTGCGCCAGGCGCGGATCACGCCCGGCATGTCGCCCTTCTCCGCCCGGACGAGCAGATCGTATTCAGAGCCGTCGTCGATTTCGGAGCCGGCGTAGATCGCGGAGTCGTCCGACACGCCGCGGACCAGGTAGAGGGTCGTGAGCGGCTCGGGCGTCTCCGCAGGCGGCGCCACGGCGGGCGCAGCCTCCGCGGGAGGCGGGTTGGCAGGGAAGCGCCGCACCGCCTCCTCCACGAAGCCGAGGGCCTGGGAATGGCCGGTGCGGCCCCAGTGGGCCCGCGCCTGCTCCACGGTGAAGTTCCGGCAGCCGGCGCAGATATGCAGGCCGTCCCGCATGGGGATGGCCCAGAAGACGTAGCCGCGATCGTCCATGCCGAGCCGGTGATGCTGGAGGTGCGGCTGGTGCGTGTTGATGCAGACGCGCTCCGTCACCATCAGGCCCGGCGGGATCTCGCGGATCGTCGTGGCGACATAGAGGGCGCCCTGGACCGTGAGGTCGGCGGGCAAGATCTCGATGCCGGTGTCGAGCGTATCGAGGGTGGTTGTGATCAAGGCGCCGACCGGCAGACCCGAGGTCCGCAGAAGTTCTCGCGCGGTAGATCCGGCGTAGCAGTTCTTGGTCATGGTGGTGTCCTTCGTCCCCGAGCAGGGGGACGCGACTGGCCGCCCCAAGACGGAGCGGCGGGGCCAGGGCGCCGGGGCGCCGCTGGCGGGGGTCACGCGGGCTCAATAGCTTCGATGTGGTGTGCCCCCAACACGATCCCGTAGTAGCGGGCGTCGTGCAGAAGGAGGCCCTGTGCCTTTGGGTCGATCCAACCAAGCTCGACCACATGGAAGCATCCGGCTGTTGATCCGGTCCTGATGGGCCGGCAGCGCGTGTGGCGGGGGATCACAACGTCGTATTGTAGATCGGAGCTGGATCGCCCCCATGTGAAGCGAAGCTCCTCGCGGGTCCGATAGGTGGTCATCACCGAAACCCGTGCGCGGAGCCGAGCTGGCCGTCGAGCATTCGGACGGCGCCGAGGTCGGCCATGCGCCAGTTAGCGTCGGGCACCTCGTGATGGAGGCGGCGCGTCGCGTCTGCGGCTCGCCGGTTGTAGGCCTGGTAGGCGCGGTCGGCGACAGGGCCAAACCTCATCGGGTCGTAGCGCACGGCGTTTGGGCCGATGTGGCGCACCGACTCCAGGGCGGCCGCGAGGAGGCGCAGGTTGATGGTGCAAGAGTACGACCAGCGCTTGTACGCGGCGTCGATCTCCAGGTCGGTCTCCATCGGCTGGAGGCCTTCGATGGCCATGGTGGGTGTCCTTCGTCCCCAGGCAGGGGGACGCGACTGGCCGCCTCGAGGTGAGGCGGCGGGTGCCCGGGCGCCAAAGCGCCGCGGGCGGGGGTCACGCGGCGGCGGGCCGCGGGTAGAGCAGCTCGAGCGGGTACTCGCGCAGCAGCACCTCATGGAACGTCTCGCCGATGTAGTCGGCGTTCTCGCTCTCCTCGCTCGTGTCCGGGCGCATCAGCTCGAGCGTCAGCGTGCGGACGAAGCACGGTCGGGCGATCACGTAGAAGCGCTCGGTCGGTTCGTAGAGGCCGCTTTCGCCCATGCGTCGGTACGAGGTGCTGAACGTCAGTTTCGTCGCGCTTGAGCTGTCGAGGTCGAACTCGGTGCCGGCGTCGAAGCCGCTGCCTGAGGGCAGGTACTCCCGCGCTATGTAGGCGGCGCGCTCCGCGTGCATGGAGGCCATGACGTTGAGGGAGCGGTGGTAGGCGTCGGCTGTGCCGGCGAGCGCGCGGTAAAGCGGCGTGGTTCGCATGGTGTTGTCCTTCGTCCCCGAGCAGGGGGACGCGACTGGCCGCCCCACGACGGGGCGGCGGGACGCTCGCAGAGACGACTGTAGCACAAAACCATGTGATATTCAATGAAACTGGCGATTAGCGCGCTTGCGCGACACATTCAGATGTGATTGATGGAGGAGGACAACAGGGGGTCCCATGCCGTCGCTCAACAGGGTCGAGATCATCGGAAGGCTGGGCAGGGACCCGGAGCAGCGCAACTTCCAGGGCGGCGGCTCCGTGGTGAACATGCGCGTCGCCACCGAGGAGACGTGGGCGGACAAGAGCGGCGAGACGCAGAAGCGCGTCGAGTGGATCTCCGTCGCCTCCTTCGTGGACAAGCTCAACGACTTCATCATGCGCGCCGCGCAGAAGGGCTCCCTCGTCCGCATCGAGGGCAAGCTCGAGACCCGCAAGTGGCAGAATCGCTCAGGCGAGGACCGTTACACGACCGAGGTCGCCATCCGCCCCTACGGCGGCTCCTTCATGATGCTCGACGGGTGGCGCGAGGACGCAAGCCGCGGCGCCAAGGGCGGCTCCCGCAGCGGCAACCAGGGCTGGGATCGCGACGACGGCGACTCTGGCAGCCGCGGCAGGACCTACACCCACCCCGGCGCCAAGGGGCCCGACCTCGACGACGACATTCCGTTTTAAGACAGGGACTTAATCCATGACCGCGCCCCATCTCTTCCTCGATCTCGATGGCGTGCTCGCCGACTTCGACGGCCACGTCATCCGCCACACCGGCCTCGAGCCCGCCGCCACCCCGCCCAAGGATCTGTGGCGGGCCATCGGCGCCGTGCGCGGCTTCTGGGAGGGCATCGAGCCCTTCCCCTACACCGCCGACTTCTGGGCCATCGCCAAGCGCTGGAAGCCCACCATCATCACCGGCCTCCCGGTCTCCAAGACCGAGGTCGCGCGCGACGCGAAGCTCGCCTGGGTCGCCCGCCACCTGGGCGAGGACGTGCCGGTCATCACCTGCTGGTCGCGCGACAAGCCGGCCCACATGAAGGCCCCGGGCGACATCCTGGTGGACGACCGCCCCAGCAACGTGAACGACTGGGCAGCCGCCGGCGGGCGCGCGCTCCTCTGGGATGGCCCCGGCCCCATCCTCTCGCGCATCACCGAGATCATGCTGCGCGCCTCGGGCGACATGATCCTCGGCGGCGCCGATCCGGTGGTCGTGCTGCGCGCCCGCGCCCTCTACCACCTGCAGGCCCCGGAGAAGGAGTTCGACGAGGACTTCATCCGTGGCATGGCGGCCCGAGCCTACGCGCCCCGCCCCAACTTCACGCCGGCCCAGGTGCGGCAGATCAATCGCCTCGCCCTGAAGTACGGGCGCCACATCGATCAGCGCCTCGTCCCGGCCTCCCTGAAGCAGGCCGAGACCGTCTGATGGCGGCGCCCGTCTTCTATCGTGCCGACGGCTCCGCGGCCTACCCGAGCGTCCGCGCCTGGGCCACCGGCACGGCCGGGGCCGCGCTGCCGATGCCCCACCTCTGGAGGGGCCTGCGCGAGAGCAAGGAGAGGTGGGAGGTCGCGGTCCTGGTGAAGGGACTTGGCCGCGTCGAGGGCATCCCCGGGCGCAGCCCGGACCCGGGCGTCTTCACGGTCCTGCGGGACGACCTCAGCCTCGTCGCCTTCCCCGAGGAAGATGTGCTGATGCCGGCGCTCTGGATCGAGAATATCGGCATCGCCGCCCGCGCTCAGTACGCCGTGCGGGCCGCAGTCCGGGGCGACTTCAGCGACCTGCTCTGGACCCGGCAGAGCATCTGCGCCTTCACCGAGAGGTTCCTCACCCCGTGATCACCCGTCGCCTGTTCGGCGTGCTGGCGGCCGCCGGCGCCGCCGCGAAGCCCAAGATCGGCAGCGCCTCCGCCCGAGAGGCGGCCCTCGACGCCAACGGCATGGTCAGCCGCCACGACTTCGCCAGCAGCGCCCGCGGACAGGTCGGTGGCCTGCAGATGCCCAGGATGCCGAACCCCGCGGTGCGCCTCGCCGCCAAGCTCGCCTTCGCGGAGCACGAGCGCCGCGAGCGCCGGGCGGGCTTCCAGCGCGCCCTCCTGAACGGCGTCCCGCTCAGCGTCGCGAGCAACGGCTCCTGGAGCCCGACCTTCGCCGCCATCGTCGCGGCCCGGAAGCTCAACGACGACTTCGAGCGCCGCTCCGACAGATGGAGCGCCCTCCAGGAGCGCTTCTTCGAGTCGATGGGCAGCGGGGGGCCGTTCTGATGAACGCCTACAGCTTCGGCCCGTGCCAGATCACCTTCCTCGACTACAGCAGCCCGCCGCAGCCCTGGGTGCCGCCGAGCGGGTGGATGGATCAGCCGCCGCCCCAGAACCGCTTCTTGCTGATCCAGAGGCGCTCGGGCCGCGTGCTGGGCACCTGCAACCCCTACGCCCTCCAGCCAGGGCGGACCTACCTCAACGTCGCGAGCCACAGCGACGTTACCTGGTTCCGGCTCTCCGAGCAGGCCTCGGAAATCGTGCCGCTCCAGCACGTCCACCTCAGCCTCATTCGGGTGGACGTCGTGGTCATCACCAAGGCGGGCGACGTCCACGCCACCTACCGCTGGGCCGGCTTCTCGCCGCGACCGAGCTCCGGACTCGGCCCCAAGCATATCTACCGCGTCGTCGCCGGCCTGACCGGTTTCCAGATGGAGAGCTTCCCCACCGATGAGTGACCTTCGCCAAGTGCCCGTCCAGCTGCTCCGCGAGGCCAAGGACGAGATTGAGAGGCGCGCCTCGGCGCCGGGTGCCTCGGCCGAGCTGCTCCTCCTGGTGCGCCGCCTGGCCCACTTCATCGAGGTCGCCCCGCCGCCCGCCGACGCCCAGCAGGGCCCTCGCCCCGCCGCCCACCCGGCCATGTGGGTCGGGGGAAAGATCCGCCTCTGGGACGACCCGACCGGCCCGCTCATGGCGGGCGCCGTCCCCGCGACGCCGGTCTATCAGCACGAGGTCCGCGCCATCGCGGCCGAGGTGTTCGCGGGCCTCAAGGACGATCTCGTCCGGGAGATCGTCGCGCTGATGCAGCCGCCGCGCCCACCCGCAGCGCCCGGGGCGCCCCCGCGCGACGCCATCGCGCTCCTCACGACCTGCTGGTGCGCGCGCGAAGCCAAGATCCACCCGATCTGGCTCGATCACGAGCAGGCCCAGCGCTGCCCGATCTGCTGGCAGGCCAAGCCCACCCCCACCGCTCAGGAGACCCCCTGATGTTCTGGCCCTACAAGCTCACCCACGGCCATTCCGCGGACCCGGTCAACGGCGCCTGCGTCCTCGACGCGGTCAACTGGCTCGTCCACGGCGAGCACGGCGACGCGCCGCCCTGCGTCTGCCCGGTCATCGCGGGCACCGCCATCTGGCTCAACGACAGCTTCAACGACGAGCAGCGCCAGCGCCTCATCCCCTTCATGCCCCGCATCGCCGGATCGAGGGGCGGCGTCGGCGCGGTGCGCCGGCGCGTGAACGCGCTGCTCAACACCTACGTCCTGCAAGGCAAGATCCCGGTCCGGGGCGACAAGCTCGAGACCTTCGTGGGCTTCATCGACAACGACCGCTCGGTCGTCAATTTCTTGGAGCCGCGGGTCATGAATAGGGGCCTGCCGCGCGAAGACATCGCCGCCGACGCCACGCTCTACGGCGCCACGAATCCCCGCATGTTGGACGGGCTGATCGGGCTCGCGGAGGTGGATGTCCCTCTGACCAACCACAGCGTCATCCGCGTCGTCATCACCGCCACGCGGACCAAGGGCCTGCCGCCCACTTCGGATCGCTGGGACGCCTGCATGCGCGCGGTGGGGCCTCAGCTGCTCGGCCAGCGCAGCCGCAACCCCAAGCTCATCGCCCGCGACGAGCCCGACCGCCTCCTCGACTTCCTCGACCTCCTCCTCTCCCTCGGCCCCGAGGGCGAGCCCTGGTCCGCAGACGCCATCCAGGCGGGCGTCCTGCGCTACAGCGAGGCCTCGGGCCTCCCCATCCCCGCCTGAAGGAGCCCCCCAGCATGATCGCCCTCTCCGGCGCCTTCGCCGTCCTCGTCATCGTCCTCGGCGTCGCCACCACCATCGCGGCCGCCTTCTACGTCTTCGAGGACGACCTCAAGACGACCCAGCGCCAGCGCGCCGGCGTCTTCGCCCTCGGCTGCCTGACCGCCCTGGTCATCGCAGCCCTGGCCTCGTTCTCGCTGAACCCCGCATGACGCCGGCCGACACCCTCCAGACCATCGCGGTCATCCTCGCCGTCCTCGGGATCGGCGCCGGCGTCCTGGCGGGGACCCTGGCGACCGTCCGCTTCATCTACGGCCCGCGCCCCTATGACGAGGACAAGCCGGGCGACGGCAACATCGCCGGCCTCTGGCTCATGTCCTTCCTGTTCTTCGTCCTCGCCATCATCGCGAGCGGCATCGGCGCGGGCTTCATCAGCGCGAGCGTCACCAAGTAGCCCTTGCTTCGCCGAGCCGCATGCGCCCACCCTGGGCCATGCGGCTCAGGCTTCATCTCCCCCTCCCGCTCCACGTCGTCGCCGGCCTCATCTTGCTGGGCGCGCTGCTGGTCGCCTGCCTCGAGCAGCCCAAGCGCGCCAGCGCCCCGACAGGGGCTCTCGACCAGGCGGAAGCCATCCGCTTCCTCGTCCAGCACGAGTGCGCCAACCACGTCCTCACCCCGCTCCAAGAGAACTGCCTGGCGCCTCGCCCCGCGCGGCCCGGCACGCTCACCTACCGCCGCTTCGACTGGTCGGGCGTCCAGGCGCAGGACGCGCTCCTCCTCGGCCCCGACCGCGTCGTACAGACCTTCGACTTCGGCGACGCCCCCCGCGCCTTCGCCCGCTTCGACCAGGGCCGCGGCGACGGGGGCGATCTCATCTCCATCACCGCCGCCGGCGCCTTCATCACCCTGACCGAGGACGGGGGCGCGGGCCGCCAGCACTGGCAGGAGCCGGGCTGTCCCCCCTCCCGCGGCTGGCTGCTCTTCGCCTACCCCCTGACGCCCAGCGCCCCAGGCTCCCGCGGCGGCTCGCTCGGCCGCAGCTCGGCCGAGGGCGCTTGCACCACCAGCTTCTCCCCCGTCACCACGGTCTGGGCGCGCACCACCTTCACCTTCCCCTGGCGCGAGGGGGACGGCCCCATGCACATGACGGCCCGCCCCGCGATCGTCTCCGAGCACTACGCAGGCCCGGCCGAGCGCCCTCATCACATGGAGCGCTTCGTCTTCGTCGAGCACCTTGGGAAAATCGCCTGGGAGAGATGGGAGAACGTCCTGTCCTCGCGTCGCGATCAGGCCGAGCTCATGCAGTCCATCTTCGCCATGAACGCCGACGGCCGCTGCCCCATCGAGGCGCGGCCGCCGGAAGGCTCATGGGTTCGAGCCGATTGTCGGGTCTGGACCAAGGTCGCCCCTGGTCCAGCCCAACCGATGGGGTGGCCTTAGTCCTCCTCGCCGTCCCGCATCTTGATCGAGGGGATGATGCGATCGCCGCCCAGCGTCTCGATCAGGTAGCGCACGACGCCACCCGACCAGCCGTTGATCCGCACCACCGCCCCCTCCGTCGTGAGCCCCCGCATCGTCGGCGCGAGGTTCACGATCGCCACCGGCAGCCGCGGCCGCCCCGTCAGCGCGAACTGGCTCTGCTCGTCCGTCAGGACGACCACGCGATCGACCTCCGACTGGCCGAGCGCCCAGTACACCGCCTTGGGCACGTCCGTGCCGCCCGACGGCAGAGACGCCAGCGCCCGCGCCAGCTCGACCCCGCGTGCCTCGGGGTCCGGCAGCTGCTCGACCGCCGTGTGGAAGCCGACCAGCAGGCTCCGCTCGCACACCTCGGCCAGCACCGAGGCCAGCACCGCCGCCACCCGCGCCCGTGACGTCGTCCCGTGATCGCTGACCGGGGCGACCATCGACCCCGACACGTCCACCAGGATCGCCGTGCGACCGGGCAGCTTCGGCAGCTCCCCGCACGAGCGCAGCGCCAGCCGCTCCAGGGCCGGCACCGCCAGCGGAGGCGCATACTCGGCCGCCAGGTAGACCTGGTGCGGCCACAGCAGCGCCCCGCTCGCGCGCTCCACCGCCGCCACGATCAGATCCGGGTCCACCCCCACCGCGGTCATGTTGCGCAGGTTGCGGATCAGGGCCACCTCGCCGAGCGTCTCTCCCGCCAGCATGTCCTCCCACACCACGCGCTTGTCCGCGCCCGGCTCCGAGAGCCGCGACTCCCAGGTGTCGGGCGCCTTCACCGTGTCGTCGGCCAGCGCCTTGAAGGTCGCCGCGTAGATCGGGTCCACCTCCGGCTCCACCGGGCGCACCGCCCGCCCCTCGGCCTTCGCGAGATCCTCCTCCTCGGCCACCCGCAGCCCGTGCTTCCACAGCGCCACCGGCTTCGGGTGCGTCAGGAACAGCAGATCCCGCAGCCGCACCTTCACGTTGCGCAGCGTCCCGTACTTCTCGAGCTGGTAGGGGGTCCACTCCTGGAACTTCTGCCTGATCGCGCGCTTCCACGCCGCCGGCAGGGGCTTCTTCCCGTCCCGCCAGTAGAGCGCCACCAGATCGAGCGCGTCCTTCGGCGTCCGCAGCACCCGCAGCAGCGACGCCTCCACCTTCCCCGGCGCCCGCAGCCTCGCCAGCTCGTCGAAGACCACCAGCGGCGCATGCCGCAGCCCCGTCGAGGTCCGCGCCAGGAACGCCTCACGCACCGCGAGCTGGGGATGAACGGCCTTCACCAGCTCCCGCAGCCGCGCCTCGATCTCCGCACCCTCCAGGTAGAAGCTCTTCTCGCCGAGCAGGCACGTCTGCATCAGGCGCTTCAGCTCTACCTCCGGCGCGAAGCCCTGCTTGGCCCCCGCCTCATGCACGACAGCCTCGCTCACACGGCGCCGCGCCGCGGCGTCCAGCACATTCAACCGACCCATGGGGTTCACCTCTTCGTCGGGGGAGAAGGGAAAAACCCCTGAGCCGGAACCGAGCGAAGACGGCCTCGCAGCTTACAAAGATGCAGCCGTCCCCTACACCAGACCCAGGGGCACACACCTTCGACCACATCACATCAGAATGTGCAAGAGCCATCCGAAAGGGGCCAGCCCACCCCCAGAACGCAGTTGGGGCGGGCCCCCGCCAAGGAGCCCGCCCCGCACACTGCCGTCACTCTTCCGAACCATGACCCAACTCGCCAACCGGGCGAGCGCCCCAAGCGGAACAGATCGAAGACGGCCTCGCTTCTCCAAAAGATGCAGCCGCCCCCTACACCAGCCCGGGACACCCACCTTCCACCACATCACACTCGAATGTGCAATCCCCTCCGAACAAAAAAATCCCCGCCGACCGAAGCCGACGGGGAAGTCAGGATTCATCATCCAGGGAGGAAACGCCCATGCGCCGGGGTAGGCGCTCGGACAACCGAAGACCAGCACATCCCATCGAGTCGCGCCAGACATATTCAAATGTGCCCAGACCCGAAAATCCCGCCCCACCGGGATCGCTCGTCTGCCCGAAACCCCAGCACGCCCCTTGCCTAAGCCGGGGTATCCGCCCCCATTGTGATGGGATGCCCCCCGACGATCCCCCGGACGAGCCGCCCGGCAGCGAGCCGGCTCCCCCTGATCCGCCGAAGAACGCGGGACGCCGCCGCGCCAGGAAGCCCTACACGGGGCCGCTCACAGGCTGGATCCCGACGCCGCGCGAGTGGCAGCACATCTGCTTCCTGAGGGAGGTCGGTCACCGCAGCTGGCAGGACATCTCGGTGGACATGCTCGCCTGGGGGCTCGACCTGACGGGGGAGACGTACCGGAAGTTCTACATCGCGGTGAAGCAGGGCCATCGCCCTGCGCCCACGGAGGGAGACGGGCAGCCGAAGCCCGAGCAGTTCGAGGACCGCACGGCCGAGCGCCTGGTGGGGCTGCCGGAGATCCGGCCCCACAAGATCAAGGCCGAGCCGCCCCTTCCCGAGAGCCAGGCGCGGTTCTTCCCGGCGCAGGAAGACGGGCCGGTGGTGGTGTTCGAGGAGGGCTCCCCAGGGCTCAGCACCCTCGCGACGATCCAGCGCAACGTGGCCCGCGCGAACGCGATGGACGCGGTGGCGCAGCGGCTCGAGGCGCTGATCAATGCGGCGTTGGGGGCGTCCAGCCCGGACAGCGAGACGAAGAAGCGGGCGGCCGAGGCGCTGATCGCGCTGCTGCCCGGGCGGCAGGACGGCTTGGCTGGCGCCATCGGGGCCTACAAGCAGCTCCTCGAGGCGGCCTCGAAGCTCGACCTCGACGCCTGGAAGCTCGGCGAGGCCAAGGGCCTGAACGGGGGCCAGCCGGCGACCGCCATCGGGGCGTCGGCCGGCGGCGGGACCGTCAACCAGAGCCTCACCATCCGCATGGACGGCGAGGCGCCCCGCACGCGCACCCTGCTGGCCGAGCTCAGCGCCGAAGAGCAGGAGCAGCTCCTCGCCGCGGCGGCCATCCTCGAGGGCGCGAAGCCCATGGACGACCTCATCCTGCCCCCGAAGCACTGATCGCCCCCGTGAACACCCCCATTTCTACCGGCGGTTGGTATAAACCCGGGAAAATCCGTCACCCGCCGGGAAGTTCTGCAACCGAGGGTGGGTGATGCGCGAGGCTCTGACGGCGCTTCTCGACTACGCTGACCCCCAATCCGAGGAGCGCATCGAGCTGGAGGCGCGCCTGGGGGCCAGGCGCTTCCGGGCGTTCTTCCGGATGTGCTGGCCGCAGATCGACCCGGCCCGCTACCAGCACAACTGGCACTACGACCTGGTCTGCGACGAGATGGAGGCGGTGGCGCGGCGCGAGAACCGCGAGCTCGTGCTCTGCGTCCCGCCCCGCTCCTCCAAGTCCTCCATCGTCTCGGTCGCCTTTGAGGCGTGGGTGCGCACCTGGTTCCCCGCGGCGAAGTTCATCACCGCCTCCTACGACCAGAAGCTCGCCATGCGCGACAGCGTCCGCACCCGCGCGCTGATCAAGAGCGCCTGGTACCAGCGCCGATGGGGGCCCGATTCACCCTACCGCCCCGACACCAACACCACCGGGACCGCGGTCGTCCGCGGCGACGACAACAAGGGCCTCTACTCCACCACCGCCGGCGGCTACCGCTTCGTCTGCACCCCAGGCAGCAACGTCACGGGCTGGGGGGCGGACTTCATCCTCTGTGACGACCCCCATCCGGTGAACAAGGCCGAGAGCGAGGCCGAGAGGCAGGCGGTGCTCGACTGGTGGTTCGAGGCCATCCCGACGCGCCTCAATCGCCTCGACCAGGGCGTGAAGATGGTCATCCAGCAGCGCGTGCACCGGGAGGATCTGGCCGGCGCCTGCATCGCGCGCGGCTACCATCACGTCGTCCTGCCGATGGAGTTCGAGCCCGACCATCCGCAGCGCCATCCGAAGGACATCCGCACCGAGAAGGGCGAGCTCCTCCACGCGGCCCGCTTCTCCGCGAAGGACGTGGAGATGCTGAAGCGGGCGCTGGGCACCTACGCGGCGAGTGGCCAGCTCCAGCAGCGCCCGGTCCCGCGCGAGGGCGGCCTGTTCAAGCGGGGCTGGTTCCGCGTGGTGGATGCCGCGCCCGTCGAGTGCTTCCTCAACGCCGTGCGTCGCTGGGACCTGGCGGCCACCGTCCCCAAGGACGGCTCGAAGCCCGACTGGACAGCCAGCGTGTTCATGGGGCGTGACGCGATCGGTCGGATCTTCATCATGCACGCCTGCCGGTTTCAGGAGACGCCGGCCATGGTGGACAGCAACATCAAGGCGATCGCCAGCCAGGACGGCCTGGGCGTGCGGCTCATCCTGCCCCTCGACCCAGGGCAGGCGGGCATTGGGCGGATGGAGGCGCAGAGCCGCTTCCTGGCGCCCTACGCCGCGGAGTTCGTGCGCGAGACCGGCTCGAAAGCCGAGCGGGCCCGTGGGCTGGCGGCCATGGCCGAGGCGGGGAACGTCTATCTCGTCCGCGGCCCCTGGAACGACGAGTTCCTCAGCGAGCTGGCCGACTTCCCGAACGGCTCGCACGACGACTACGTGGACGCCGCCTCGGGCGCCTTCTCGGCCCACTACACCAGCCACGACGGGTTGATGGAGTGGATGCGCGCCAACGCCAGCTCCGACGACATTGATCGCGCGGCCCTCATGGCCGAGGAAACCTTTCGCGTCAGGTAAAACAGACGGTTGCATGTGTCAGAAAAGGACGTAATTAGATGTTGCGGTTACAGGGCGGTCATGCAACACAGCCTGCTGTGAATCCCACAGAACTAGATGTAGGGGGTCGCCGGGAATGCAGGCTGCGTGTCAGGCCGCGCTGTTCTGGCCAACGGGTGGTGCGCCGTCCCTGGTCAACGTCCTCCGCAAGTGGACCGAGCTCGACGAGCCGGAGCCGCTGCCGGAGCCCATCGACCAATGCTTGATCGAGGTCCGGCTGCGGGGGCGAACGCACCGCTACGTCGTAGCGACCGAAGACCTTATCTTCCTGCCGCCCGAGTGGCGGCTGCATCTCTCCCCCGTCGCGGGGGTGGCCTGAGCGCGGCGCTCATGGCGCGGCGCCTCCCACCCTCCCTCGCGGGACGCGAAGACGAACTGCGCCGCCTCGCCCGACAGCGAATCACCCTCGGCGAGATCGCCGCCCGCCTACAGGCCCCCTCCACGGACGTCGCCGCCGCCGTCGATGCCCTCGGCCTCATGGTCGATCGAGACGAGCGCCGCGGCAAAGCCCGCCCCCTGCTGGCGCACCAGCAGAGCGCCCGGGTATTCATCCAGCAGCTCAGGGACGAGCGCCGCGTCATCTCAGAGCACCAGCGGCGCGTGGCATCATGCCCTCGTCTGTCCCCAGAGCAGGAGCGCGAGGCCATCGAGCGATTCCTGCGCGAGCGCGGAGTGACGAAATGCCCCGCCGCCTACGCCGACGGAGGCACCTCCATCTGGGTGCCCCCCGAGCCGAAAGCCCCGAGCGAGGACGAGTAGAGAGCGGGGGCCTGTCCTGGGACCAGCTCCAAGCCATCCAGCGCGACATGGACGCCTACGACAGCCTGCCGCCCGGCCTGCGCCTGGCCTGCCGCCAGAGCTTTGTCGAGCCGCGCGCCACGGAGTTCCTGAGCGCCTGGTACCGGCTCGAGTGGACGGCCCCCAACCCCTGGGCGCTGATCCCCCTCTGGGTGGCCGAGATGCGCCGGCGCGACCTCCAGCTCGTCGCGACCTTCGCCCAGCAGTACGAGCAGCGCTGGGGGCGCCCCTACCCACACACCGCGGCCAGGGCGACCATCCTCTACAGCGAGCCCTTCGCCTACTGAGCGCCTGCCCGCGGCGCTTGCCTGGCCACACTGGAATGTGTATCCCACACGGGCGGCGGGAGCGGGAAGTGTGGCAGCCCGACCGGTCGAGCAACTGAGGGGTGGGGGCCCGGGCGTCGCCTCGCCCACAGGGTCAGCCTCCTTCAGTCCCGCTCGCCGGCGCCTTCATCCGGTCTCACCACGCCGGACGCCGCGCCTATCCCCCCGAGCCCCCTGGACGCAGCCCCCCGCGTCTGGGGGGTTTTCGTTTTCGGTCTCATCGGGCCGTGACAATCACAGCAAAATGTGGTGCAAGGCATCTCCACCGAGGCCCAAGGAGGGGCGGAATGGACGGCAATCCGAACGAGTATCCGGACGCCGTGCTGGAGACGCTCGACGTGACGAAGGTGCTGGTGGGGGGGATGCTGATCGACCGCTTCCTCACAGCCACCAAGCTCGCCGGCGAACCCGGGATGGCCGACGCCGTCCAGGCGGCGGAGTACACCAAGGAGGTGCTCGCGGCCGTGGTCGCCATCTACAGCGCGGAGAATGGGCTGACCGACAACCAGCTCCACGCCATGGGGGCGGAATCCGAGCGCGTCATCGCCGAGGCCGACAAGGTGGCCGAGCGGTATGGCGTGGAGGAGGCCACGGTCGCCGTCGAGGCGCAGGCCGCCGGCGCGCCCCCGGACATGAAGACGATCGCCTTCGATGGCGAGGGCCTGACTGTGGACGGGCTCGTCACCGCCGCCGCGGCGCTCGCCTGCATGGCCGCGACCACCAACGACCCCACCGCGCCCGCGGTGGTGCAGGCCACGAGCCCGAAGGTGATGACCGTGGCGAGGATGCTCTACACCCTGGCCCACGGCATGGATCCCAAGCTCGCTTCGTTCGAGGAGGGGATGGAGAGCGTCGCGGCAAACCTGACCGAGCAGGCGCGCCAGCGCTTCATGGCCCAGTTCAGGCCGCAGCAGGACAAGGGGGCGATGCACTGATGGCCCGCGAGCGAAGCTTGGACCGCATCATCATCGACGCCTCGATCCGCGACCGCTTGCGGGCCGTGTACGCGAGCCTGTCGCGGGATGAGCGCCTCACCGAGGACCCGCAGATCGCGGCCGACTTCCAGGACATGAGCGTGGAGGGGCTGGTCATCGCGCTCGAGGAGCTGGCGAAGCAGGAGCGCAACGCCCCCATCCCGAACAGCGACATCAAGAGCGCCAGCTTCGTGAACGCGGCCGCGACCCTGCTCTCCATGGTCCACCAGTTCGAGGCCGATAGCCGCATCGGGGCGGATGTGAAGGCCGGCCTGCCGGATCAGCGCCGGATCATCGAGCTGCTCCTCGGCCTGGGCAAGCGCACGGTGCCGTTCGGCCCGGGCACGATCCAGGAGCTCGAGAAGTGGCTCGGGCTGCCGCCCCGAGGCGCGGCGGTGAAGCCCTTCAGCCGGAGGAGGGGGTCATGAGTGACGCCGACGCCCAGGAGGCGGTGATGCGCGACCTGCGGGATCAGCTCGCCGGCCAGGAGGCGCTGCTTCGGCACGCGACGAAGAGCGTCAGTGCCGCCGCCGATGGCCTGCGGAATCTGGTGGGCGCGGACGCCGCGCTGGACGAGCTCGATGCCGACCCCACGAACCTCGGGGATGCCCTGACGCGCCTCGACTTCGCTGTCGTCGCCGTCGGGGCCTCCATGCTCCGCACCTCGAAAGCCCTCGAGGAAATCCACGTCCAGGCGCAGGAGGTGCTGGATCAGCGGCGCAAGATCGCGGACCTGGGCCTGGAGCTCGCGGAGAACGTCATGCGGCTGTCGTCCGACGAGGCGAAGGGCGAGGTCTGGGTGCATCGGGTCCTGCTGGGCGCGGCCGTGGCCAGCCTCACGACCGCCCTGCTCGGCCAGCCCGAGCTCGCCCTGTTCCTCGCGCTGCTCGTGTTGGTCCTCCACGCGGCCGGCGGGATCTACATCAACAAGCAGCGCGTCAATGACCGGGGCAAGGCGCTCGCCAAGCTCAACGAGGTCAAGGCGGCGCGCGCGACACAGGAGACCGGGAAGTGACCGACGACGAGATCGAGAAGATGGTGAAGCGCCTGAGCGAGCCGCAGCGCAAGGCGCTGAGGGCGCTCGCGCCCGAAGTGGGCGTGGCATACAGCCCCAGCAAGCTGAGGAAGCTGAAGGTGAAGGAGGCGAGCCTGTACGCGCTCGGCGACCGGGGGCTGGCGGCGCCTGTGGGCTACAGCGGCTTCTGGCACATCACGCCAGAGGGGCTGAAGGTCCTCGAGGCGCTGTTGGCCGAGATGGCGTCGAAGATCATCGCGAAGCCGATCCTGGTCGCAAAGCCGCTCCGCGCCACGGCCGCGGCGGCCAGCAAGGGGAGGGCCGGCTGATGACCGACGATATCGTGAGCCTTCTGCGCGAGCACATCGCGCGCGAGGCCTCGCGCCGCGACAGCATCCGTGACGACCTGTACCGGATCGCCCTCCTGGCCGACGGGCGCGACCCGGCCGCGCAGGACTGGCAGGACGAGCTGCGCCGGTGGCTGCTGACGCCGGAGGCGCTGGTCGCCCATGTCGAGGGTGTGGTCGTGACCCTGCGCAAGCAGCCCAGCGCGCCGCCCGCGCCTGCGGCGCCGCCCGCCGCGCAGCCGGCCTTCATCACCGCGGCCGCGCCCGTCTCCGCAGCACCGTCCGGGGCGAGCCCTACTGACGACGCCTGGAGCACTGCGCTGGCCGATGCCAACCGCCGCGCCAGGCGCGATCAGAACAAGCTGAAGGAGGTCGAGGCGTACCTCGCCCAGGCGAAGCGCGAGGTCGCGGAGGCCGAGAAGCAGCGCGAGGCGCTGTGGCAGGCCCTCTCGAAGGTGGCTTTCGACCTGCAGGCGGCGCTGGACGACAGCGAGGCCAGGAAGAAGCTCTCGGCGTCGGGGCTCGTCATGACGGACGAGATGGATGCCCATCTGCGAGCGCGCGTGACCGAGATCCGCACGAAGGCTCTGGCGGCGCTCGGCGGCGGCGAGGCCAAGACCGAGCAGGCGGAGGCCGCGAAAGCGTCGTTGTGATCCACATTCTTCTGTGGTGAAGTCCACGGACTTCGCTGCACGGGAGGGGATCATGAGCTGGGTCGTGATCATCTGGGTGTCGGGGGCCGCCATGGGCGGTGCGCTGGTCTGGCGGGCCTTCGGCGCTTGGGCAGGCGAGATGGAGCGGGCGATCACGGCCTGCTCCCACCATCATCGAGAGGACGAGACGTGACCGACGACGAGAAGCGCAAGATCGTGGCCCAGCAGATCGCGGCCAGCCTGGGGTGGGATTCCCGCCCCGTCGCCCTGCGCGACCGGCTGGTGGAGCTGCTGGAGGCCCAGGTGGCCGACCCTGGCACGGAGATCGACACGGGGCAGGGCGCCAGCTCGGCCGACCTGTGGGTGAAGGTGGACGGGGTCGAGTACTTCGTCACCGTCCAGGTCAGCCTCGCCCAGCGCCAGCGGGAGGAGGAGGCCGCGCGCCGTGGCTGACGACTTCCCCATCGCGCTCCTCAGCCCCGAGCGGCGCGAGATCCTGGCGAGCATCCCGTCCGAGGGCGTCGAGCTCGCCAGCATCCCGCCCAGGCACGCGAAGTGGCTCCAGAACGAGAAGCTGCTTCGGCGTGGGAGCTGGCGCTACTGGCTGACGGACAGAGGCCAGCGGGCGGCCGCGCGCCTCCGAGCGCACCGATTGGAGGTCGAGGCTCTGGGCAAGCTGGCCCGCGAGCTCAACGAGCGCGCCATGGGCCCTCCTCAGAGCCTCAGCACCGATCTGGACTGGCGCGTCTTCCTGGCGCTCGGGGGGAAGACCCGCCGCATGCCGGCCACGTCGAGGGGGAAGGGGAGGCTGCTCGCCATCCGGGAAGACGGCACGGCCTCCCTCAAGCCGCCCGAGGTGAGCCGCTCGAGCCAGCGCATGCGCGAGGCGGCCGCCCGCCTGGAAGCCAAGCGCCGGCGCCTCGAGGAGGAGTTCGTGATGGGGGTGGCCGCATGAGCCTGGACGCGAAGATCGCAGAGCTGGCGGACATGCTCGATCTGGCCGGCACGCGCGACCGCTACGTCCACATCAACCCCATCACCCTGGCTCGGCTGATGGGGTGGGAGCAGGACGACCGGGGCTGGCACCGGGGCGGCAACTGCACGGTGACGGCGCCCGACGGCGCGGTCTGGACCTATTCCCAGAGCTGCGCCAACGGCCCGCCCTTCTTCTCCAGCATGGAGTGGGCGGCCAAGCTGGTCCCGGACGGGCACTCGCTCTCCCTCGCCTGGTCCACCAACCGCGTCTGGTCAGTGGCGATCATGGGGCCGCGGTCGAGCTGGGGCTCGCACCCCGCCTCGGCCTGTGTGGCGGTGGTCCAGGCGTGCCTCCGCTGGCGCGTCTCGGCGCTGCGGTACCGGCAGGCGCGCGACGCACGGGCGGCGAAGGAGGGGGCGACGTGATCGAGCCGACGCAAGTGGACGGAGAGCTGATGAAGCTGATGCGCCAGCGCGTGGCGGCGGATCGGGTCCGGGCGGCGGCCGACGCGTTGAACGAGGCGCAGAAGAGGGCGCGCGCCGAGGGGCTGCATGTGGAGCTCCTGCTGGAGGACTACCGCATCGCCTCGATGGGGGAGCATCCGCTCCGGTGGCAGATGGTCGGGGTGCGCGTGACCGCCCCCGTCTGACCCACATCCGGCATTGACGATCACATTCTGATGTGCGACGCGGACGGCTCCCTCAACCCCTTCCTGGGAGTCGTCCGCCTTGCCCGACACGCTGTACGAGGGGCCGCCTGACGCGCGGCAGGCCCCTGACCCGAACCTGCCGACGAGCCGCTTCCGGCCGAAGTACCGGCAGCTCTCCCCCATCGAGGAACAGATCCACGACGCCATCAAGGCGAAGGCCGAGGATCTCGAGGCGACCTTCACCCGCGCGCTGATCGCGCAGGAGTTGCGCAGCGTCTCCGCGGGCCGCGAGATCGCACTCGCCCTCACCAAGCTCGAGGAGTCGGTCATGTGGGCCGTGAAGGGGCTGACGAAGTGAACGACCGGCCCAACCCCTCGTCGCGCGAGCTCTGGCGCGAGCACCAGGCCGAGCGCGGCCTCCTCGGGCGCTACGCGCTCTGGGCGGCCGGCATCGCCATCGTCGGCGCCGTGGGCGTCGGTGTCGTGTGGTCCATGACCGCGCCGCTGCGCATGGCCTCGGGCGTCGTGAACCAGACCCTCGACGCCCGCAACGCCATCGCGACCTACGAGCGCTTCCACGACCGGTGGAGGAACTACGAGGCCCGCCTCGGGCAGATCGGCAGCCACACGGCGCTGCTCGCCGTTGAGACGGCCCCGGACGAGCGCCGGCGCCTCTCGATCGAGATCGCGGCCATGCGCCAGTCCTGCCGCGAGACGGCCGCCGGCTACAACGCCGAGGCCACCATGACCAACCGGGCCATCTTCCAGGGGCGCACCGCCCCCGAACGGCTCGACATGGCGAGGTGCGACCGATGAGGGTCTCCATCCTGGCGCTCGGCCTCCCGCTCCTGGCGCTCACCGCCTGCCTCGAGCAGGCCCCGTCCCGCAACGAGACGCGCGACACCCAGGCCGAGCGCGCGCGCCAGGAAGCGGCCGCGGTGCGCTTCACCGGCAACGCGGAGATCGCGAACATCCGCCGCCGGCTCGAGCTGACCTCGAACCCAGACCTGCTCGGCTTCGTGGTGCTGTTCAACGAGGCCGGCCAGCCGATCCGCTACGATGCGGTGCGCGGCAAGGTGACCTCGGGGGGCAAGCGGCTTACCGAGCCCGACCGGCTGGTGACGGTGGGCAACGGGAGCGGCGGCACGAACATGGCCGTGCGGCAGGCGCCCTCGGACGAGGGGACCT